CGAATTGGAGAGTATGGGTAATTCCAGCGATAGAAATACCGGGGTTCCATACGTTTGTATCCAAGAATCCCATTTGCTTTAGCTATGGGAGTATGTCAAGGAATTTTCAAAGTGAGAATGATATGACTATACAAAACATATGTCATGAATCATTTCATGCAGCTATGTCGGTATGCCAATATTGTAATATGTCTCTTGGTTTTAAAGTGGGAGAAGATGAACACGCAGCTTACATAGCTGGATTTGTTGGTAATTGCGCAGGTGAAATGTTTGGATTCTTAGAGAAAGATAAAGATGGCAAAGAAAACTAAAAATTACGTAAAGGACAAACAACCAAAAACATTATGGAATAAAATTGGTCCGTTTGTAAAACTTAGAGAATATCTGGCATCTAATATAACACCTGATGTATATGCCAATGAAAGAGGATTAAAAACCAAAATAATGGAATTTTTTGGTCAAGATGTTCCGAAAGCCAATGTAGATGATTTTAGTCAAAATCTTTGGTTTAGATTCTTAAACCAACCAAATAACCTGAAAGAGGAAAACGGGATTGTTAGAATACCAGACAATATCAAATCCATTATATCTGACAGGATAAATGGTGGGTGGGAGAAAATGGCTAAAAAATATGGAAAGGAGCTTGATTCCTTAGATAATAAGATAATTGATGGAAAAGTTGCAGGCAAGGACGTATCTGATTTGGAGGAGTTAAGGGATGTAACAAGTAGGAAACTTGGAATGGTAGAAGAGGGTATAGATCTCTTAAAAAAAGCCAGAACCGGGGAACATCAGGTATTTAACGAATATAATTTTATACCGGATGCTTACGGAGATTTAAATGATTTATCAGGCTTATCAAGTTTTACCATGTACCGTGATGATAGAGGTAGGATGGTTGTGAAAGATAAGTACGATTTTTATAGAAGCGATCAACCTTTTGGTGTTGGGGTTGTTACTAAGACTCTTGATACAATAGGATATCCTTTTGAAATAAGGGATTATGTAGAAGATAAAATCCCATACGAAGAGAATGATCCAAACAAGATCCTGTTTAGATCCATTATTGATTCAAAGAATGATTTGGATAAAAGGATGGAGATAAGATCCAAAAAACAAGGAGGGGATTCTTCTAAGCCGGAAATAGATTGGGATTTATTCAAATCCAAATATGAAAATATGAAGCGTGTGGGTAAGGGTAAGCATCGTACTATGGACGTAGAAGGGATGAATATGATCTATGATGCTTTATATGATAAAGGTTTTAATCAACGCCAGATAGAAGCCGTACTTGGAAATATTATTGAAGAATCTGGTGGAAACCCCTACGCTGTATCTGAGGATGGAAAATTTAGGGGACTTTTTCAAGAATATTACAAAAGATATCCGCCAAAAGAGTTTGAAAGAGATAAAGAGAGATTTAAGAGCGATAAGCGTGGATATATCAACTATATGATAGACAGATTTTATGATCATGTTCAAGATGCTGGGAAGTATAGTATAAAAGATACTAAATACAAAAAAACTATTCATGCAGTAAACGAATTTATGTCAGAAGATCCAGATACGGATTATTCGTATCCACTTGTATATGCTTTTGAAGCTCCATCAGATAAAGAAGGAACTTATAAAAACAGAAAGAGCGTATCAAATTTGATAAGTCAATCTTATGTTTTGGATAATGTTGATAAAAATGATAATACTATTGTTGATGCTATTCTTGGAATAAAAAATGATCTTGAGCTACAAGACTCTATTTCCACTACAAGAGGTGAAGCCTTTAAAGAAGCCAGGAAAAGAGGTCTTAAGGAATTTACATGGAATGGAAAGAGATACAATACCAACATCAAGAAGGAAGGTGGCGTAGTTGGCAAGCAGCGTGAAGCATATGAATACTTTACTAATAAGCGCGGCATGTCCAAGATACAGGCGCTCGCCATCATAGGTAACCTCATGGCTGAATCCGGCCTTAAAGATGACATATATGGAGACAACAGAACATCATACGGCATACAGCAATGGCATAATGAGCGCATGGATAAGTTGTTCAAGCACGCCAAAAAGAAAGGTCATTCTACACCCACATTCAAAGACCAACTTGAGTTCTTGGCTGACGAATACGAAGGGAAAACCGGATATTCTAATTTCTTGTACACAAGAAAAGGAAAAGAAGGACCAGGGTATTACAACTACAGCCGGCAGGATTTTATGAACGCCGATAACCTTAAGGATGCTGTAGTAGCTTGGAACCAAGGAGCAGGACGTCCTCATAAGAGTGTTATAAGAAATGATGATCGTTATGACTATGCTATGGAAGTTGCTAAAAATCTTGGTTTGGAAATTGAAGAAAATTCCGTATCTTTGTATGGTCAAATGGGATTCGGAGATGATGGAGAAATAGCAGCATCGGTAACACTTCCAGAGGTAGAAGTGGCAGCCGCCCTCCCTAACCCGGAAGCCCAGTCCCAGGAGAGACAGTCCGAGGAAGAGAGATTCCGTACATGGACTGAAACGTATGGTAAAGACATCGTAAATCATTTACTGACGTTAGACGGGAAAAAGGATGGTGATGACAGTGATTACAGCATGATGTATAGACAGCATCAAAAAGAAAGCGAAGAGGATAAGAAAATGGCTTTGATTAATGCCGTGCTTCCCAATATACAACTTCGCATTAAAGGCGTCACTGATAATTAGAACAAGATTGTTTTATTTCTCATATTAATAAAGCGAAGCCGGATTTGAGACTCGTTATACGGATACCGAAGGTTGAAGAACGATATCAAGATAATCCGGCTTTTTGTGCGATTTCGTGAAGGATGGAACTATCATCGCCTTGGTTTAACAGAACAGGCCCCCGTACTATCACTATCCTGACGGGCATGTGGCCTTAAGTATGATCCTGATTCTGGTGGTTTGTCTGTCGTACATGATTGATTTTTAAACGTATCCCATAACGTTGGATTTTCTCGTTCGTTTCTCTTATCTTTGTGAAAAAAGATGGTATGAGATTACGAATCATAAAAAATCGTCCGGTATTCGCTCCTGGTGGTAGTGTTCAGGATGTTACACAACAGGCTGATACGACATCTAATCCATATATTGATATGGATATGTCCAATGTTCCTGGTATGAGTGAGATAAATTCGGAAATAGATATGATGGAGGCAGGATTTGACAATATTATAGGTCCTGACTATTCTACTATAAAAATGCAAGAACCTTCTATTCCGACTATGAATGTAAGTAATAACAATATATTCGATCCTAAGTCTATGCCCAAAGGAACTATTGTTAGTGCTGATAAAGAAGAAAATAAATCAAATGAAAAGCGATCACAAGATGGGAATCCTCTGGATCCTATGACTGCTCCTTATTATTCTCCTGATCTTGGAGGTCGAGCTCAAATGTTCGGTACAAGCCTTGGTCGAATAAGAGCCGGTAATAAGGTTGGTGCTAATGTGGCTCAGGCCGCTTTTTCGGGATTGAGTCTTGGCATGGGTCTTGCTCGTAATATTATGGGGGCTTCATCTGCTGCGTATGCAGCCAGTAGGGACGAGCAGGCGGCGAGGGAAAAGCTTGCAAAAGAGCGCCGGCAGCAGTTTATCCGATGGGAACGTGAAGGTGGTGGAATAAACCTGGGTAATGGACAGAGAATAGATTCTTCTGATTTGACAGGAGAATACATTTACCCTCTTCCTAAATCTATGGAGGGTAATGCCAATGTTGAGATAGAAAAAGGGGAATATGTTTTAACTCCGGATGATGTTGGTCCTATGGAGGCAAAAGGTAACAGGCATGAAGACGGCGGCACTCCCGTTGATTTACCCGAAGCTCATATTATTTCAGATTACCGTACTATCGATGATGATTTTGCTTCTTACGTAAGGGAAAATTATGGCATTAGAGCTACGGAAAAAGATACGTATGCTACGCTTCTTGATAGGTATAAGAAAAAAATAGGATTGTCTGAAAAGTATGATGATCAGGAACGTGTTTTCAAGAGGTTGGAAAAGAATAAGGATGTTAAGGATAAAAACACTTCTGAGTTGAATAAGTCCATTCTTTCCAAGTACGTAAATGATAATCAAAAGGAAATAGACGAACTTGAGGCACAATTCAGATCTTTTGCTGATATTGTCTATAACAAGCAAGAGGAATCCAAGCGCCAAGAAAAGATAGATACTTTCTTTAGAGATGGCGGAAAAGTCGATTTAAATGCTGTAAGAAAACAGGCTAAGGCTCTTAACATATCTGAATCTGATGCTAAAAATTGGATATACGATGAGTATGTAAGGAGAGTTAGAAAAATGGCTGAAGGCGGCCCTACCAAAGAACAGATAGAGTGGGGTAAGAAAGTACAGCAGCTTTTAATGAAGCAGTTTGGACGCGCTCTTAATATGTCTATAGTAGATGTTGCGGACAGAGAGCAGATTCTTAATCCTGATTCTGGTGTAAATTCTAATCAAAACCTGCAACACAGAAGTAGTGCCGGTTATGGTAGGGTAAATAACAAGGCTATTTCTAATTTGCTTGATATTAACCGCTGGGCTAATAAATACAATACAGATGGTGATTTTAATACAGAAGGATTCCAGACCGGATACAATAGCCAACTAAATAACCTATGGGCTTTGGCGGAATCAGGTGCTATAGCCAATGCCGAGAAAGCTAAGAAATTTAGAGACGAATACGGATTTTGGGGAGAAGATGCCGGTAAGTATGATCAAGGAAGTAAATCGGCATATAACTCATTTGCCGTAGATGACAAATTTGGACAAACTACGGCAACCAGATCATTTTATGGATTGGATGTAGTTACTCCTGAGCAAAAGAGATTATTAAACGAAAAAGGGATAAAGAATTATGTTGACTTATTTGGTGATAAATCTGATGAAGCTAAGAAGATTCTGGGTGCCGATTATAATAAGTTTGCTGCTTTAAAAGATAGCGGTTTGATGTCAGAAACAGACTTTGTTTTAGAAGCTGTAAACCCAGCATCAAAACCTATAGAAGCTGAACCTGTAGGAACCGATTCTAAATTTCCCAATCCAGGTTCTCCAGGCAGGATAGAAGTGAAGAAAGAAAATCCTGTTATTAATACTACTGTAGAAACGGAAACCGAGGAAGAAGATGACACAAACAGAAGCAAAGGCATCGGCCCTGCTTTATCAGGCCCTATATTCCCTGAGATGTTGAGGATGCTTGATACCGGATTAGAGATAGAGGGATTGGAAAGGCATCAGGCTCCGAGAATAGATCCGGTTCTTCAATCTGCTGATCAGTATATCAACGAGCTCAACCGCGCGACATCGGCTCAGTTGGACACAATAGGTGACGTGCCCGACTCCCAGCGTTCCGCTATTCTGGCTAATATGAACGCCATAGCTGGAAGCAATATAGCCAAGTACATTAACGAAGTAAATTTCAATAACGCAAGGCAAATAAACGAAGCTGATAGATTCAATGAAATGGCTTATGTTCAGACAGACGATAAGAACATAGCGGAAAGGCAACGTTATGAATCTGGGTTATTGAAGGCTATGGCTATAAGGGATGAAAATCTTGATCGTTATTATGATAGCATAAACAGCGAAATACAGAATAAGTTCAATGTTCGTACATCGTTGAATACCATAGCTTCCATAGCTCCGAATATGAGAATGCTTCCAAGTGGCCAAATTATTTACGTTCAAGGTAATCAGGATGTGATGAATATGGGTGATTATTCTACACCTTACTTGAGAAGTTTAAATGAAGAAGATGACGAAAATAAAAGAAGAAGGAGGACCAAATAGTGGCTTCACAGTATAGTATTTTAAGGCAATATGCCCCGTATGTTAGTCCTTACAACATAGATCTTGTTAAGGACGTCATGATGTACAAACAGCAGAAGGTTGATGCTGCTCGTGAAAAGATCTATACCCAGGTAGATTATCTTATGGGTCAAGAGATAGATAAGCCTGAAGCCCGCGCTTATATGGAAGATAAGATGTCAGGTGTGATTGCTAACATCAATCAAAAATTCAAAGGCGTGGATCTTTCTTCTGATGGTGTTACGAGAGCTATACAAGGAGAGATCAGTTCAGTGTTGGATGATACGGTCATTAACGCGATTGCCGGCACAAAAGAAGGCAGGAGAATGCATAAAATGCTATCTGATTTACAAATAAATAATCCAGAACTTTATTCTGCTGCGAATGCTTATGCGGCTTTAAAGCCGTATAATGAATGGGTGAATGATGGAAAGGCTGGTTCCCGTATTGCTCCTCTTCAATATACTCCTTATACTGATTATAATAAGGAATTAAAAGATAGGATAGATTTTATAAGCAAGCTTCATAAAGGAGCTAAAGTTCAGATTCCTATTCTTGACAAGGATGGTCATCCTACCGGGGCAGTACAAGAAGTAACTAAGGATATGTTTACTCCTGAACAGATAGCTTCTTTCGCATTGTCAGGGTTATCAGATAAAGCAAGGCAGCAGATGCAGGTGGAGGCTATTTACATGGTAGACTCTAATCCCTCTTTATATTCGTATGATTCTGTTCTTGGTTTTATGAATAAGCAGATAAGTGATAAGCAGAGGTATGTTGATGCTCTTACTGCCGATCTTTCCGGTTTGGGTTCTGATCCTGCAAAGAAAGAAATGGTTGAAAATGAAATAAAGAGAGCCAAATCTGAAATAGCTTCCATGAAATCTGAATTTAGCAGAATGGATGAAAGGACTTACGATCCGTATCTTGGAGCGATGAAGGTTATTGAAAATAATTTTATTAATAATGCTGCTGCTTCATATGCTTATGATAATTCGTCTTTCATAATCAAAGCCGACGAGCTTTACTGGAAAACCAAAGAATATAATCAGAGGGAAAGATTAGCTAATTTGAATTTCGAAAAATGGAAGATAGAATTTGAACATGAAAGAAATAGGGATATTGCAGAGTTTGAATATGGTAAGAATAAGGATGAAGCCAGAATAGCAAAACTTATGTCCTCTGGTGCAGGAGCGGCAGGCGGCAGAGCTGGAAGCCGAGCCATGCAGGTGGGCGTTGGCACAAACTCTGGTGGAACTATTTCAGCTAATCCTATCGAAACTAAAAATATTAGCATATCAGAAGAAACTCATAAGAAGTTTAATAAGGCATATACAGATCTTGTAACATCCGGAAGTAGACTATCTACGGCCCTTGGTGCTGAAAACATGAAAAATATTCAAGCTGCCATATCAAGAAATATGACGGATGAAACATCAGGATACAAGTATCTTATGGATGAAGAAAAACTTCTTAAGTATATAAAGGACAATGGAGGTCTTTCTAATGATATGTTTGATAAGCTACCTATGGCAGAGAGAAAAGCTGCCACAGATGCTTATATGCAGCTTAATAGCGCTGTAGACAAGATGGATATAGAGAATGATAGAATTAAGAAGGAGAATAAGATTTATGATAATATTGTATCTGAAATAGCAAATGCGATCGCGCGGAAGGAAGGAGGTAAACCCGAAGAATATATAGCCTATGCTACAGCGTTATCCCTTAATGATATTTTAAGAAAAAATAGAGGTATAGTCGGCGATGTAGAATCTGGAGTAAGATATTATGAAAAAGGATTCTCGCCTGTTGATATAGCTACTATAAGAAAGAGGGTGAAAAATGATGGCATTGATTTATCTAAAGTATTTGAGAGGGATAGCAAAAGTGGCAGGTATTTCTTAAAAAAATACGATGATGTAAAAAATAGTTTCTCGGATGGTGAAGAAAAGGTGTTTTTTTATACACTGTATTCTATTAGTGAAATGGAGGGCGTTGGAAACTATGCAGTAACTGATATTAATATAGCTAATCAAATAACTAAGGTTCAAGATGATGGTATAAATGAGATACGTAAAGAATATCTCGAACTGTATTCACCTAACACAGTAACGTATTCAACCAAATTAACCTCCAAGGAGGCTGGTTATAGAGAGATGGGGGTTCTCAGGGATCTATTTACTAAGAAAATGGCAGAGCATCCTGTTGGTAAATCGAAATCATCATCGGCAACTATTGAATCATTTTCTTTGACAGAATCGGGAATAGCCGACAATGGAGAGAAGACTTACAGTTTGGTTGCTAATCATACTGGTGAAAGAGAGGAAATAGATATTGTTGAGGTATCTGAAACAGAGTTGATAAATAATGGCATAGATCCTGGTATTAATACTCCTTCCGTCGATATAGGTGGATATGAAAGTGGTATTATAAGACCTACATTTGGAAGTGATACCAATATGTGGTATCCGAAGATGCTTGAAAATTCAGATATATCACCCGCTTATGCTTCTGTATCTTCAATGATGAAAGTGTTATCGGATATGATAAATGAATCTGGTAATAATTTAGATGATATGCCAGAACAAAAGGTTTGGCTTCTTAATGCAGCTAAAGATATATTGGATAACAGTGGAAAGCTTGGTGTAAAGGTTGAAGGTTATGATCCTAAGACAAGTTACGGTTATGGATATGAGACAAGGCTTTATCTTATGGAGAATGGTAAACCTGAGTTAATAGATTCGTTTGATACTCCTAATGTATGGTTTGCGGATAATGTGTCTAAAGAACTTGCTGTTGCGCCTCAGAAAAAAATAGTTGATTTTGTTGTGGCAGCCATAACAGAAGAGATTAAGGATATGGTGGCAGCAAAAGAAGGAGGTAATTTGCCTACGTCTTTGAATAAAAACGGCAAGTTGATGAAGTTGTTGAATAGTGTAAATAGGGAATAATATATGGAAAATAAGGAACAGACATTGGTAGAGAAATCAGGTTTCTTACCATCTACTGGATTGAGAGGGTATAATGCCGGAGTTCCTACGCGATATGAAGAAGAATCTTCTCTTATTGAGGGAGCAAAAAGAGAGATGGAGAGGATGAAAGTAGGTTCATATACTCCCCCGGTATCAGCCATAAATCCTGATGATGATTCAGAAAAAGGATATGATATTAGCGGAATAGATACTTCTTTTGATGTAGACACATCTTTTTCTGGACTAAAATCGGCTCTGAATGGTGGAGATGATCCAAGAAAGAAGAAAGAGGAGTCTTATAATAAGTTAAATTCCATGATAAAATCTATTCAAGATAAATCAAGGAATACTTATTCTGGTAAACAAACGTCTTATGGTGAGGTTATAGCTGGTAATCAACAGTCATCTGCTGCTGATTTTGGTGTATTTGGTAAAGGAAGAACTATTAAGTTAGATGAAGCATATGACTTTTTATCCGATGGGAACATCGGTCTTGCAAAGTTTAAAAGTTATATGCCAGGAAGGGATAATGAAGATTATTACGGAAGAAGTCAAACTACTTGGAATAAGGCTGTTAATGGCATAGGGAAGCTTGTCACAAAAACAGCATTATATGGTGTATCAGGAGTAGTAGGTATTATCCCGGCTGCGTATAATCTTATAAAGACTGGTACGTTATCTTCTGCATTTGACAATGATTTTATACGAACCATAAATGATATAGATGAAAGAATAAACCACTCTCTTCCTCATTATTATACAAGAGAAGAACGTGATATGGGATTTTTGCAGAGTCTTGGAACTGCAAATTTTATTTTTAATGATGTTATTGGAAATGGTCTATCGTTTATGGCAGGAGCTATTTTGTCTGTCTACCTTACAGGTGGGATGGGTGTGTTAAGTCTTGGAGCTGTTGGTGCTAAAGTAGGGATGAGGGTGGCCGGAAAGATGGCGGCGTCTAAGATTGCGGCAAGTGCTGTAAAATCTGCTTTTGGAGCGTATAGGGCAGGAGCGATGTACGGCAGGGCCATAGGCAATATGGCCAAGGTAGGAGTAAATACGTTTGTGGGCGCCGGCTGGGAGTCTGCCGTGGAGGCTCAGTCCTTTATGAAAGACTCTGAAAGTAAATACAAGGAATATTTTAAAAATATGTATGGTCGGAATCCTAATCAGTCTGAGATGGCTGAATTTAAGAGTTCTATTTCCGATACGGCAAACAGCATATTTTTAGCTAATATGGGTATAGTTGGATTATCCAATTATCTTCTTCTGGGAAAATATCTTGGAGTAGACACTGGTTTTGCTTCTAAATACATACCTGGATTAAAGGGTGTATCAAACACATATAGGGGATCAAAGAGTTTTGTAGATCGCTATTTGTTTGGATTAGGGACTAAGAAGGTAGCGGGTGATGCTGGAAGATTACAGACGGTAAAAGCAAATTTATTCCAGAAATCCTTAGCTACTATTTGGAATGTATCTAAAAGACCCATATCTGAAGGTGTATGGGAGGAAGGCATGCAAGGTGTTGCTCAGCGCATGGGAGAAGATTTTATTAGATCAAGATATGATAAGACGTATCTTGATGCTACGTCTTCTATAGTTGATTCTTTTTCTAAGGCCATAGCTGAACAATTTACAACCAAAGAAGGATTGAAAGAGATTGGCATAGGAGCCCTGATTGGTGGTTTATCTGGAGCCAGAAATGGTGCTTTTGGTTTATATGAAAGGAGAAATAAAGAGCGTACTATTAATACTGATGTTGAGAAATTTAATAGTAATAATGCTTTTACTTCTCAATCCGTAAAAGACTCTATGCGAAATTTAGCCGAATTTAATGCTCAAATGAATGATCCTGAATCAGATTATTATTCTAAATTTGAATTATCTGACAGAATGGGAATGTTAGAGGATACGGCTAACAATTTCAGGTCAATGGTTAAAAGCCTTGACGAAAATGAGTTGGCTTCTGAAATGAAAGTAGATGAAGAAACTGTTAAAAAATACAAGGAAGATATTATAAAAGATTTTGATAAGAAGTTAGCCAATTATAAAAAAGCTTCTTCTTTTGCTGAGGCTATTACTGCTGAGACTTCATCTGATCTTTATCGATCTAATGTTGCTAATGCTGTGTTTAAGGGGTTGGATGCAGAAGATATAGCAATGGAAGCATCAAATGATATTGCTGATTATGTAAATGACAATAATTTGTTTGATGATATAAATACGTTTTATTCATTATCAAGTCAAGCTTTTGATACAGTTAATCAGTTAAGGGAATTGCGTAATGAGATCAATGATCTGAATGCTGAAATAGAGAGGTTGGCTACAACTCCGAGAAGAGTAGAGGATGGCAATGATACCGAAGCAGAGGCTATAAAACAAAAAACTATTAAATACGATAATCTTAATAAGGAATATAGAAGGTTGTCAGAAGATCTTCTTAGTAGTTATAAAGAAGTATTTTATTCTTTTGATCCTGGAGTATTAGCTCTTGAGTTGTTTAAATCCGAAACAATAACTGCTGAAGATATATTGAAAGCTTATGACTCTGTAGCTTCTTTAAGTACTTATATTGAGAATAATAAAGGGAAGAAAGAAGCAGAGGATTTAAGAAATATGGTGGTGAAATACCAGAAAGCCATTACCCAATATAAGGTTTTACGGTCATTTATGAACTCCATACAGGATAAGAAATTCATGAGACATGATTTTTCTTTATTTTCTAAGTTCTTAAATGATATGGTATCTTCTAATACTAAATCTATAGAAAGTGATCGTTTTTACCAGACAGAGGGTAATAATATCAGTTTGGATGAAAAAATAGATGAGCTTCTGAATAATGGAGAAATAAATTCAGATGAAGCATTTACCATGAAAGTATTTGGTCATCTAAACGATGGTATAACTCAGAAGCCGAAAGAAGATATATTGTCTGATTTTGATTATGAGTCGGCAATGGAAGATCTTTTGTCTGCACCTATAGAGGTTAAAGAACGTATCGTAGATAAGATATATACAGGTAATCAAGATCTTTTATCTCCAAGGGAGAAGGAGATATATGAAAAGTATAAACAGGATATTGATGATTATATATCAAATCTTGGTGATAGTCCGGCTAAGATGATAAAAGATTTATCAGATAAAGTTAGGAGACTTACTGAACATAGATCTGTGTATGAGGATAATAAAGCTATTATTGATATGGCTAAATCCAATTTGGAACCAGATCAAAGGAAGGAACTTGATGATGCTATTTCTTCGTATGTTGATATAATGAACAGACGGGATAAAGGGGAGAAGGTTGACGAAGATAAGCTTGCCGATTCTGTATTTACCATAGAAGATCTTGGCCAGGTTGGAAACATCACAGATCTCCTTCCTTATATCGAACAAAACAGGATTATTGATAAAGGTCGTATTTCCGAATCTACGTTAAGTAATTTTGGGGAGGATGATACCAATATAGATTCTCTTGTAAATGAGTTAGATGAATCCGATAATACGCCTGGAGCTAACATAGATAGTGCCCAAAATCCAGAGACGTTGATGGTTAGAAGAATATCCAACGATGGCAACGAAAGGTATGAAATTGCGGGTCTTAGAGCCGATAAATTTATATCTTCTATAAAATCATTGGTTCCTATTCAAATAAGCTCTGAAACGAACGCTAATGGTACTAAAAGGTATTCTCTTAACATAGGTGGAGAAACGGCTACTATAATTGAACTGCCTTATCATGCGAGATGGTCTATAGACAAAGAATCGGCTCGTGTTCTTAACCGTTACACAGACGTGTCTATTCAGGACGTGGGTAATTCCTATTCTTTGGTTTATAAGCGTCTTGATTCAGATGAATTGGTTCCGTACAGAACGGGTGTCGGATTCGGAGAGAATGAGGTAGATAAAATAGATCAGGAAGCATTATCTTCTTTGAAAAAAGGAGATAAGGTTAATCTCGAAATAGATGTAAATGATACTTATAATCAGTCTCTTTTTGCCGAATACAATGATGCTGTTCAGTCCGGCGATAAAAAAAGAATAGAATCTGCTGAGAATAAACTGGTGTCCAATATGGTTATCAAGGTCATGAGTGGGAATAGATTCGTTTCTGTTGTAAAAGCTGATACAGGAGGCATAGATGGTATAAGTAAAATAAGAAGAACGGCTTTTAACGAGTGGAAGAAGGACGCCGGCCGGTCGGCTACCATCGGCGTCGGCACGCATGTTGTTGCCCAGACCCTTCCCGGAAGACCGGTGTTTAACATGAAGGTGAACGGTCAAGGATATGGCCAGATAGAAAATCTCCCTATTACCGAAAAAGGTGCTGAAAAAGTATCTGATGTTGGATATGTATTAAATGGCAAAGTCGTGCTTAAGAACGGATCTAAATACACAGGCTTCCCATTTGCTTATTCTATATTAAATGACAAGGGGAATAATTACAAAAATGTAAGAGTTCCGGTAGTCGTCATCAAAGGTAAAAACGGTCTTAATTATCTTTTCCCAGTTAGCCTACGTTCTGTAGAATCAGAGGAAGGGCAGAAATGGATGTCTTTTATAGATATGCTGCTTGAATCTGGTGATTCTGAATTGCTACAGATGGGTCAAGATGACATACAAGATCTTAATGCGTATCTAACCAAGTTAGGTCTTGATCCGGCTTCGTATCAAGTATCGTATTTGAATCCTATTTCAGGGCTTAGAAAAGCTCGTGAGGCTATAGAAAAATTATCTACGGTTCCTGATGTTGTTAAGTGGGTAGAAGATGAAAGCAGGAATGTGAAAGACATTGTGACGTCTGAAGTAGAATCTGGAATAGATTTCGAAGGTGAGATGTTTGTCGCTCCTAAGATCAGGATTCAGTTTGGCAAATCATCTTCCAGACCTAAATCGCTTATAGAGGATGATCTTCCTTTCTCTGATGAGGGTAAGACCGTTACTTCTAAGGTAGAAGATGTGGAAGTTTATGAAGAGGAAATGCCAGAGGAAGGGGCTGCCCGGGAGACTCAGCCGGCGCCATTAGCTCAGCCGGCTCCTGCGGCACAAGCTACGCAGTCTTTACCTGGCAAGAAGCGTACCTCCAGGAAAAACTTCTCTCTTATGTTAAACGAAATAGAATCTCATATAGAAAAAGAAGGATTGCCGTCTTATGCTAATATTTTTGATTTTATAGCAAGGAAGATTGTAGGAGGTGATTTGAGGTTTCTTCGTGAGAGAGGTAATCCTAAAAGCCTTAAGGAAGAAATGGGATTAGAACCTAAAGGAACAGTAGGTGATAAAATATCCACTCCTTCCAGTAAAGGTGGTAAGATCTTAGAAGAATACGTTTCTTGGCTTCGTTCTCAAACAGATCAGGTGGTGGTTGATTATGTTGGGCCAAGATCTGACGAACAAATTATATCAGAGTTGAAAAACTTTTTGAAATATATTAATTTTGTTCCAAGCAAGGCTTTGAATTATTCTCTTAGAGTCAATGGCATGGATACCCTAAAAGAATATGGCACAAAAGAGGAAGTAGAAAAAATGGAATCTGATATCAATAGTTTGGTTTCTAAAGTTTTGCCTACGGTGGACAACCAAACTATAGAAGATGTTTCTACTGCAATAAAATCAAACAACTTGCCTGCCATATGGGAGCCCGTGGAAAGCCTTGATATGACAAACGAGGAAAAAATAGAGTTTTTGAATAACGTAGCAGATTTCCTTAGCGGCATACCAGAGTATGATGCTGTCGTGGAGTCTATAGAGTCAGAATCAGATAATATTTTAAATGATGGAAAAGAAGGAAGTGCAGAAGGCGGTGCAGTACGCACTGAGGAAGATGGCGATAAAAAGGGAGATGGAGAAGGCAAAGGACAATCCAGAACAAATGTCGAAGTTAAAGGAAATATCGAATTACCTGGATATGAAGAAGGAAGAGTAGATAACTATAGGAAGAACGGAGATAAGTTCTCTGACATTGCTGAAGTCACTTTATGGCTACTTAGAAGGGCTGCCGGCATAACCTCTATCCCGGAAGGAGAAGAGGTTTATGTAGAGGGAGATGAGGTTAATAGTATTATGACCGATATGGAATTAAGGTATGGTATAGACACCATCAATCACTCGCATACGACTAAGGCTATAAGGGATCTTAACGGCGTATCAGGTTATAAAGTAGAATACGGCTTAACCTTTTTGACATACGATCCTTTTATTAGGATATCCAATCCAAGGGAAGAATATAAGGCTGCGAAAGACGAGCCTCGTATATCCGAAGAACCGCTTACTCACATATCAAGGGTGACAACCCCTTATTTCCTGTACGGCGGTGATGAAGCATATACATCTGTTCCGGCTAAGGTAGAACCTATACCGGAGAAGATAATGGGTCGTAATGGCATTAAATTTGGTATGAGTGTAGTCGAGTTAACCAAATTAGGGTACAAAAAAGCTGGTGGAAACTGGATATATAAATTCTATATGAACTCAGGTGTGTATGATTTGTATAATATCAGTACCGGTGAAGCGTTTAGGGCAAAACCGGATCTTGGAGTTAAGATAAGTTCCAGTGCATTCATCCGCTCTTTATCTCAATCTGGTAGAAAAATACAAAATATGATGAGTAATATGAGCCAGGAAGAGATAGATAGGAATAAGAATCTCGTAGAAGGTTCTGATAATTCGGATTCGATAAATGAGTTAAATAAGGAGTGTTGAGTATGAGAAGGAGATTTTTTAATGCTGCGGATAATTTCGTGGGAGGATGTTATAATAAGTTATCCAATGAAGATATAAAAAGGCTTGGAGGAAAAAGACCTTATGTATGTCAGTTTAATAAAATTCATATACATATAGGACCTGTATTAAAAGATCATGATTCTGATGTTAGTTACATAATGTTTAATAGTAATTGGAATTATGGTGGTTATGAATCTATGGTTTATAATCATAGCAATAATGGTATTTTTATATTAGGTGAAAACAAAATTGGTAACATAGAAGATCATATACAAGATCTAACATATTGGTACGAATATGATCCAAGCATTAATGAAAATTATTGTTATTTTTATTATGAGGCTAATAACAGCGGAAATGCTATCAAGTTGAATGGTGAGTTTGGTGATACCAGTACTGTTTTCAACATTCCCAGCTTGGAAGTCACCACTCTTCGTGATGGCAGTTTGAGTTTTTCGGAGATTTATATAGAAGGAATTTGGGATCCGTCATTGTATAAGTCGGTTTTATAATTAACTTTGCAAAAAAGTTAATTACAATGGGTGTCAAATGTCAGATAGAAAAAAAGGAAAATGAAATAAAACGGGTTAAGGCTCCTAACGGGGAGCCTTCCGTTCTTTACGAAAGTGCTTTAAAAGTATTAGGAAACAGCGAGCGGGCTCTTCAGGTATGGGCTAAGGCTTACACTCCTGGTTTTTTGTCGTATTACGGTCATTGGAATAACCCGGCTCCAGGAGAGATGTTTAATACCGATCCCAATGGTGAACCTCTTTTAGAAGACGTGCTGTCGTATATGAAGCGTCAGACTTATTTTGCTGATCCTTTAACGGCTCAGGATGTTAAGGATGTAAGGGATTTCCTTTTGTCTACTCATTATTTTTTCAATGCGTCTTCATTGTCTAATGCTATTCTCTTCGATTTTTATGTAGATGGCAGTTTGATACTGAATGAGCAGAAATTAAGGAGATCCGGTTTGTATGATGAAACAGAAATAAGTCGTATTTTATCCGATCCTTCTGTTTTAAACGAGGTTTCGACTTCCATGAGAAAGTTAATAGATTCTTCTATTAACGAACATGATAGGGAAAAAGATAATTATTTTATGTCTATTGACTATCAGTATGGTCCTATTGTTTACAAGGAGGGAGTGTTTAACCAATTTGGTAAAAAGGTACCATATAATCCTTCTGAGCTTTATTATGCTATGCGTAAAACAGTAGCCGGCATAAAAAACTTTTCTGAATTTTCATCTGCTTTTGAATCGTTGAGAAATTCATATCCTGAACTGGTTGAGAAATTCGTTTCTGATAAAGAATTTGCCGAATCTATGTTTGATGAGTTCTCATCTACGAATAAGATTCCGGTAATAAACATAGAAGGGGATGATGTGGTAGAAGGCAAGAGAAGATCCTTGTCTAAGTTACAAGATCTGTCTTATTACAATCCTGGCAAAATAGAGTTCCTAAGAGCTCGTATATCGGCTTATTTACATAGGGCTAATGCCGACACCGAATCCGATTTAAGAAGCATGATATGGGATATAGAAGAGGCTTGTACGTGGTTTGGCATAGATATAATAGGGACATCGGAAACTTATGATGGCACAGAAGAATCTTTGAATAAGATAGATAATTTGATGCTGGATCTTGATATTTATGTGGCCAGGCATAATGATGTAAATTATGCTCCAACGCTGGCATCTTCTATAGATGATGTTCTTGGTGATAGCACAGATTATTATTCTGAATTATTGCCGGAGTATATGGATAATTTGAATATCGTTTATTCTGAATCCAATATAGACCCAGTAGAAGCGTTTGAGAAACATTCATTGCTTAAGGTAGGAGATAATCTATATCAAAGGATCAGCAAAGATGATATTAACGAGATGTATCAAATATCAACAGTGTTAGCCAAGCACAACCTAACTCATTTTTCTACTAAAATATATCCTGAATCTTGTTTTAAGAACGGCGTTTTGGATAAAGAGAAAGTACGGAACGTAGATAATAATACGCTCATGGCTTCCATTAAAAAATACGTCAGATCGTTCATGGATTCTCAGAACACGGAGGACATGATAATGACCAGGATGGCGTTTGGACACCCGGCGGTACTTGACGTTCCTTACGTGGATGTGGATCGGGAGTATAGTCGATACATGAACAAAAAACAAGATAGCGAAAACCCATTATCCTTATTCGATTTATACCAATCTTACCTTGACAACAAACTCCATAAAACAAAATTATATGATAATGCCTATAAGTATCTTGACTTCAAACCTGGTCCATCTTTGGGTCTTATTTCTGATGATCCTGATATTTTGAAATCAATAGAATTATCTTTATCTGGAAAAGACAGGTTGATGTTGTTTGATTATAGCATGACCAGCACCGACCCTTCTTTATCAAAATTGTTTTATTTAGAGAGGTATGACTCTTCGTATGCCGAGAATGATTTTGAACACTATTTTTACACCAGGCACCCGTATCTGTTAAAAGAAAAATCGGGCCCTAATATCGTAGAGCAAGATGGTGTTATAACAGCAGAAGGTATTTATGATAATTTTATAAGAGTAGGTAATAAGATATGGTCTAAAGTAAGCGAGAGTAGTTCCGGCTCTATCTACCAAAATCTGACAGGAACCGAATCGGAGGTGAAATACGATTCTACTCAGAAGGCTAAGACAGTAGAAACTGATTACGCTCCATACCAAAACAGATCTGGCTTGACGCAAGACATGACCGTAAGCAAGTCTGAATTGGATGATCTTAACAAATTGGAATGCAGGTAATTTTTGTATATATATAGTTTTTTCATAGTTATAATTTGGGAAGTGAGGCTCGTGAAAGTCTCACTTTCTTATATATGCACGTATATCAATAACATACAAGAAAAGTTAGATTTTCATTGTTTATGAATTATTTTTGTTAAGTTTGCAATATTAGTTTCAGGAAGGGATTATAGAAAAAAAAGGAAGGTAAGAACAGAACGTAACTAATAACGGTAGGAAATGAGAATCAGTACCATCAAACGTAATAACAGCATTCATCTTATGTATAAAAACATTATGAATGATTTAGGTCAATTAAGAACTGTAGTTTCAAAATCCTATATTTATAATCTGATACGAAATCAAACCGGATTAAGTATCAGAACTATATCCCATGTCTTGAATCACACGAAAGAACAGGATACAGATTCTTTGTGAAAACCATACATTTTCATACATTTGTGTGTTCTTTAGTTTTTAGATTTAAGTTTTTCATGGTATTAGTTTAGATTAGTGTAGATCAGGGTTCGCAGTGATGCGGGCCCTGGTTTGTTTTAAAAAGTATTAAAATATTTGCCATTTAAAATCCTGTTCCCATCTTTGCTCCAGAAACAATGAACAACGAGATCCCACCTCTGGTTGTTTGATGTTGAAAGATATTTTTGGCTCATTAGGGTTTGTCATAGTGGGATCTGACACTCTCTTTTGGGCCTATTTTTTTAAATTATGGATAAAGTTTCTGTTTTTGAAAGTTCGGATTTTGGAGAGCTTAGGATTATTGTAGATCCAAAAGGAGATGTTTGGTTCGTGGCGTCAGATGTAGCTAAATCTCTTGGGTATGTAAATGCTAAAGATGCGATAAAAAGACATGTGGATAATGATGATTCTATGCTTTTGCAAGTATCTGATAATCAATGGGGCGTTAATCAATCCCTATTGAAAACCAGATACATAGATAGTATAAGAATAATTAATGAATCTGGTTTATATTCTCTTATATTATCTTCAAAATTAGAGTCTGCTAAAAGATTTAAGAAATGGGTAACATCTGAGGTCCTTCCTTCTATTCGTAAAACAGGAGAATATAAAACAAGTTCTGGTGGAAAGGGAATTTTGGTTCCTGACTTTTCTAATCCAGCAGATGCAGCAAGAGCATGGGCCGATCAGTATGAAGCTGCTCAGAGAGCTATAGCTGAAAAATTTCAGGCAGAGGCAGAGAAGCAACAGGCTTTGAAAACAATAGAAGAACACAAGCCCGATGTAGAATTTGCCGAGTCTTTTAGGAAAGTAGACCATAACAATATGTGGCTGATTCGTGATATTGCAAAGAAGTTAGAGCAAAATGGTGTTATCATAGCCGAAAAGAATCTTCGTTTGTTTCTTGAAGAAGCCAAGTTTATGTTTAGAAACGGTCTTGGCAAATGGGAACTATATAGCAATGTCGTGGCTAAAGGATATGGTGTTTATCGATCATATTTTGTTGACAAATATTCTGGGGAAAGAGTCAATCAACAAACCATATACATGACAGGCTCCGGATACGAAGTGACTCTAAATGGTATAAAAGGAAAACTCAAAAATATATTTCTAAAATATGGCAAATTCGCTTAAGTTTATTTACAGGTAGTGTTTTTTTTAAGAATGAAAAGCACTACCTGTTTTTTTGTTTCTGTTTTTGCTGAAAATATTTCTCTTCTATAGGAAGCAAACACACCTGTATTCCACCCTGCAATCATGATCTTTGTTACGTGCTTCATGCACGTATGTTTAACAATTAAATACTATAAAATTATGGGTGGTGATAAAATCGTCCTTTTAGATGGAGCCGGGGCTAACGGTGGTGGTGCAGCCACTAACGGTCTTCTTTCAATGATTCCCGGCATGTTTGCTAATTTGATAGGTGGTAATAAAATGGATCCGAATCTGGTGGCGGCTTTGATGAACGGTCGTAATAACCAGGACGGTTTCGGTGGGGCTAACGGTTGGTGGCTCTGGATAATTGTTTTGTTCTGGCTGTGGGGTGGACGCGGCTTCGGTAACGGTTTTGGAAATGGTGGTGTTTGTTGCGCCAATGGTTTACCCGCTCAGTTGAATAACGATTACGGTCGTGAGCTTCTGATGCAGGCAATTCAAGGTAATCGTAGCGCTATAGATCAGATCGCTTCTGCTTTGAACTGTTCTACTACTCAACTTCAGAACGCTATCTGCAACGTACAGGGTGCTATTGATAAAGTAGCTGGTCAGGTAGGTATGACTTCTCAGGCTGTTATCAACGCAGTTCAACAACAAGGTTGTGAAATCGGAAATCAAATCAGCTCTTGCTGCTGCAATCTGAGTTCGTTGATCAATCAAAGCACTTGCCAGACTCAGGGAATGATTACTCAGCAAGGTTTTGATAACCAGCTTCGCACGTTGGAACAAACTAATATCTTGCAGAACGGTCTCAACCAAGGTCTGGCTAACAATCGTGAGCAAGCTACAAGCCAATTTAATATCTTGTCTGCGAAACTTGACGCTCAAACCGTTATGATCAACGACAAATTCTGTCAGTTGGAAATGAGGGAGATGCAGAACACTATTGCTCAACTTCGTGAAGAAAAAGCGGCTTTGACAGCTTCGGCATTATCTCAGCAACAAACCCAGAATATCGTTGGTCAATTACGCCCGACGGCCGTCCCAGCCTACCCCTCTTGTTCTCCTTACCAGGCTTATTCTTGGGGACAGGTATTCGGAGGAGGTTACTGCAATAACGGATGTGGATGTAACAACGGATGTTGCAATAACAACGCTGCTGTCTGATTTTATTAAGAGAGGAGGCTAATATGGCTTGTGTTTCTAAAATAGGATCGTTGTATGAGATGGTTACGAAGAATGTTATTGTCAGTACGACAAATACAATCTTCGGTATTAACCCACGGGCTTGGATCGCCCTTCCGTGTGAGGGTCTTATCCTTCTTAAGATAAGGCAAGTAGTCCCCACAGCCGGAAGTGCTCTACCGGTACAGATTGCGGTCCCGGCAAACAGCACAGTTTCAACAGTAGGAGCCGACACCTGTTGCTCGGTTACGGGAGTGAATGTCGTGAACCCTATTAACGTAGCTGTAACGGGTGCTGCTATGGTAAATGGCACAGAACGCCTTCTGTACTTCAATAAAGTTCGTGGCGTGTTAAGATTAATGGATTGCTGTGTTCCAGTAGCGGCAGCCCAGGCGTCTGAAGTTAAAGCAGGTAAATGATTTCAGTAGGGTGATGGAGATCATCACCCTATTTTCACCTAAATAATATTTTGATCATGTTTTCAGATTTGAAGAAAGGGTTTCAGGTACATACCCTTGATACTAATACAGTACCTAAATACGAATTGGGAAAGGTAGTAGCCGTATCCGAACCCAGGTATCTTCCTCCTCAGCCGGGTCAGTATCAGGCGATGCAGACCCGCGTGGTGGATCTGACGGTAGAGCTCACTGGCGAAACCAAGACCTATACGGTCCCGGAATCCCAGAATGTAGCTAAGGCTATGGGTATAACATTATCTACCAGCATAGATCCGATTATGAACGAACTGAATGCTATAAAAAGCACCAGTCAAGACATAATAGACAGCGTAGATACCCATCGTGCCAAGATAGAGGCTTGTGAATCTATATTAGAAGACATCAATCCGGCATTCAAACAAACGAGAGAGCAGGATCGTAAAATAGCTGGTATAGAAAATAAGGTGAATGACCTTACTGATTCATTCGAAGATTTAAAGAAGTTAATTGTAGAACGTTTGAAATAAGTATAATATGATAGTATATGATTTAAATTCAGGACACAGAGAATATCCTGGATATGACGAGATAGAAGACAGACGAGGTGGAGGCAGAGGCAGAAGCCGGCGTGCTGATGGAACGTACATGGAGTACGGACATGGGTTCCTTCCTCCTTATGATCATTACGGTATGCATGAGAAGATGAAGGAAATGGAAGAACGCGAAAACGAGCTGGAAGAAAGGGAAAGAAGGCTTGAGGAGCGCGAACGTCGTCATGAAATGGAGGACCGGGAATACCGGAGGATGGGTTACGAATCCTACCCGACCGATTACTATGGAGACGACAGATACTACGGTGACGGACCTCAGATGCGTAGAGGTCGCGGACGTGGCAGAGGTCGTTCTTATTGAGGAGCAGACGCAGAGGATCCAGCTTATCAGAAATATGTAGATACTTACGGCTACCATTTTTCTAATGCTCTTGCTGATGAGGCGGTAAAGAAGATGGTCAACGTCGATGGATCCAAGAGGATCTGGAAGCAGCCGGAAATAAAAGATATTTTTGAAAAGTGCGGAGCGAAGAAGCCGGATAAAGCGACATGGGGCGATGTCCAATATGTCTTTGCAATGTACTATTCGGATGGTTTTCCGAAGGTCTTCAAATGTGAGAACGAGTTGGTGAAAGCTACGTTAATGTATTTGGATGATCCGGATGCTCCCGAAGGAGTAGCCTTTATAAGATGGCTTGCCGTGCAAGATTACCTCGGCGAAAAAATAAACTGGAAGGATCTGACCTGAGATCCAGATCCAGGTCCTTCCGGTGGTGCGGGAGCCATAGTAAAAAATATGATTCCCGCATTCCCGTTTTTCCCGTTTGGAAAAAAAAGAATAAAAATGTTATACCGGTCGGCGGGCAATAGAATACCCGTGGCCGGTTTGTTTCACATAACTTTTTTTTTGACATGAATATAGCACACGAATCTAAATCGAATAAAACCCCATTGTATTTAATAGGAGAGTTGATTGGCGTACCGAATACGGTTATGGACTCAGCATTGCATGAACTGAAAGATAGAATAGACAAAGACCCTAAATATAAATATGTTAAAAATTGGCTCGAATCTTTACCCAAGATCTGAACCTATTTTTTTTCAATACCAGGCCCGATGCGATTTTAACGTATCGGGTTTTTATTTTAATTCATATTGTTTTATTTTAAATCTAATTAATTCGTGAATGTCGTACTTTTGTTGAAAAAGTATTTTTTATGGAAAATAAGGAAGATTACGTTGGTTACGAAGATCAAGAACTGTGTAACCGGTATTACAAAGAGGCTGAAGCCATGAGGCAAAAGCAGGACTGGTCTCGGCTTAGGGCTGTCCCTGCTCCGGCTAAGGGAACGCCATCGCCCGGCTGGGGTCAGCTTGGACGTGGAAATGATGTCCGTGTCAAGTATGTTAGCATCAATTCAGGATTAGGAGGGGACAGATTATGACCGTAGAAGAATTGGCTAATAAAAGATACGGTGGCGAATTTGTTTTCATGTTTGGTCATCTTGAAGGTAGAACAAGATTCGTTTTTGAATGCTTTGATCCAAGACCTGATCATGAAGGTAAAAACACTTATATAGTTTCTTATTTTGATAAGGGACTTCGTAGAAGAGATGTGGTAGATGTGCCATGTTATATGAATGTTTTAGCAAAATAAATTAAAATATTGTAAATATCGTGGTTAGAATCGCATATTTCGGAACCGATGGCTGCCCCGGTCATCACGTTATTCCAATACGAGGTAAATTCACAGAAGAGGATATTAAGGTAATAGAATCTGTAGATTGTGATGATTTCTATAAGGTGTTTGATGTCATGCGTTTTAAGATAGCTGAGTTTAAAGGATGGACGATATTGGGAATCCCGGCAAGCTTAGACGATCATAGACCTGGAAGCAAAACCGTTATCTTCATAGAGGGTGAAGCTAACGAAGCTGAATGTTTATTGTAGAATCTGACGTAAATATATTGATGGTAGATACAGGTCAAAAAGTAGCATCAAATTGGAATCCAACCGAACATATCCGAAATAACATTAAAACAATATAATTTTATTATAAGGTTTTAATGTACCATAAATGGTCCGGATATTAGCCTAAGCCTTGAAACGAAGGCTACGTTATTTAAGAATAGATAGTTACCTACGGATGTTTACCCAAGTCTGTAGCTCTAAGGTAAGTGATTAAACAGTTCTGGTATTCAGGAACGGTGTTGCTTACTAAAAACCTTAAATAACATTGGCGATGGGTACTAACAGAGTTTTACTCTGACTTATGTTGAATAAACATTAAAAACGTTTGTAGATATGGTGTACGTACAAGACATAAATGGTAAACCTTTGATGCCCACAACAAGGCATGGTAAGGTTAGACGACTGCTTAAAGACAAAAAGGCAGTTGTTGTAAACCTATGTCCGTTTACCATCAAATTAATGTACGTTACATCTGATTACAAACAGGAAATTGTTTTAGGCGTTGATGCTGGAACTAAACATGTTGGTCTATCAGCAACGACGAAAAGCAAAGAACTTTACAGCAGTGAAGTAATTCTTAGAAATGATATCGTAGATCTTTTGTCTACCAGAAGAGAGCTACGGAAAGCAAGACGGAACAGGTTAAGATATAGAAAACCTCGTTTTGATAACAGAGTAAAAAGCAAGCGTCTAGGATGGATAGCACCTTCGGTGAAATACAAAGTAGACGCCCATATTCGTGTTGTTGAAAATGTTTGCTCTATATTACCAATATCTCGTATTGTTATTGAAGTAGCTCAATTCGATACTCAAAAGATTAAGAATCCTGAGATATCAGGTAAAGAATACCAGGAAGGTGATCAACTTGAGTTTTGGAACACAAGGGAGTATGTTTTAGCAAGAGATGGACATAAATGCCAGTATTGTAAAGGCAAGTCAAAAGATTCTATACTGAATGTTCATCATATTGAGTCTCGAAAAACCGGAGGGGATTCCCCTTCTAATCTTATAACTTTATGTGAAACATGTCACAAAGAATACCATAAAGGTAATATAGATTTAAAGATCAGAAGAGGCAAGTCGCTTCGCGACGCAGCCGTAATGGGAATTATGAAATGGAGGTTGTATGAAGAGTTAAAATCCAGATACGACAGAGTTTTTATGACGTTTGGTTACATTACGAAACATAATCGGATTAAATATGGGATTGAAAAATCCCATACATCCGACGCGTTTGTCATTTCTAAGAATATTAATGCGAAACGAATCGAACGTCAATATTTAAAACGTTTAATTCGTAGACATAATAGACAAATACATAAAATGAAAATTTTAAAAGGGGGGAAGAAGAAAAACAATCAAGCTCCTTTTGAGGTTTTCGGTTTTAGGTTGTTTGATAAAGTGTTGTATAACAATAAAATATTCTTTGTTTATGGAAGGAGAAAATCAGGGAGTTTCAATATCAGGGATTTCAACGGAGAAAATTCAAAAGATGTTTCACGCAAAAAGTTTAAACTCATTAGAGGGAAGAGGCATCCGATTATATTAAAGTAAATGAACGGATTTAATAAATTTAATAGAAAAACGTATCATGTATAATAAAGAAATAGTAATATGCGCGGCCATCTGGGTGCAGGACGGCAAGAAGCGTCCTCATCAGCCCACCAATATACCATCCGGCGCCGTATTTTGTGGATTGAGACATTGTTCTATCATTTCTCAGTTTGCGGCATACGGTATAGCTCATAAAAACCGCAGTGTTCAAGGATTTTTGACAAGCAAGAACCGGTTTCTGACGAGAGAAGAAGCGTCTGAGCTTGTTAAGAACAATAATCAGGAGATGGTAGTAGATAGGAATGCTATTAGAGAACAATTGTATTCAGAAGATTTATATTAACTAAAAAACAAAACAACATGGGGTTTAAAATCAAAAAGTCAATCATTTATAATATGATGAACGGCAGTCGGGTAGAGTACGAATTTGACAATACCAAGGATTTTGATTATATTACATTTAAGGGTGATGGCAAAGAGTCTTTTTCATTTAACGCAATCCTTGTTAAACAATTAATTGAAACATTTGAAATCATGTTGCAGGATATATATTCTGATAATTATAAGCTTAAGGTTTATGCTGGTAATTGCATAGCTCAATTGAACGTAAATCCAAAGGACTCAAGTGAATCCTTTTTTGACGTATATGATAAAGATGAAACGAAACTGATATATGGAATAGAGATCGGTATTCTGAAAGAAATGTTTGGCATATGATTACTAAACAAGATATACAAGCAGCAGCATCGTATATTTTCCGAAGCAGTTTTGTCTCAGAAGACCAGGCAAGGAAAGTAACGATAAGAGCCGGTAATAACGCTACCAAGAACCTTGTCAAGACCTTCAGAGGAAAGTTGTTCAAGAAGGCTTTTGGAAGAGCTCGTAGAGGAAAGGATATCAGTTCTTTTGAAAGACAAGAAAAAGAAAGTGGTTTTAATTTTCTTTATAATCCTAATAATGGTCGTATGCGAAGCGGTCATATTATAATAGACGGAATTGGTCTGTTTAAACAAATAATAGAGTCGGGTACGTAAGTTATCCGACTTTTTTATATATTTGTGGCATGGCAAGAGGTTATTATTGGATACCACAAACAGATGAAACGTTAAATGGCAGAAGCTATTACGTGGCTAAGATAGTAGGGGATATCACGTTTGATACTAAACGAAAAAGAATCGTATTTCAAGCTGATAGGTATTTCCCTGTAGGATCTGTTTTCCATTTTACGCACAATTGCTTCAATTATATCATAACTTGCCGACTTCGTAAGCCTGGGCTGTGGTATGAGGCAAGGAGGGAAGACTGCGGACCTATTGGACCGGATGATGTGGAAAGGTTCGAATCAGGAAGGTTTATTCATAGAAATGGGTACAAATACAATGCATAAGCGTAACTTGACGATTTGCGTCAGATTATAATTTTTTTTTCATTTTTAAGCCATCAGACTGAGAAGTTAGATGGCTTAATTTTTTATGATATGCTTGATTTTTAGCTACCTTTGTCTCATAACAAAAATGTTTTATCATGGTATCAACGTGTATTATTAAAAGAGATAATAAAAAGAAAGTTGTTTCTGTCTCTACCAGATCAGGGGACAGGTCTATGTTATTCGATAAGATAGCATCTATTCCTCTTATGGAAAATAGGGAACGGGCTACTACTGTTTTTAAAACCGTATTTTCTAATAAGTTCTTAAAGGCTTTTGGTGACTGGAGAAGGAATGTGCCTATCAACAAACAGGCTTACAATAAGGTAAAATCCAATATCGACCTTATTCCGGAAGCCTATAGAGAAAGGGTGCTGGATAAGGCTTCTAAGATGAGCAACCCTATTCTTGTGTCGAAATCAGATGCACCTTATGGGATTCAAGAATCAGGCTTTGGATTTTATAGCCAAGATCTGGGTGATAATATTATGTTGGTGGATGCTATGGTTCCGTCAAGTATCTCCGTGCCGGAAGAACCAGGAATAGACTCAGGGCAGTATCTACAAGATGCTATATCTTCGGACTTCACTCCCGTATCTATGGTACAGGATAATGATGTTAATTATATGGTTATAAAAGACGGTCTTAAGATATTTAGTCCAGAAGAGCTACCAGAAACAGATTCTAATCCTGTGGGTGTAACGTATCAGACTGGAGAACCTCGTTTGTTTTTTATGAATGATCGTAATCAATTATTTGAAGATTACGGAGAAGCTCTTCGCTCTGGCGGGAATGATATCAGAATAGGATTCTTATCAGGCATCGTTCAAGAATCTACCGTGGATGGAGTGGCAGACATTACTTACAAGGCTGGAAAGTATGTTCTTAATAATCCCAAGTCTTTTATACCGGTCATGACCGCTTCTGCTTCTACTTCTTTATCAACAAAAGGCGGTATAATTAACTACCTTATAAAGAAAGGTCTTTTGTCCGGATCCAAGATATTCGATCCGGAAACAAGAAGCTATTATATTACAGGAGAAGGACATACAGGACAAATTAGACTTTTCAATTCAGCCTTATCCTACACTGAGCTCCGTAATCATTTTGGTTCCGATGTTTCCATGAACGACCAGGGTATGATAACCATAAATTCATTGGATAATAGTAAGGTAACTATGAGACTCGCCACCGGAGGAACAGAAAGAGTTAGCAAGGAGCAGATAAAGAGCGATCTTAAGTCTGGAAGATACAATGAATTGGATGCTAAATACGATCACTTTGATGCGCTTGTAGTTTCATTTATATTAGAAGACAATGATCTTTATGCTGATACTAAAGCTAAGATAGTATCGGATTATAGCCAAGAGGAACGTAATCAACGAAATTCTATTGTTGAGATACTGAAAACGCTGGGCGTTAGTGTCGTTGGCATGACCGATTATATAGAGAAGTACCAAACTAAATACGGACACGAACCTTCTGCTAAGGCATTGGCGGATATTGCCAATAACGTAATAGCAGTCGGTGAAGATGCTACTTTGTCTGACTTAGTAGAAGAAACAGCACACTTTCTCGTAGAGGCGTACAGAGATCAGAATGCTGTTGAATCTGTTTTGCAAGATGTAGAAGGCACTGAAGAATGGAATCAGTATGCAGGTCAGTATTATAATACATACGGTAAGGTATATGAAGGCTCTGAACTTGATAATGCTGTTAGGAGAGAAATTCTTGGAAAGATCCTCGCCAGGGAGATGCAGACCGGCACAGCACAGGCGCCGGTAGAGCCCACCTCCTTCCTGGGGCGCGTCCGGCAGCTTCTCTCTGGAATTGTAAACTGGCTTAAATCAGCTTTATCAACCCAAAGACAGGATTTGAATAACGTTATTAAAAATATTCGTGATCTTGCTATTACCGACATAGATAAAGGATTTGATACTTCTCTTTTGAAGGATAATGACTTTACATTATACTCCCTTTCTTCTATGAACAAGAACAAGTTTCTTGAGTCTAAGATCCGGGCATTGAGAAAAACGTTAAGAGACTTACGTCAGATAAGCTCTGATAGGGCTGTAACTACGTCTATGACCCTTGCCCAGCTTAAGACTATAGAAGATAAGATAAATAAGGTAGAGACCGAAATAGACAAGAATGAGATGGCGGCTGCCATGAACAGCATGATCTCTACAGCCGAAGCTCAGGTCAGATACTTAAGCAATGTGGTGAACACCATCCTTCATAGTGATACCAAAGACGGCAAGCTTCACTTCAATATCAATGATCGAAAGAACGTAGATATTATCAACAATCAGGTTCTTCCGATCATGAACGATCTTCGAGGATATATCCGTAACAGAAGTACCGAATTTGATGAACGTGAAAAGCAGGATTATACAAATAGGATCAATACCGTCATTGCAGACATCAATGGTATTCAGTCTGATATTAAATCAGTACAAGACCTTGATGAAAGCACGTTGCTTGATAAGTTAATGAACGAACTTCATGTGCCGGCAGATAAGGTAAAGAGAGTAAAAGAATTTTTTGACAAGGTTCAACACGATGTTTCTTGGATAAGTAGGTGGTTTGGTATATTAGAGCATTCTTCCAGCCCGTTCAATAACGCTCTTGGAACTATGATTGCCAAAGACAATTACAATGCGATGGTGAATGCCCAGCCCGCCATATCCGACTTCCTGGCATATGCGAAAAAGCATGGTTTTAACAAATCTGAATTTGAAAAACTGCTTCAGAAAGTAGATGGCAAAACTTCTAATTACCTTCGCAGTGCTCTTGATATGGCTAAATACGATCGTAATAAGAAGCTGGCACAGATGCGAGCGTTTGCGACTGCCATGAACATAGAGATATCAGAAGAAGAAATCAATGATGTGGTTGACAATAACCGTAATTACGTATTTAAAAGAGAAGTAGTTGACAAGGATGGAAATACGGTTACTGAAAACGCTAAATTCAAACCATCGTCTGATAGAGTTAATACCGATATTTTTACCATCGAGCAGGAAAAGATCTATACAGAGCAGATGGAAAAGTGGGATGCTGAAAATTCGGAACTGGAATTTAGCGAAAGTTATGCCACAAGAATGGAATCCATATACAAAAAGGCTGAAGAAGAATTAGGGCATCCGGTTTCTCAAACAACCAAAGAATACCTTAATGCCCTATCCAGGCAAAAACGGATATTGAGGCAGCCTTTTATTGATAGCGGTGGTAATTTTGATGAGGTTGCCTATTTTAAAAGCAGCAATTACGAAGAAGAAGGACTGCTTCGTAAACAACGTAAGGAAGCAGCTTCAGAATACATATATGTAGGAACCAGGAGAGTGGAAAAAACTGGCGACCAACTTAAGATGGCCAAAGAAATACAAGCTATAAATGAAGTTTGGAGAAAGGAATCAAATAATGTCACTAATGTCGTATCAGAATCGTTTTTGCAAAAATTGAGAACGATTCAGAACGAGTCAGGAGGAGAAGCTGCGCTGAAGACACTTATGTTGGGGGGGCACCTGTCATTCAACGATCGGTTTTGGAATGACGTAGAATCAGAACAATCGGCGCGTACCGAATCAAATAACAAGGCTTCGTATCTTAAAATGGCACAAGACATCATTAGTTCTACGACAAGTGATAGAGATGCAACTGACGTGGATTCGATTGTAAAAGATATAGAAAAAAATAAGGCTATTATAAAGGAAATAATCGGAAACAATCGCGATGTGGCTGATATCGGAGAAATTAATGAAGCGACATTTACCTCATCTGAAAGAGATGCTTTTAGGGCCGCATCTGAAGCTATTGAAGCCGATTACGCTATCTTAATAGATTATGCTAAGATGGTGGGTCTTGAAGATATTGATAAGTACCTTACTAAAAGCAGTAAGGCTGAAAACGAAGTAAATCAGTCTTATTTAAATGCTCTTGCTGACTCCAAGGAAGTGGAATGGAAGTTCGTACAACGTCATACTACGGCGAAGAAAGCAAAAAGGATTCAAGCCTTAAGGGATAAGTTATTCAAAGCTGCTGATAACCGGTATCTGTTTACCGTATCTGAAACCAACTACTTGTCAGAAAAGCTTGGAATAAGCAAAGAATTAGACGGTAGAGATTTTAGGAATGCCGTCAATGCTAAAATGGCCAGCTTGTTTTTAAATAACACAAGAGAATCAGGTATAGAAGAGGCTAATGCTATTGTTAATGAATTTGCCAGGAGCCAGGTCTTTTCATACTATAAACGCATGGCACCTACCGGATATGCGGCTATGATCGACAAAATTGGTCGAGGTGAGATAGATGTGGCGCAGATGGTTAAAGACGTACAGAACGGAACATCCACCCAAGATTATGGCATGGACATATCGTACCTTTCTTTCGACCCTGCAAGGGCATGGGTGGCTGAATCTGAAGCCGAAAATAGCGGCCGTAATCCTGATTATGTAAAAGATCATGGGTATGGTCATCGCATGCCTAAGAAAAGCCTGTATCGTGACGAATCGTATTTCAATGACTTTGGTATCAAGTATGATGCTGACGGTAATGAAGTTGCTACTAAAAACGTAGATCAGTGGAATATGATTCAAAAACTCAAGGAAATAAAAAGACAATCACTTGATCTATACAAAGAGCAGAGCCCGAACCTGTATGCTATTCCACAGATATCAAAACAAGATATAGAACGTATAGAAGGATTGGGTATTAACTTCAAAAATACGGTTCGTAATTTTGTATCAGATCTGTGCCTGGACAGAGTAGACGATTCTTTATACGGTAAAACCAGACAAGGGGAAGTATATGATCCGGAAGACAGACTTAGGTCTATACCCAAATACTACATATATGAATTGGAGAACCAAGATGATGTATCTCACGATTTTGGCTACTCTTATTCTATGCTTATGATGCAGTCATCGTTATATAACGAAAAGCAGAAGTCTATAGAGCTTGCCCAAGGACTGGAGCAGATGTTACTGAATAAACAATTTGAAGGCGGTAAGAAGGCTGAAGCAACCCAAGCGTATCAGATGTTCAGGGACTTCTTCAACGATCATTATTATGGCATTAGGATGAACACCAAAAAACTTACGGTGAACATCGGAGGATATACGGTAGACCTTACAAGAATTATGATGGCTGTTGAAAGATTTATGTCGGTCATGAACTTGGCACTGTCTCCGTTTGTGGCAGCTACCGGCGCCCTGACAGGTCATATCAACCTCATCATGGAATCTGCCGTAGGACAGTATATAAGCAAAGACTCCCTTAAATACGCATCGGCTGAATTTTCACGCCTTGCTCCATCTTGTATAGCAGAAACCGGAGACATAGATAGGAAAAGCAAATTATATGTCATAGGTGAGAGAATGGGGATATTCAATATCCGAAATCGTATGTATGGTGCCGGATACAATAGAGTGGCCAGGACCTTAATGCGTTCACCTATGTATGCTTTTATGGAAATCCTGAACTACCCTCTTGATCCGCAGGTTATGATTGCTACTATGGACAATGTTCGTTATTACAAAGGCCGGTTCTACACGTTCCAAGATTTCAAGATGGAAAAAGAACGCAATAAAGAACAGAGTACCATAAAAAGAGAATGGAATGCATTAAAAGATCGTACTTTATGGAGTATGGTAGATGTCGTGGATGGGAAGGTGGTTGTAAAGCCCGGATCAGGTGTTACTGTTGAGGAAGTTGAAACCCAGATGGCTATAACCAGGAATCAAGTCCGTAGCTTGTCGCAGATATGTAACGGATCTTTGAATGAAGAAAATCGAACTGCCGCATCGCGCAACTGGATAGCCAGGTTCATGACCGCCCACCGAGGATGGTTGGTGCTGGCGGCTCAACGCCTGTGGAAAAGACGTGGCTTCAATTTCCAAACAATGCAAGAAGAGGAAGGGTTGTCAATTACGTTAAAGAATATGATAGCCAAAACATTTAGCCTGGCTTCCGAGTCTGGTATGAAAAACATCATAGATGCCTGGAACGAAAATAAAGACAATATGAATGAGGTAGAAAAAACTAATCTCAAACGCCTCAGTGTCTATGCCGGCACGTTTCTTATCATGCAAGCCGTATCTATGCTTCTTGCCGGATGGCGTGATGATGATGAAAACGAAGAAAGTTGGCTTACTCAATTTGGATCCTATGTCGGATTCAGAACCATAAACGAAATAGCTTCACAGATGCCGTTTATTATGGAGCTTAACGTGGTAGATATCATTAACGATCCGTTTGTTATGGGGCGAAAACTGAAGGATCTTACCGATCTTAGGAATTATTCACTTGATAAAGTAACATCCGGTACATACGAGGGAGAGTCTAAGTTATTTAGGCAACTCGCCAAACAGACGTTTATCAAACAATGGTATAATATCAAGACGCCGGAAGACGTAGCGCGCGCCTATAATTGGTGGCAGCAGACGAACAACAAGTCAATGATGTTCTTCATCGGCGCTACTCCTGATTCGGAAGGGGACGATGATGTTAGCTACAAGTAGACGAAGAATATCGGACTTGCATTGTTTTTGTATGATTCCAATATGCTATATTAGCATCGTTAAAGAGTAGATTGTACGTTTTTTGTTCTTACTTGAAAGATTATGTAGGTTAATTTTTTTCTGAAATTGTTTTCTTACCGGTTCTCAGTCAGAGATGATAGGGAACCGGTTTTTTTTATGTTGTCAATTATTGCTATCTTGCAAACAAAAAATCATGAGACGAAGATTTCAAATAGGGATGGGGGGTAAATCCCTCGCTTATGATCAATAAAGGCATATATATCCAACATGTAGACGGAGGATTATATACGAAAGAAAATTGGTCTAATAAAGGATATTCCAATGATCTATGCAATGGAATAGCTCTTGTAAATAAAGTGTGTTTTGTTATAGCCACCGAATATATTGGCACATTTCGTTGGGGTAAGGATGGAGAAATAGACAATATATTTGCACAAGATAGTTCTAATATGGGAACTATTAAAAAGGATTATTGGGGGCGTGAAAATCAGAATGCGTATCTTGAATATGATACCAGTAATACAGATTACGCTTTTAATAAAGCTAATAGCTATTTATTTAAAAATGGTCAAAATGGATATGTAGGTGGCGCCGGAGAGTTTTTTTTGATATCATTGTATGCGAATGAAATAAACGAATGCCTTTTAATGGTAGGAGGTACGATAATGAGTAATAGAATGTGGACATCCACTCGAAATACAAAATTTTCCTATTCGTGGTATTATGATATAAACATCCAAGGAGATCATTTGGATACAGGTTCAAGGGGTAGTTCACATTATGTCCGCCCTTTTACTGAATTAATTTTATGAAATTATGAGAAGAAGATTTGAAAATATTAAGACAGTTGCCGGCGTCAAGATCCCTGTTTTTGCTTGTTCGATTTCGGCCCCTACAACCACATGGCGAAAACCTGTACCTATTCTTGGTTGTAGATACCGATTTAATGGAGCAACTATGGCGGCTTCCTATGTTTTAGATGAAATTAATAATAGCAAGGTATGTACGATGGGCGGTAATCCTATAAGTTGTACGATATCAAATTCTGGACAATATATCCAGGCTTACTTTAATGAAGGACAGGTAACAGGTGATATTATATTACAGTTTACGATTGGAGACGTTTTTTATTATTTCTTTATTACAGAAGGATCCAATCAAGTACCTCAACTGAAATTAAGTCCAAGTACTCACCTTATTCATTCAATATATAAGATAAGTACAGTTGGCAGCTTTGCCCCTATTGATACCTATGTGGAATTATAATAAAAGATATAAAAATAGTACTAAAATGTATTAGTATAAGATAAGACGGTTATCAATCATATATTACAACAATCCCCAACCGTACACCTATTGTATGGCTGGGGATTGTTACAGTTACCATCTTTTCTTGTAACAAGAGTCCACTACCTTTACCTTTTCTTCTTCTTTCTTACCATAATTAAATTCATACACATCTTCGAATGAATAAAAAACAGCATAACACGCCATGCCAAACATATCGTATTTTATCCTGTTTTTCCATTTCCCAAAAATGTTTTGATATTGGCACCAATATTCTACCTCCCCATTAGTTAATTTTCTTTCAACTATTCTAAGAGGAATATGAAACAAGTTTCTAAGCATTAACTTCATGACCTTCCCTATCTGTGAAAACTAAACCAATACCTTCTATAATATATCCTACTACAGGAGCTTTGTCAAATTCCTCCTTCGTGGCCCAAGTGGCATTATCAGGCATCAGATCCTTAAATGCATCCGAAACATCACCTTGGCACCAGCAGTTATTTGATACAACAATGCCCTTCCCTTCGATATTGATATACATTTTTCTTCCACCGCATCCAAGGCAGTTCCATCCGTTTGGTACGTTTTTCACCATAGGCTTAAGCACCCAGCTTACACCGTCTATCCTAACCCATCCAGGATCGTCTTTGTGCTTGTCGTACAAGTTTTGCCAAAAAGAGCATTCGTAGCACCATCCCATGTCTTCCATGACAGTTCTTATCTCACTCCTTTCAAATCCATCTGCATCCATCGTGTGCGGAGAATGAGGCTGGTGAGGGGTGCCACATTTTGGACATACGAGTTTTAAATTATTTTTCATATTATTTCACTTTTACGATTTTAATAGAATCTCCTATATTGTATTCCCCTTGGTATCCAACGAATTTTATAAGCCTATTATTATAAAATATTGAAATTCTTTCGTCTTCACCATAATACATTATACATCCATCTTCTAAAGGAAGTAGATCATATATAACCCATCCGTTATTAACCCGACTATCATCATGCGAACATGATGATAACACAAGTGCCATCAATAAAACAAAATACTTCATATTATTTTCAACATAAAAATTTGTAACCTGGTTTTACAGCCTCAGCTTCTTCTCTCGTATCAAACATTAAGGTAGTGACAGCTCCTATGCCATAACAAACGTAAGATACTTCCACCCACCACCTAAAAATCCCAGAGCCATAATCATCATAGTACGGCTCGGAAAGAATCTCTTCTACATACCCATCCAAATAATTCACGATCGCTCCTCCTTGTTTTTAGATTCTGCCTCTTCGAGTATGCTAATTACTTTATCGACAATATCTGAATCGGACATCTTCTCAATAAAAACATCCATCGCCTTAGTTATGTCATTGGCTTCTTTTTCCTCAAGAGCTATTTCTCCACCGGTAATAGCATCAGATAATGATGTAGATAAGTGTCTTATTTTATCAATGCTCATAAACGTAAATGGATTACCACCCCAGCCACCACCCATTTCTTTCATGATCTGATATCCACCTGAAATAAGTCTGCCTGATGTCATGGCCAAGGAGGATACGATTAGGGACAGTACCGCCGCTTCCGTCCGCTCCTCGGACACGCCCTTCGACCACACGGCTGCCCTTATAGCGCCGGCCAGGTCGTTTATGTATGGCATGAGGCAATCTTCCATCGCTTGTGTTATATCAGCTATAACCTCACTACGCTCTTTATTTATGTAGTAGATAGAAGCATTGTACCTCTTTATCTCTTTGTCCATATCATTTAAAAGACGCTTGATATTGTGCTTATACATAGGACTGGTTTTAATTACTTCCTTTAGCTTAAGAATGTAATTATAAGCCTGGTCGTTTACGAACAACGTCATGGTTTCAACCGTTGAATGAAGCGTGTTGAGGCTGTTAAGAATCTTATCGAAATTGTTTATCAAATAAGCTTTTCTGGTTTTTGCTGCGTAATTAATCATCGCATTCAAATTTTAGATTTACTTTATGTTTTACAACATGATTAGTATAATATTGTATATAACCACCTATGATAATTTTTCTATTTTAATTGATTTTGATGATAGATACATATTCCATGTCCCTCTGCCTCTGTCACCTTTTTCGTTTTGTTTTTGGATTGTCAAGTACAGATCTCCGTCTTCACATACTTCAACTTTTTTCAAGAAGCCTATCATTTCATCTCCTGCTTCGTGTAAAATACGGATCTTATCTCCTTCTTTTAATCCATAATTGGAATCAAAATATTCTTTTTTGATTCTATCAATATTGTCTTTATGTTTTTTTATAGCATAAAGCTCTTTTCTTAATAAATAATTTAGTTGTTCTATTGTCATTTCTTTTCCTCCTTATTTAATGGTATTAATCCTTTCCCGTGCTTATCATACCACAGCATAGCTATACAGTTCCATGCACATTGTGCAAGATGAAAAGCTCCTGTATCTGAGTCTATTCTTTCCCCTTTCATGTATTCCATTAAGTGCCTGGCAGCCGCAGCACGATACCGTTCAAACCCGTTGTCAAGGTTCTGCCATTTATTGGGTCCGTACTTCTTTGCACCAGCATGATAGACTCTTACAATATCCTCAATCTCTTCCATTGGAAGCAAATCCCATCGTAGTTTGTCGTCAATGATGTCATTCTTTGCCGACTTACTTTCTTTATTTTCAAAAAGAGTATTATCACTCTTAGATACATATTCAACTGGTACATCGAACTCCATACGACCTTCGTATGACAGTGTAACTTCTGTATCTCCTTTTTTGATATCCTTTTCACATGCAACCTTAAGTCCTTTTCTGGCTACTGTTACTTCACGAACATTAAGATCTCTGTTAAGAACTACATCGGTTCCTTTTTTAATAATAATATCGTCCATCTTTTATTTTGTTTTATCGTTATTTTAATTAACTGTCTAATAATATCGTCCATCATCTCCTACAAAGCGATCAAATTCTTCTCCGCTCATGATAATGCGGTTAATGATAATTATGCCGTTATTGCTATAACTATCATTTTTAACTCCCATGTCATCAAGCTCCTTCTTTAAATCTTCAAATGTAGGGCCTTTCTTGTCTTTAAAAAATAAAGTAGCATGCACAACCCTTCCGTTGTTTAGTTTTACTCTCACGGTATAGAGATATCCTTTTTCTTCTTCATCCTTTTTATTGATACCATCAAGGATGCTATTTATCATATCCTTGTCCTCACGTGATAGGTTGGATATGGCTATTCTGCCCTTTAATCTAAATATTTCGTTTTCGTTCATGACTTTCTGTTTTATTGTTTTCAAAATATTGTCTTACGGCTTCTATGGCTTTATCATCATCAAAAGCTTCTTCAAACTCCGTGTAGAACCTATCTCGCTCCATGCAGAATGTGTTTTTCCCTTCCGGTATAGGACGGAACACAACCACCCTCTCTTTGTCGTGATTGGTTCCTATTATGTTATTATCTAAGATAATAGAATACCTTCTTGAACTTTTGTTGATAACAACATCATGTTGAAGACCATACAATTTAAGTATTTCCCTTAATTCATTTGTTTTCATTTATATTACTCCTTCCAAATTTACTTTAATAGAACCATTTATGGTTTTAATGCTCCCATCTATGGTTGAAATCACATCATCTATATCATTTATAATACTTTCCATGTCATCAACCACCTCCTCCATATTAGCTACAGCCTGATCTGATTCCCAATATCTTTCTGAGTCTTGTAACGATTCCGGTATATTATCTCTCGCCTCAGTCTCTTCGTCTAAAATCATATCAACATCATCTTTGGCTGAATTTATGTTGCACTTCAACTCCGATAACTTTGATTTGATGTATTCAAAATCTGTTTTATACTTATTTACGTTGTTAATAACATCCGATATTTTTTTTCTTCTCTTGTTGTTCATGCTTTTATCCTATTATAATATTCTATAACCTTTTCTTTTCTATCTCCTGGTTTTACTGCCATATTCTCAGCCAAGAACCTAAAATACGACACCGGTATGTCCTTGAATCTAATTCCTTCATATTTTCCAAACCACATTATTATACTGTCAAGATCGTCTTCTCTCCTACCATCTCCATTCACAGATTTAAGAGAAGCTGCCCGGCGAAGGATTTCGTCTTTGGTAATAATATCCCCCATCCTTATATTGGATAGAAGCTGATTGCCGGCAAACATACACCAGCCCTTAGAAGGGAATTGTTCGATTGTCAAGTCTTCTATCCGACCGAAACGCCTCATGTTGTCGCAGCAATCAACTATCAGCGCCTCTTTCTTGTCAGGATGGATGCGGACGGCGCGGCCTAATATTTGGTAATAAGTTGAATATGAGAACGTTGGTCGTCCAAACATCACACAATCAAGTTCAGGAAAATCAAATCCGGTAGCAAGCGTTGAATAATTAAACACGACCTTTAACTTACCTTCTTTGAAATCTGATATGATTTGCTCTCTTTTCTTTTTGGTTGTTAGCGATGTTACGACACCGGTTATGGCTCCCATCCTGGCATTCATGAACTCTGATATTCTATTACATGATTCGATAGAATCCATACAGACCAAAATGGCTTTACGTTCGTTCATAAGTTGAAGAAGGCGCTTGTAGATAGAGTTGTTTAAGCCATTTCTTACAATACTTTCTTTAATAGATTCGTTGGTGTATTCAGCCCCGGTACTGTTTAACATCAGAGCCGATTCATCAAACGACCATCGTTCGTACTTAAGTGGACACCAAAACCCTTGAGAAGTTAGTTCTTGTATTTGAGTTACATGAACTATTTTCTTGAAGAAGTTATGTTCGTCTTTCGTCAGCATATTGAGTTTGCTGTAGTTTCCTTCCAGCATGGAACTGTAGGTCCGGAGGCGGCAGGGAGTGGCGGTGAAGCCCAGCACCTTCGCCTCTGGAAACCCGTTCATAAATTCCATAAATTCAGAACCTTCTTCAGGAGAATATCCTGAATGACATTCGTCTATCAATAAGGTATCTATCCCTATATCCTTCAACCTTGCTACGTCTTTCTTTATGCTTTTAAGTGTAGCATAAGTCATAGCCGATAATTCCTTTACGCCACATGAGGCAGAGTATATGGTAGGTTTAGCTCCAAATGATATGGCTTTCGCATAATTCTGTTCCAGAATCTCTTTTGATGGCTGCAATACTAACGTCGGTCTATTTATCTCATGCGCTATCTTGGATATCAGAAGGCTCTTTCCACATCCGCATGGGGCTACGATTATGCCAGGCTTCTTAGATCTTCCAGTAAGAAACTTAAGCCCGGCATCTACTGCCTCTTTTTGGTAAGGTCTAAGTTCAAAGCCCATCACAATCTATTATATTATTTTTTGAAAGTTCTATTATCGCCTCTTTCAACATCTCCCTTGCCTTATTCTCATTATCTTCAAACAGGCATACACTGCATGTAGCACCTTTGGAGGGGTAGTCTCTGTAGGCTTCTGCTCTTTCTACAACGTACTCACAACAATAGTCGTGACTCATGTCTTTTGCTATACTTATAAAATGATCTTCTCCATCCATCAACACGCAATATTCAGCATCGTTTTCGCATGCAATAACACCTTTGTTTTTTAAAATGGATAGCACTTTATTTCCAAAAAGTCCAATATAGACCCATATACCTTTCCCTGCATTTTTGTAAAAAATATCCATTCCTTCTTTGATTGTGACTTTCTTTTCCATAATCCCTTATTTTATATCAGTAATTAAAACATATCTTTTAACAATATCTTCAAGCTCCATAGAAAATAATAAACTTGGGCTTTTTCCATACTCGTACAGAGCGAACCCTTCCTTTATTTCTAATATCTTAATCACATGCTTGCCTCTTTCAAATGGATCCATGAAGTAGCCTTCGTATTCGTATCTTTGACCGACTTTTATTTTGTCGGTCTTCTTCTTCATCTTATACCGATCTATTGCCCTGCTTATTTTTATAAGAGTCGTTATAAACAAGTATGATAATAAAAAGACCGCTGCTCCTGCTATCAATGCTTCTTTCATTGCACCTCTTTTAAGTAGTTAAACCATATATCCTCCAGTCTTTCCTGAAGCTCAAACGCTTTCTTGAAATTCCCGCATCTTACAGCAACGTCTCTCATGTATTCTACGTTTATAACTTCCGGATCTTGCCGGTATTTTGTTCTTAACCTTTGAACATCCTCGTATTTCATCGCTTTATCTTTTTAGACGGATCCCAATCCGAAGAGAAAGGGCATTCGTTTTTGTTATGTAATCCAAAGTCACAATAATAACACAGTGCTGACGGGCAGGGTAGCTTGTTTTGCGAAACAGGCTGGCTTAGGGTGGCACGCCGCTTGCTATACCTGGCTCCTTCTGCTCCCTGGATGTACGCTTGAAATGATTTTACACTATTATCTTCAAAATCATACATTTTAGATAAAGTGTCATTTAGCATTTCTATAGATTTTGTTTTACGTTCTTCATCTACTTTAACCTTTTGGTACTGCCTGGTTCTGGTAAAGAAATAGATGTTCATATCTGGTAGAACCCCACCATATCTTCTATAGATGTAAAATGAATATATAGGATGCTGTAAATTTGTTTCCAACTTCTTAGAATCAAAAACCTTATTACCTGATTTCCAATCTATGACATAATGGTGAACTACGTTCTTGCTTTTTATAGCCAGATGAAGGTCTACCGATCCTACTATGTACACATGAGTATGAATTACTCCATTTATGTTAACAGGCTTAGGAAGACGGTACGGTAGCACAAAATCCTCTTCGACTCCTATTATGGCACCGTGTCTGATGAGTTTCTCACAGGGATTAAGATCACTATCAGCTATCATAAACCTATTCCCGTCTTTTTTAAACAGATCCACAATCCAAGCAAGAAGTTCTCCAGATTGTTTCATGGCTATCATCATATTTTCCGGTGATTGCCAAGGTATGTCTTCTTGGTAAGCATAGTAACTTATTGCTTCTCCAAGGTCTTTACCAGAAGGCTGTCTTCCGTTCTTGAAAAAGTATTCCAGTGTCTTATGAATAACCGTACCATAAGACGTAGCTTCTTGTTTTTCTGTAGACCTTTTACCTTCCACATAAGTCTTATACCATTTCATTGGACAAGTAAGAAACGTATCTATCTGGGAATAAGATATGGCAAGACGTTTCACACCATTAAACTCCTTATATAGCAAATGCGTTTCCGGGACCATCATAAGCTATCGTCTTTAAATCCTTCCGGGTAATATACGACATACTTCTTACCATCTTCTGGTGTCATGGCGAACTGCATGTAGTTGTTACGATTACGATGTTTGCCATCCAATCCACGTTTCCAATACAGTATCCCGTCTATATCCACATAAGATCGGCCTCGGTCGGCTCTAACTACGTCCGTGTGCAGCAGATACCCGTCGGAAGACACGATCCACACTTTATCCCCTTTGTTTAAATAGGATATTCTTTTTCTTACAACAACCTTTTTCTTATTATCTAATGCAAATTCCTCATCAGTCATACTCTTCATCCTCCTCTTCTTCTGTTTCAAAATCAATTCCATAACACTGATCATAATGCTTGGTCAGTTCTTCTGGTTCTAAATCTTGTCCAAAATCCATGTTAAAAATATTGTAATTAGTAAAGCACTGTCCCTGCCGGCAGGAAATCTATAAATGCTGCTTTTGCTTCTTCAATTAGGCCCAAGTGTAACCTTGGGCCATTGTATTTATTTTTTGTCATCTCCTTTTAACTTCTTTAAAGTATCTGCAATCGGAAGCTGATCAATGACTCCCAATGCCGGAGCAACGGCCTTAACAACATTGTTAAGGAAATTACCGGTGCTGTTCTGACCGCCGTCAAATACCGTGATATTTCCGAGATTGATGTGCTCGAACGCCTTAACCTGTTCTCCAGCAATTTCTTTCCACTGATTAACCATCTTGTACTGGATGGCGATCTGAGGATTGGATTCTGCTGCTTCCACCATAGCCTTAAATCCGTCGGCTTCTGCCATCAACGACTTTTTCTTACCTTCGGCTTCCGCTTCCAGCTTCATCTGAATAGCTTTTGCTTCCGCCTCTGCTTTTGCCAAATGTGCTGCTGCTTCAGCATCGGCCCGGCGTTTGATCTTCTCGGCCTCCTTGCTTTAACTTAAGAAGTAACTTATATACGTAAAACAAAACGATAAAGAAAAACGACCCTATCACAACCCCTACTAAATGGGAACCCGAAAAGTAGGTAGTCCAGCTATATCCAAGAATAAAATGTGTTATGCCCTTGAATGATATGATGTCCGACAAAGACATACTTAAATCAGAAGCATCATCAATATCAATATCCGTATCCAGATCAGATCCTAATATCGACAACAAAAACTGTATAACAAAAGCAAATGACGCTATTAAAGCCATGCATAAAATTATGTCACTTCCCATATCCTTCTGTTATTATTTTGTAAACAAGATCAGTCATATCTTTGATGGTCTCCATATCATAATCAATAATAACAATATTGAATTTTTGTTCCACCATCGTTTCCAGTTCAATTTGATCGATAGAATCTAATCCAAGTTCTTTAAACGTCACATCTTCTTCATGAACTATATCTATTTCCGAATTAAGAAACTGAGTAATAATTATATCCTCTATTATCTTTCTGATTCTTACTTTTTCCATTGCTTTCTAATTTTGTTAAATAAATACGTTTTTATGTTTTTCAATCGCTCTTTGTCTGTTTCAGAACTTCCGGTAAACAAATAATCCGGATTGCCTTTAGCCGGCGGCGTAGGCAATTTAGATACGGCAAACAACCAATCCATTTCCTTATTCTTCTTAGACTCCAAATAAGGCTCGGTAGCGATCTTAAATTTTTCAGCTATTAAGTCAAAGAGCTTTGAATTTTTAAGGTTCATATGGACCGAAAAGGCCTGAGAAGGCGGTTTCCATATGAAGTTACATAAGCTCATTGTATAATCCCCTGACTCTGCTATATAAGATTCCGTTACCTGAAGTATGACCTCTTTCTTGAATGAGGTGTTACCCATAAACCAACACAACCTGGATTCCGCTTCTTTTCTGCTGACACCTATGTCTTTTGAATACGATTCGTACATTCCTATCATAATCTTCAACGTTTCCAGAACCTCGTCTGTCATCTCCGGTGTCTCTATATAATTCACAAAAGACGTTCCTTTGTTGGTCAATCTCATCACGCCTGATTTTAATTTCTCAACCAGGCCAAGCTCTATATACCTCCCAGCATCTTTTTCCAGCATGGCTTCGATCATAACCGTATCCTTCTGTCTTATAGCAAGAAGATTAGCCAGATCATTAGGAGTCATGTCTGATGCTGCAAGTTGTCTGAAATTGATGTACATGCCTAATCAGCTTTAATAAAAATAACATCCTTACCATCCTCCCTCTCTACGTGATTACACGGGCCTGCGACTACATCTACCGACCCGCATGTAATGTGGTCATTAAATATACATCCTTCACATCCTAAGTCTGGCTCTGGAGCATCCACACATTTTAATCTCACAAGTCCGGCATCAAACACTTCTCCTACTTTAAATTCCTTCTTTTCCATATTTCCTCCTTGTTTTTAACTGTTGTACCCTTCTTTGATAATCGAATTTCTACCGGTAGATACCGACTGTCGAAGATCGTCATGTACAGAATCTACCGTAGAATACTTGTTTCTGGTTGTAAAAATCACTTCCAGCATCTCCTTGTAATCACCTAAAGCTACTTCATATCTCGGATCTACTTTGGCTTTTCTTTCGGCCTCGGCATTACTCTTAGCCAGCTCTCGGTCAAGAAGATCTTCTTTGATTCGGTCAGCAATCATATCAAGTTCTTTTTTTATAACTTCTCCTGCTGCCCGAAGTTGACCTTCTACGTCGCCAAGCTGATCTTGGACGGTTCCTATTTCTTTCTTTAGACGATCGTATTCGTTAATCATACCCATATCACCTGCATAGCCGGAAAAGTCCTTGATTATTCTGGTTCCTTCTTTAAGGAGCTCAATGACTCGTCTTTTGCGTTCTCTGCTTATTAAAGACGGAAGACGATAATTCATATCCGCTACTGCTTTATCATGTATGGAGTTGATTAAAAACATCTCTCTTTCATCCCCTGCGAACTCAGTAAGAACCAAAAGGAACTTACTTATCAGGTATTCGTTTTCTTCTACGGTAAGTCTCATACGTTTCTTTTTTTTAATATACTGACTGTTCTTCCTTTACCTCTTGTTCTTGATCTTGATTGTTCGTAACGTCTTCCACAGTATAGAGCTTGGGCGGCGTCGGCGGCTGGTTGGGGTTCACGAACTTCGTCCCGCCCTCCCCGTACATCCATCCATGCCCCGGCAGGATCTCTGGGTGGATTGTATTAGTAAGCTCTTCCATACTAACTTGCCTTACCTTCAGTATATGATGAAACACCAGTCCGGCTGTCCTGAATGATGTTTTGTTTTCAGTTTTAAACCTATCAAGAGTCTGATACCAATCTTTCCCAAATATCATATACTTATCCAGCCCGTACCTACGAGGATTGTGCAAGCCTATCATTAACGTACATAACTGACCCAGCGTATCAGACTGGTAAAAATCAGAAAGACGCGGAGGCTGCTCTTGTGGGCTTTTTATCCTTCCTTCTATTTCTCTGTTGAATTGGGATATGATGAGGAAAAATATGTTTTTATATACTAATTTAGCTTCGTTCATAACCGCCACCAAATCATCTATAGCCGACTTAGGATCTAATCCCATTCTTTTTATCAAAGCAATATGATCGACTTTAAATATTATAAGACGTTTGTCTTTATGTTTGGTAGCTATATGATACACAGCCGCCTCAAACTCTTTTACCGTACACGGAGCATCGATGTATATTATATTATTCCTGATTTCACCTTGAAGGATTTCAAACATCCTCATCTCTTCTACTGTATTAGAATCTTGCCTTCTTAATATTTCAGGAGCCCGCTTTTTCATATCCTGGCTCATTCTGCGAAGAAGAAGATCTTGAGGATTCATTTCGAACTCGCAATTGACAAGAAAATAATCTTCTGCTTGCGGGTTGATCATCGGATTCATCACATTTTCCAATATCTTTTGGGCCACATACGATTTACCTACAGATGGCCGGGCTCCTATGGCAATAGCGTGCTGAGGGAAAATACCTCCAAGCAAAGCCTCATCAATATAATCGTATCCGGTTTTAGCGGGGATAAGCTCTCCCCGCCTGTATTTCAAGATATTCTCATACGCCTCTTCCATAACTTGTTTAGAGGTCTTGAATATCCTTCTTATATCTATCCTATTTGCTATCTCCTCTTGCATTTTTGTCACCTTTCGTATCCGACTTGGATCCCCTATTGGCTTTTACTGATTTATACCTAAGACCGTTCTTGGTATGAGAACAATCCTTGCCTTTCCTCCAGCCCTTGCCCTTCTTCTTGTCCGTTTCGTAGTTTTTACGACCAAGCTCCCGGCGTTTGGCTTTCTGTTCCGGTCTGGCATTTATCTCCTTGTCCTTTTTAGCCTTTTTCTTCCTGGCTTCTGGATGAGTCCTGTAGTACTCTGTTGATCTGCCCATGTGCTTATATTTTTTTTGATTAATAATAGCACAAAGATAGGCAATTCGCGCCCTATTTCAACCTGCCGTAGCTCATATCAGGATCACACCAGACATACCCATCTTTCTCATCATGGAGATACTCAGGACATCCTCTACATGCGCTACTTCCTGACACTATTTGATTGTTCTTATTAGGGCACTTTTATCTTAAGAGACCTCAGTGATGGCCCCGCAAGCCGGCCTTTAGCTTTTCCCTTATTCGGCCCTGATTCATGAACACCGACATAAGCGTTGCATGGTTTGCACATCATAACCATCCCTAAGCCTTTTCTGCTATATATTTTATCGGCATTTACCAGCTCAGTTTCTCTTCCGCAATAAGGACAAATTTCGCCTCTTAAAACCCGTTGTTGGCGCTCATTAAGTTCCATACCCTATTCTTTTGTTTTTCTTTAAACTTTTCATACAAACTGCTTTCAGTTTCCATTTCTGAGATCTCTACCTCTACGTCCTCTCTTTTGAAAATTACTTTCTTGGCTGTCGGATACGCACATTTAGAGATACGAATAGCATTACGAATAGCGTAAACAAAATACGTTTCTGGTGACGATTCGATCACCACTACCTCATTTAAAGTATTTTTATAATTTTCCATGTTGTTATCTACTTGCTTCAATTATATAATCCGGATGATCTTCGCACGCCTTTTTATATTCGATAAGAAACTTAAGAAATGAATCATAAGACCCCCATCCGTTTTTCGGCTCGTATCTCAAAAGACTTTTTCTCTTGGAGACCATAATACATATACCTTTTGTAAGTACATTCTTCATCTCATTGGTATATATTTCTCTATACAATTCTTCTGGTCTCCAAACATAATCGTACAGCGTTTCTTTATTTTCTGATACGAATATTCTTTGTGCCATCTTGTTCATGTTGTGGGTGATGTTTGCAACCCATTCACGATCCTCTTCTTTCTTCTTACTTTTAATATAAACGTCCAGGCTCATACTGTTTTTCTTTTACCTTGTTACTAATTATCAAATCTGCCACATCATCTCCGTCTCCTACATTTTCAACATTTTGAAGATAGTCTGATACTTTTATCCTTGACTTCATCATCATCCCATCTATCTTTTTATTCCATGTCTCAAATGCTTGTCCTTTGTCCGGAAAAGCTACAGTCTTTCTATCTTTTAAAACATCTATCACTTCCGGCCTTAGGTTCTGCAACCCACCGGTAGCTACAAATAACTCATCCGGTTTATTCACGGCACATATAATAGCCGTCTTTTCTGATTCCACCAAATTAACCACCTTATCTGGATACTGGCTTAGAAGATGCTCTCCGAACAGGCATTGTCTAAACAAGAAGTCTCTTGCATGCAACGAGTGATAAAACATAACATGAGGCCGTTCATTGTCACCGTCTTTTTCTTTCACTCTTTTTACATCAATCTCATTCCCCTGGCTGTCGGTCTTTATATAAAAGTCCATAATCTTGCCGGTTCTACATACAAAGTCCTTGTCTATCTGCCAGAATATACAACATCCTTTCCATCCCCATAAATCCATTGTTCCGACATGATACCTTCTGAACACATCAGATACCCTTTCTTTTCCCCATAGAGACGATAAAAATCTAAATACGGTGTTTCTATCGTCTGGAACCACAGTCCTCTCAAACTCGCTAAAAGGTATGTAATTTACAACGTCAGGATTTACAGGAGGACGATAAGCTCTTATACACTTGTTTCCCGAAATCCAAAGATCTTTGTCGCCTACATCCTTACCAGTAGGTCGTTTGTCGTAACCGCAAGTCCGTTCATGATCGCATCTTCCGAACTCGTTGCCAACAACCTGACCTGTTGCCACATCAATATAAGGAGTGAGGCACCGGCTTTTCCCGCAAGCCGGGCAGGTTAGCTTCAGTCGGCTCCTGCCGGGCCTGCGGTCAAGTTGAAACCGGGGTACGTTTTCGTATTTTCTGAAATCGAGCATAATGCTTATTTATATTACAAATCTTTTAGACATTTCCTCAGCAATATCATATACAACAATATGATCCTCTTCATTGTATGGCTTATTGATATTCAGCACTCCTTTTCTCACTTTGAACCTCTTATCTTTTCTGATATGATTCAACATCCCTTGTTGGAACACACAGTCCGCTTTCTCCATAGCAGCATTCTTATCAGACCATTCTTTTAGCGTATAACCTTTACTGTTCGTGCTTTTTGGAGAAAAATTCATAATACGTGCATCAATTCCGTACCAGTTTTTAACCATTCTCCTTTCAGCCTCCAATTGAAAAGCATGTTCATTTCGTATGTCACCTGATTTAAAATCTAAGATAACAATCTCTTCTTTCTCCACTTCTCTCACTTCCTTCTTCGGATCGCCTTTTTTGAACTGCCCCGTAGCCCTTTGATACACGGCTCCAAAATAACCTTCTTCTTTGTATTTGAATGTCATTTTAACCATCGCATCTATTGGAGTAGCTACCAAATAATCTTCTAATGATAATATTCTTTCAATCATCATCGGCTTAACCTTATACTCCGAACAAAACTTAGCAAACTTCATAACTCTGACAATCATATCGTCAAGATCATCTATGCTACCAAAGAATTTGTCAAGATTCTTTTTCGATATCTTCAGCTTGCCTTCTTGCACTGTCTTAACTATAAAACTTCGATTTAAGACCATATCTCTACCTGTCAAGTACAATCCATATAGGTAGTGCATGATCGTTCCTTTATCTGCATCATATTCTGATACTTCTTCCGGGTTGCGACCAATCATCCTCATCTCCTGTCTCCATTCTTGAAGAGCCGTCTTGTCATCTACGAATCCGTCTCTTATCATGGTTGTTACCGAAGCATATATCTTGGCTGTCCCATCGTCCATCTTTCTTACATAAAAACGATTACCGTCTAATGTCAATCTTACGAACTTGGGAGTCTCAATCTTCTTTAACTCATCACAGATATAAAACGGCTCTAACGTTTCCTGATTTTCTGTAAACGGATTCGAATCTTCTTCTCCAGGGTTAGGAGCGGCTTCCTCCGCCGGAGCTTCAGGTTCCTCCTTCTGGGCCTGCTCTGGCTCAGGCGCCGGCTCTTTAACTACTGGAGCCTGTCCGCCTCTTTCTGCTATGTCTTTATTCTTTATCAAAGACATAACTTCTTTTTTTAACTGCTCCGGTGTTTGATTGGGATCTGATACCGACATCACAACATCGTTCATTCTAAACAACGTATTTCCTTCTCCTTCCACCATAGGCACAAACCCTAAATCTGTCAATATTTTTATTTTCTCTTTCATGATCTTCCTCTAATCAATTCTTCTTTAATACAATGTAACACTGTTTCCACTTCATCTTTATCTCTATCTTTCACTGCGATAGCTATATCCTTACCATAACTCTCTCTCTGTATGTGAGCATAAAAGATAGTTTCATCGTCAGCTTCTATTCTTATTTTATAAAGTTTTCTCATATCTGTCAATTATTTCAATAATTAATCTACCTCTTTCTTTAATCATTCCCCTGCTTTCCATATCCAGTACCTTCTTTACCGCATACTTCCATACAAAAGGAAATTCTGTTTCAAGTTTATCAAATTCCATCCGGTCAAGATACATGTCGAATACCGTATGCTCCGATTCATGAAGGAAAACTATATTATCCCTGCAAGTAGCAACCGACTTATATATCCTTTTCGGAAGTATGTGACATACGTTACATACTGTAGGAAGATGAATAGCCCTACCAGTCATAGACATCCGAATACTATTTAACTCCTCCAACATAAGACGAAAAAACCCGGATAAATCCGGGTTCTCTAACTTTTTCTTCTTGCTGCTGTTTTTAATGGATGTAATTCTGTTTTTTTTCTTCGGAGTCAACTCTTTGCTCCTGCAAGCCTGGCATAAGCCATGACTTCTTATCATCACTTTTCGTCCGCATCGTTCGCAGACGTATAGCTTCTTTTCCTTGCTTTCCATTCGAATAATAATGATATTATTGAAAAGAACAATCCCGCTGAAGCCAGTAGATAAGGTACGTTCATTAATAATTTAGATACCTCGTCTGTCTTAATCACTATCAGAAGGAAAGCGCCTGCTGAAAGCAATGATATTATCGCCACAACAAGCGCTATGTTGGAAACTACATCAGCCTTACTCTTCACTCTTCTTCTCGCCTAATTTTTCAGCTCCCTTCTGAAGATCGTATTTGAATACGTCAATAATCTTCGTTTCAGCAATAGCTTCGCAATTCCAGTCGCCCAACGTACCCTGCATGCCTTTAGTCAACACAGCTTCGGCATCCTTGGGATTGCCGGCCTGGACATACATATAGCATGGTGTTTTCTTTTCTTTACCTTTCTTTTCATCCAGTGTAATGTAATTCACCTTACACTTATACCAGTACTCAGCTTCTCCGTTGAAGAAAATTTCCGACACTTTAATAGGATTTATTTTAACAATATCGAACTCGTTAAATAAATCCTTGAAAATCTCCAAAGATCTTGATTCTGCCTCTGTATAAGACAAGGCATCTACCAAATACTTTTCAGTTACTTTCTTTTTTTTGCCGTTCTCGATATTATCAATCTCGGCTTTTACCGTAATTTCAAACCAGCGATTCATTGTATTAATATTTAATTAGTTGATTTTTCCCTTTCTCTATACTGTTTTTAAATCTTTCAGAACACCATTGCAAAACGTCCATCATCATCATCTCATTATTAGATAAGATACCTTTTATAACTAACGCCAATTGATGTTGTGACATTCTTAGGCTCATATCAAATCTTCTTTCCTCTTCGTTTACTATCGTAGCCACGAAATACTTACACCCCTCTAAGTGCGTCAGGGCTTCAATCATAGCTTCTTTTATCTCTTTTTCTTCCATTTTGTTTGTTTTTTGGACAAAGATATGTCTTTTGATAATAAAAAAGATTCAAAATGATTTAATTTAGCTTAATTACTGCTCTTTTGATTCGTTCGGCATAGGCATGTCAAACTTTTTCCTGATAAACGATTCTGTTTCTTCATTGAATGGATAGGCCTCCTTAATAAAATTCATAGCTACTTCCATGTCACCGTCTGCTATATCTTTATACCTTTCAAAGATACCAACCAGGTCATTGTTGTATGAACGTTCTTGTTTTATATTGTACACGTATTTCAATACCCTGTCTTTAATTTCATTGGCTTTTTTCACAGTATCATTGAAAGAATTTATACTTTCCAATTCTGGATCTTTGTTTTCCTTGTTTACCTTATCAAACTCTTCCTTGCTATATCCCGCTTCTCCTGTAATGGCTGGGCAAACACTTCCATTTATGATCCAAAACTGCTCATACGATCCTATCAGAAACTTTGATTCCATTTTAAATGCATTATATTTAATAAGCAAATTAGCCACCTCAGTTGCACCTTCTATGGTTCTAAAACCTATGCCGATATCTTTTAACATAAATACTGGAACTCCCGTTCTTGGATACACGACTTCTTTTTTGTTCTTTATATTCCAGTTTTTAGCTTCAATTGGAATACCTTTACCAGCAAGCTCTTTGTCTATATACAGATATATCTCTTTGCATGTCAATGACACAATCTCATCTCTGCTTAAATCAAAAACTGTTTTCATTTCTTTTTATTTATTAAATTAAACAATCTACTTCTTTGTTCGGGCTCCGTATATTCAACCCATATATCGGCTGCCACATTTCTAAGAAATTCCATAAAGTCTTGATGATCCCTGTATTCAGCAGAATCAACTTTTCTCACAAAACTTAGAATTTCCTTTAACATCTTATTGTTTTCTTCAAGAAGTTCTCTGTCGGTCATAACCTTTCATATTTTCTTCTTAACTCATTTTTACCCATTTGGCATTATCAGGTATTAAATCCTTAAATTCTTCTGGGATTTTCCCTTGATGCCACCAATCATTGGAAATGATTTTTCTCCCATCATTTGAAATAGCCTCCATCATTCTTCCTCCCATACCCATGAATCTTCGTGTTTTGTTGTTTGTATTGGGAACAAACGGATTAGCTATCCATGATTCTCCATCTATAATCAACCAATTGGGATTATTCTTATTCTCTTCATATAGTCTGATCCAAAACGCACAAGAATAGCAAACTCCATCTCGTTCCATAATAGACCGTATAGGACATTTACAAAAATGTTCTGGATTCATGCTATGTATATTATTTTGTCCCGACCCATCTTCGCATCCGCATTCGGGACATATTTTCTTCTTTTCGCTTTCCATGTTGTTTATCTTGTTTTTAAGGTAATAGATCATCTAAATAAGCCCATGATTCCATTTCATCTAATCTGTATAAGATACATCCTGGACGGCTGGATATAAAAGTTTTGTTCTCTTCCAATATACCCATAATTGGATTCTTTGATCCTATTGTTGATTTCTTAGGGAGAAACACAATAAAACGGTGGCAATCTGGAATTACTGTTATAGAATGCCACACGCTGTTAATGCGCCACTCTGCACCAGCTTTAAAAAGAGGAATAGCATATTCTTGTTCCATGTCTATTTAGTTTTGAATTAATGTGAAAAGAGCAATTATAGCCGCAACTGATATAATAGATAAAATAACGTTTGCCAATGCATGCTTTAAGAGGCGCCTTTCGAGATTTGCGATATGCTTTCTTAGTCCTTCGCAATGTTTTTTTGTAGATCTGGATTCTTTGAGTTCTTTGTTGTATTTTACCATATTTTTGTCGCACCATTTCATTATATCAGCACTTGCTTTGTTAAGCATATCTCTGATTTTTTCATCATCATAGAATGGTATTTCAACATCAACACAAGTATTTGGCCTGTATAATAATCCGTATGTATCAAAGCACACTTTCAATGTGACAACTTTAGGCTTAGCCATTTCTTCGGCTTGTTTCTTTATCTGCTCATCTGTTGCTTCGGCTTTAGCTTTAAGCTCATTGTAGTCTTCTATATTCAGCAAAGCCATGTTTTCAAATTCTGTATTCATATCTACTATTTCTTATTTAGAGTGAATGTTTGCCAAATGCTTTATCCCAACGCCTGCTTGCTATCTGTACACATACTACCAACGCATCACGATATTTACGGGATTAGATGGTTCTTATGTGGCGGATGTTGATAATCCTAACAACGCATTCGTACTGATTTTTGCAAACTGTTCACTCAATTATTTTTAATTTTTAATTAATTCAACTCCTATAATATCTTCGTAATCAATATAGTGCATCATTAAAACACCGTTGTCATCATTAGCCATTATTTCAACACAAGCAGAACATCTATTGAATGCACCTTCGATTGTTATACCTGTTAATTGCCTAAAGAATCCTAAAAATTTCTTTGGCCTGATAATCCTAATACGGACAAGATCATTCCAAGTTATTCCTTTATATTCACAAATAGATTTAAACTTCTCGGCTGTCATAATTCGATTATTTTAGCTGTTAGTCATTTTTTGGAATCCAGTTATCCGTATCACAGTGAAAGCAATATCCGGTTTTAGGATGCTCCGCACCGTCTTTAGCTCCGCAGGTTCCGCAATAATATTCCTTATCATATTCTGGGGAAAGACCTTTATTTCGTTCTTTGATAACAGCTTTTCTTTCTTCGAGCATCATCATTTTATCAGGATTACGACTCAAATAAAACTTTCTGACTTTATGTATTTGCTTATCAAACAGATCATCGGACTCGGCAATTTGTTTTGCTGTATATTTACTCATGCTCAATTATTTTTAAAGTTTATCTATTATTTTATCACCCATTTCCTGCCATTCATCACTCACGCTTATAACCAATCCTATGACAGTGAATGATAATAGCAACGTAAAAATAAGCCATAACAGAAAGCAGATAAAAACACATACATACCTCATGATTTTTTAGTTGTTAGATAAAAGCAAAATCGGTTCATTTGACTCCGCAATTGCTTTTATTTGTTCTGGATTGATAAAACTCTTGACTTGTTCGCTTATCTTACAAATAGACTTGATTATATCAACGAATAATTTCGAGGTACATTCGTTACACTCCACTTCCATTACCTGTTTATATCTATTGTATGATATGCTCGTTACACAATTCAGCCAGTGCGCATAAGTTCCTTTTTCTGTATTTAACCTGCCGTATTCTACTTTTGTCTCTCCATTTCCATATTCAATTACTCTTTTTAGAAATGGTTTTGCATAAACACTAAAACCGAAAGGTTGGGTGTTTAAGGCATCTAAACGGGAAGTTCCATCTCTCCATTTTCCATTTTCATCGCCTCCTGTCCATTCCTTAGAGGGGTTAGGGACAATATTTCCGTTTTTGTCATAGGAAAACGTGCAATTCGTTTCCAGTTGATACTTAATAACAGGCACTTCTTCTACTATTTTATAACTCAAACATCTCTTCAGAACTTCCCTGATTTGACTTTCCAAATCAGAAAGTGCTATACTATTGAAATATCCTTCGTTGCCTAATCTGTTTGTAGGTAATTTGATCCCATAAGAATGAATCTTGTCCACATCTTCTTTTGACAAGGTAGTGGTAAACACTCCTTCTTTGGTGACATTCACTTTAACAGTTACAGACAAACTGTTATTAGCGTTCTTTTCCGTTATATTTAGTGTTGTTAATGCTGCCATAATCAGATCTTTTTAAAATCAATTCGAATAAATATAATACATTCCTGCTTCATATACCTTATGTACATCAGGGTCATTCTTGTCTTCCGGTTCCAATTCACTCTCTTCACAAGTATAATCCCATTCAGAGTTGTAGTACATATCCTCGTCTGTTTTCTCCAAGGAACAATCTTTCATTAGATTCATATTTTCTCCCCATACTGCAACTTCTTGTCGTTGCTCTTCTTCTGTCATAAGGGATATTTTGTCTTTTAATTCTTTCCAGGTCATGATTTCTAAAATATGATCAATAATTCATTCTACATCAAAAAGTTGATCTAACACTAATAATTCTGCATCCATATCTTCATCTTTCGGGAAACGAACTTTTATGTTTCCGAACTTAGATGTCTTAAACAAGATGTAGGGGTTCATGTCTTCGGCGGTCACCGGCTTATATTCCTTAACTTCCGACATCTTGAGATACCAGTCGCCTATTTTTACAAATCCGGAGAAGATAGAACACAGATGCGCTTTTACGGACTGTATCTCCTTTTTATCTTTGAAAGGTATAATTTCGTCCTTTCCCCTTATCCTGATTGACAGAAAAGGACGAATGTTATCTGTTTCATTTTGAAATTTGAAGCCTGTTATAGCTTGTTTGGGGATTCTTCTTCCCATTAATATGAAATAAGCCATTGCAATAAGTTGTTTTACTTTGTATTCTATAATCCTACCAACAAGTTCCCCGATGATAGAAAATATTCTAATTCATAGAGGAAAGAAAAGAAGTAGCTCTTTCAAATTTTCTTCTTAGTTCATTAGACCATTGATGATCATAATCTGCCAATAATGATCCCATTTCCATTATTAAGGAATAAACTTCTTCTTTTCTTGCTAAAAAAGATTGTTTGTCTTTTTCTTTTAATGTTTTCATGACTGTAACTTAAAAATGAATAATTAATTGATTTATAAAAAATGTGTTAAAATGACATATAAATGCCTTGATCAATTGGACACAAATGTACAAGTTTTATTAAGATACCCTTCTGTCATCTCTATGAAATTCACACAATCTAATTTGCTTAACTTGTAAATCAATGCCGGATTGTGTACTATGGCTATAATTTGTGTTTGTGGTTTATGGAATGACAATACATTATAAATTTGCATTATGTTGTCAATGTCAAGATTCCTATCTGGCTCATCCATGAGAACCGTGTATTCAAAACTGCTTTCTGTTAATGTTATGCGGTTTCTTTCATAATACTTCAACAGGTTATCAATTCTTTTAATCCAAAACGCATTTGATTTTTTCTTGTATTCTACAAGATCTTGTATTGGAAATGTATAATCCTTTTGACCGAACATTAAATTGAAAAGTGATTCCAATGATAACACCACTTTCTCTCCATAAGATCTTCGAATATTATTCACATACAAATCTAAGTTGCTGATGTTTTTTAATACACTATCTCGATTCATCTCCGCCGATGGCAATAAACGGAATACTTTCCCTGCATAATCGGATGATATGTCAATCCCATCAAGAACCTTGTCATCATCATCATCATCATCAAATATAGGTGGAAAATCCAGTGCCTCGATCGGTATTTCAGAGCACATGGATTTCTCACATAACGCATACATTGATATGATGTTAAGCAAGGTTGATTTTCCACTACCGTTTTTACCTATAATTACGTTCACTCCTGGCTTGAAAATAAATTCTCTGCCATTTTCAAATGCTTCTATGTCAGAAGCATATTCAAAAGGAGTTTTTGTGTTGTCTTTTATTTTTACCGATGTTATCATTGTAATCCTTTTTAAAAATCAATTACCGTCCGAACCATGTCTCCGATGTGCTTGTTGCCGGTGCCCGTGAGGCCACTGGAGAAGACCACGTACCACGCGACGGCCTGGCTGCTCTCAGTACTGGACCAATACCACGTCGAGGAGAGGGGAGATGCCGAAACATAAGTGAATGCTTTGTTTAGTTCGTCCATATAATGGGCCATTAAATTTAATTGACCAAGAGATGGTATATACTCGCCATCTTCCAGCAGATTTCTCAATTTTGGATTTCTGGCTACAAGGCGTTCCGTATTGCCGCGTCCGTCAATGTCAAACAGCGCATCACATTCACGTTCGTAATATGTCCCACTTCCGGATTCTTCACGGCTATCATCGTCAAGCAATTGTACGATATCATGCTCCGTCAGTGAGATTGCAAATGACATGTATCTGTGCTTCAACCCGATGTATCGTACACAATCTTTGGAGTTATCGCCGGTAAACGGCTCTGCATGTCCGTCTTTGTAGATTATATACAGTCCGTCAGTTGACTCTTTCTTATCCTCTTCGGATGGTACTCTGTTTTCACATGTACATTTCTCACTTTTGGATCTTACGATTATATTCAACTCATTTAATACATGATTCCTGATGACGCTCTCGCACGCTTTTCTTACAAAATCATGATCTCTTCGTTTGAGTTCATCATTCACCATGCATCTGATCCAGTTTTCTATCTGGTTGTCACCTCCATATGTATTAACCATGTACCGTTTTACGTGTTTCTCCAATAACGGCTCTATGTTTTTGATTATATCTTCTTTGGTAAGGTGAAGTTCATTTAATATACAGTTCCTTACTGCCTTGTATTCTTTACTTGTGCTCATGATATGCCCATTTAATACTGTGAATCATATTTTCTTTCTCTCCCGCTGTCTTCCCCTATAGGATTATCCCATCCGTATTTTACAGCCGTAGCTTTAAATAGAGGTAGCCCGTAAAATCCATAATCATCCTCATCCCAGTCTTCAAGACCTTCTTCCAGGATGTAGTTCCACATCATTACACATTCAAACATTAAACTGGCTGATATTCCTCTCTGATTTAATGCCTTTTCAAAACCGAATCTTACATCTTCTTCAAGCTGTTTCAAAACATTCTCCCTGGTAAATTCAACTACAGTACTGTTCCACCTTTCTTCGTTATTGTATTCTTCGTTCGGCTCCATACCGAAATCCTTTATCATGTTATATGGGATAAATTTAGCCAGTCTGTTAAAATCTCTACCGTCTAAACATTTTGATGCTAATTCTTTAAGTTGTTCTAATGTTTTCATAAGCAATTTTGTTTTATAGGTTAATCCCATCCTCCAGTAGTGTGCAAAGATACATCTTTCTCCTCTACATTTACACCTTTAAGAGCCTGTAGAAGTTTTTTCTTTGTCTCCCGGCACATATTATAACCATATCCCTTATACCGATATGAGCGCTCCCATGTACTTACTGGAAAAGGAATATTTTCGTCAATGACCAGCCTCTTCATATGAAGATGTTCGAAGAATTTCTCATGATAGAGTAGCTTATATTCGTATGCTACTATGCTTGCGGATGAGAATGGAAAATAATCATCTTCCTTTTCTTCGTATTTAGGCTCCTTGTAGTAAGCCATTTTTGCTACAGTAAAGTCGAAGCTCCTGAGAATCTCTTCTGGCTTTCCGAACTCTGACTCTATGAACTCTACCCATACCTTTTCTCCCTCTTTCTGGAATGCGCATACCTTCTTATTTCTATATTTAAATTTCCATCCTTCTTTCTGATGTTTTTCATCATTGAACAAATTAACAGCCTCCTGAAAATCGCTTTCACTTTCAAAGAAAATATCAATGTCTTTTACTCTTTCTCCGGAAAGGATATTTTTAAAACATCCTCCGGCAATGAATCCTTTATGACCTTCCATGTATTTGTCGAGCCATCTTATCTGCCAGAAATTATCTGGAGTATCTATTATAAAATTGTTCATATCATTCATATTTTACTTTTACCATGCGAGATAAAAATTCCGCTTCACAATAATACAGTGAGTGTAATTGCTCAGGTCGACTCCGTTGTCCGTAAATGTATCCAGGACTCGTTTTTCCACGTATTTGAGTTTTACCATTATCCCCTTCTTAAACACTTCTATTAACTTCTCATTGCACTCAATAGGTCCAATAAGACAGTATCTATTCGAAGGACTGTCTGATATACAATATGTCTGACATCCTAACATTTTCTATATTTTACAATTCTTAGCTATGTTACTTAATTCAGCGGTCATTATCAAATCTGATAGTGACCGCCCCGCATGCACATTTTTGAATAAATTTTACTTTTAATAATTTTCTCATTAGAGTTATCCTCTATTTACTTTTTTCTTTATTTCTTCCGCGATCTCTTCTAATGTTGTTGGAGATAAATAATCATCTATCCTCAACTCTCTTACATAACCTAAGCAATCCAAATCTTTAGCATCCATCTCCTGCCTCTCTTCGTCGACCCACCTTAAAGTGCCATTTTCTCCACATTCCGGGCATTTATCTGCCCCACATGGAAGAAGCATTTGCGCCCCACATAAGACACATCTCACCCAGTCTCCATGCTGCACCCCTTCGTATGTTATTGTTTTCATATTTGTTATCCATTTTTATTAGTTCCTAAAAGATGTTCGTTACCCTCAAAATGAATACAATAATCCCATAATGTTCCATTGGAACATTCGTACTTATAAGGCAATCCATTATAATCGTCCACAATTTCCCTTGCAAACAAACTGATATTCCATTTTTTATTTCCTTCTTTTCTTACCAGCACTTTATCAAACGGCTTAAACTCATATTTCGGTTTTTCTTCAATCCCGAAGAAGCGTTTCAGATACTCTTTAGCTTCAGGTTCTTTGCTTGCCTTTAATGCGTCAACCAACTTTTGTCTTTCGGACTCAGTGGCAAATCTGTATTTTTCTATCTGATTTTCCCAAGCAGATAAACCATCTTCTATTTTAAGAATACCTTTTTGATTTAAAGAGGCATAAAAAGACGTTAAATATTTCCCATGTGTATTTAAAATAAAGATATAGCTACCATCTTTATTACTTAACACATCTCCATCTTTAAATGTAATATATTCTGGAACTTCAAGAAGGAGGCGATTTTCGCCGCTAATTGCTTTTCCTGTAGCAGAAAACCAATCTGCCGATACAGAAATCGAATGAATTACAACCAATAACGGACAAATTGACGAATTGTCTTCATATACGATTTCTGCTCTATTTCGTCCTTTCTCTGTCACAATCCGACCTTCTATTGACCCTATGTTTATTTTTTTTCGCTATTTTTAAATCAAACGGAATTGTTACTGTTTTCTGTTCCATAATCTTATTTGTTTTTATTAGTTCCTAAAAGATGTTCGTTTCCTTCGTATGGGATACACTGACTAAATCCTACCCCTCCTAAGCATTCGTATTTATTATCTTCTCCTGATTCTCTGGAAAATAAATGCAATTTCCACCTCTCTTGGTTAGTTCTTCTTACCAATACTCGTTCAAATGGTTTGAAGTCATGTTTCGGCATCTCATCTAATAGATACTCATATTCACTTAAATATCGTTTTATTATATCTATTTTTCTACTGTCTTCGACTTTTATAATCTTTTCTGCTAAAAATTTCTTCTCTTCTTCTATAGCCTTTCTTACATGCCGTTTTTTATCTTCGTCATACACATGAGTCCATAATTTGTAATCAAACTCAATATCTCCAAATTTTGCCATTCCGCATATACATCCCATTATCCCTTTGGTAATAATTCCATCATATATGAATTGATATCCATTAGTGCTTGTTAATACATCTCCTTTCTTGAAATACGCCCCAGCCTCTACTTTCAATTCCAGAGTGGTGCCGCCAATAGTACAACCTTCCGTGTTGGCATATATAGAACTTATTCCATATCCATCTTTTCTTACAAAAAGTGAATTATAAGGACCGGCGCAGTCTTTCGACTCATATACAAATTCTATCTCAATATTATCAATTAATACCGAACCTTCTATTTCTCCGCTTTTAATTTTTCTCGCCGTATTTAAATCAAACGGAACAATAATTGGATTTTCCATATCTTTTTATTTTTAATTATGTAATCAATAAAACAAGATGGACTACTTACACCCATCCCAGTTGTTTTGCTATTCTCTCCATTTCGTTATATGCTATCCTATGACATCCAGCGGTTAGCAAATCGTTTTCGTACCGATTTAGACTCCACTGGTGACCGGTGACGTCCTCCACCAGACCGTGCCGAAACTCGGCGCCCCGGTGCATTGCCGACACAGCCCGCCACAGTTTTCTGGCTTCTGCTATTCCAATCTTTATCTGTTTACTTGTCTCAATAATATTTCCTTTTATACGAATCCAGGCGTTAGGTTTTTCATCAGGAATATAGATAGGTGTATTCAAGAAATTGATTTCTCCTGACTTCCACTCTTCCAGTTTTTCATCAAAATCCTTGTAACGGGCTTCTTCTTCCTTTCTTAATCTCTCTAATTTTATTCTTTCTCTTTCTTCCTCACCCTTTCTCCATCTTTCAGATCTTTCTGAATACTTAATCCATGTACCTTCCCCGCAAACTTCATCAACAATCACATTTACGGTCCCTAACACTTTTAATCCTTGATGATCTAATAAAATTTGAAAGATGCGTTTTAATTCATGTACGTGCTTACGCTTGATACTATCTCCGCTCTTGGATAATTTATGATTGGTTCCAAGCCAATCATTAGCACTCTTTTTAAGGATACTCTTAGCAGTCCCCATGTTAAAGAACTGAATGTAATCCATCATATTCCCAAAAGCGCCCCAAATATCTGTATAAGATAATTCTGCTTTAGCTCTTTTGTATTTTTCAATAGACTTCTTAATTGATTCCAGTTTGCTGGCAACAAACCTCATATTACCAGTATCCGATATATTATCCCCTACACTGAAAACCATTGCCTGAGTTGGTATCGCATTACGAACATAGTATTGATGTTTGCTCGTGGTAGCAGAATAATAATCTTCATTTATCAGGTATGCTTTCTTTCCTTGTTTGTTTTTTACTATTCTCCCGACTTCAAAGTGATGCCCATAAGAATAAATATAAGAATAAATACTTGTACCTTCAAAGAAGAAATTGCTCCCTGATGCTGATTCTTCTTGTTCATGAGCCCACAAGTGAGCGACCATTGAATTTTTCATATAAATATCTTTTTAATTGTTTAACTTACCTTTATCATATGACATTCTCTTTTCGTATTTTTCAATACGTTCGGTTATCATATCGCAGAAGATTTGCCCTTCTTTTTCGGAACCTCTGAAGTAACCGACCATCTTCAGGATATTCCCGTTAAACTCATGGACAAACTTGTTGTAATAATGTTCTCCCATAACTTTCCCGTATTTTTCTATGAACAAATCCTTGTCCAACGATTCATCCTTAAAACAACGGTTGTAATCCCATATTACAACACGAAGTAACGTTTCAAAATCCAACCTTTCCATATCCTGTATTATTTAAGTTCAAACTTGATGCCTTCCGGCAACTGAGAGCGGTCTACCTTATTCACAAAATCATCAAATTCTTCCTGTGTGATTTTTTCTCCATAACTGTCCCGGTTGAAAGACAAAGTGTTCGTGTGAGAATAATATATAACATTATCGGTAGACAGCCCATAATCAAACACACAGAGCATTATCTTCTTTTTTGCTTCTGCTTGTCTGATTTTCTTATCGTATCGCTCACAAATTTCAGCACGCTTTTCCGACATCTTTGCCTTATGAGCCTCTTCCCTACGTTTTTCGATACTTTCTGCGGAATAATACCCAGCTTTAATGCGCTCTTCAACAAGCAAACGTTCCTCGTCCGTTAATGTCAAAGTAAACCTTTCCTTTTCCGGCATATGCGGATTTACCCATTTCTTGCCACACAGGTCTTCAAGTTCAACAAGAAGCTCGTCTGATTCACGTTTCCATCTATCCACAATCCCCAGATTGAAAAGCATATATTTGAAATACAGCTTATCCTCAGAAGCTATATATAATTTTACGCATTCTTGTTCTGATATACGCAGATACTTCATTGCCACAGATATACCACTTTTTCTAATATGATATATTCCATTTCTAACCGGATACATAGGAGCACCATAATGATTACTGCAATGCAATGGTATAAATTTCGCCAATTCCGGAAAATGTTTTGCAACCTCACCGTGGCAGCAACCTCCCATATACTCTACATACGTTCCTTGTTGATCTTTCTGTCTAATATCAGCCGTTACGCTCCAGTCACACATATTGTTATGACAATCATCATCTAAAGATATTGTGACTGTTATTCTGTATTCTTCTTTGTTTTCTATAAAGAATTTTGTACTTGAATAAATTAGTTTGTTTGCAGTTTCCATATTATTTTAGTTTAATCATTACGCTTGTAAAAAATAAAATCTGCACATTCTCCCGGTGTATTATTAGCGTTATTGTACCAATAAAAACCTTCTGTTTTCCAGTCTACATCTACGGGATCTTCTTTTACTCGTTCCAAGAAATTCCTTATTTCTCGTTCTTCATTATCTGACAAACCTGTATAATCACCATTTATCAGAGCACGAGCCCAATAAACTGGAAGCCTGTATCTTGTTACCTTTATACTCATAGCTTCATTAGTTTACAATTACTATCTTCAAATACAGGGACCATGCCCTGTCCCCTGAAATAAGCAGTAGCTAACTTAAAAGCGTACAGCGGATTCACTTTCTTAATTTCTCGCTGTGATTTATAGAAAGATAACGGCTGACATATATAGAAATTTTCATTGCCAAGACTCCCAAAAAGCCAATCCATACTACCTTCATCACAATTAGTGCCACCCAGTATTATTAAATCACATCCGGTCTTACGGGTCCCTAAGATGAATGTCTTGTTCTTATTCTCTGGCCGCATAAATATCTCTTTATCAATATTAAACCAATCACTTTGGCAACTTTCTACATCCCTTAGAACGATCTCGTCAATCTCACGGGCATATTCTTCTTGTGTTTTCATAAGGCATGTTATTTAAAAGAAACTCCAACAATATGTCACAATAAATTCCCTCATTCCGTATTCAGCAAGCTGCTGAAACGATTCTATCCCATTACAACAATAAAAAACATTATCATTATCATCATCGTTGATACTCAGCGATAGTTTGATTGTCACTCTTTTATCGTCTCCTGTTTCTTTCCACACAATCTGACATTCTACGTATTCAGGCTCCTTACCTGTTCTTTCTACAAATTCAAGGAATCTTAAATCAATTTCATATTTGACTCCTTCAACATTAGATATCACTACCTCGTTTTCACAATCACTGCAAATAGCATGCATGAAAGCTCCATCAAAATAATCTATTATTTTTCCGGTATTCGGATTTACTATAGCTTCACAGGCAACATTTGTTCCACCACATCTTGTACATATATATCCCATAATTATCTGTTTTTTAAAATGTTCAACAATTTCATCTACTGTAGCCTTACGCCACGCAAAGCAGGCCCCGTCTCCCCTGAACCGGAGCTCTTCGCACTTTACCCACCTGTCTCCTGTGGCGTCCGTCACTATCAGCCATTATAACCTAAATATAACTATATACATAATTTTATTTTCCCCAGCACCAAAAATTTACAGCGTATTTCCCGGTAGTTATAAATATCTTACCTCCTCCTATCTCCGCAAGTATGTTCTCTCCAAATATCCTTGTAAGAAGCGGTATGTACTTTGCATCTATAGGTAAATCCTGGGTTTCTTTTATAGGTCTATATGGCACAAACGCTTTGTTCTCATATACCATCTCAATATACAGCCCATCTGGTGATTCAAACACGTCTTTCCTTTTCTGCCTCATCCCAGATCGTATTAACTGTTCTTTCCAAGATTGAATATATAATTTTCTACGGGTCTCATTTATCTTATTAATAACCTCTTCCTTAAATTCGTAATACTCATATATACGACCTTTGTATTCGGCTATCATTTCTTTAATCTTACTTTCAGATGCCCATAACCCACAATACACATAGCAATCCAGTAATCTATCTACTGAAGAAACACCGATCAACATCATCTTAGAAAATGGATTCCCTTCTTTTTCCAATTCTTCTCTTGCTCTGTCTGTCACTGCATCCCACCATTGTCCTTCACACTTCTCTACCTTTCCGTTGTCAAGTACGATATCGAACTTTCTACCTCCGAAAGCTTCTCTTCTCTCATTTCTCTTTGCAAGGAAATCATAGAATATACCTCCTATCCTTCCAATAATGGTATCATCTCCGTACTTTGTGCTAATTTTATCAGGCATTTCGTCGAAGACAAGGTACTTATAGTCTCCTGATTCAACTACGTATAATAAATTCATGATTTATTTCTTTAGATGTAAGTTATTCCTCCAACCTTGATCTGCATTATATCGTTTTCAAGCATAATGAAATTATTTTGTTTTATGGATCCAAATATCAATCCATATACACTTACCGTATTAAACAGCCTAACAGTGTGAAAATCTTCATTTAGCCTTACTCTGTTTTTATTCCAATATCCCAAATCGTTGATAGTTATCGGGAATCCTTCTATGTTGTTATACCTGTAGTAATTGTTTTCATTGAAAACTATTTTCTTTATTAACAGGTTCCCGATGCTTTTCATGTTGAATCCGGACAACTCTATCTGTTCTGAAATATAATCAATCAGATTATTATGATATGTGTTTGGTTTATCTTCTTTCTCATTAATGATTTTCTTCCATTTCTTTGTTAAAGGAATCCGTATATCCATATATGTGCTAAATACTACTATAGTAGGACATTCCCCTTCAAACTTCGTTAAATCTTCTACTCTCATAATTAACAAATATTTGTATTGTTTTCGTCGTTCACTATCTGACTAATATACGGCCCTGGCCACAGACAGCCAGGCCGACCTCATGGCAGGGCGGGCGCCGTCTTACTCTGGCTGTTTCACCCACTCCCTGTACCCTACATTAAAACCAATAGGATCATACCTTTTGATCATAGTACCATAATTCTCTCTACCACAATACCTGTTTTTTCCTCCAATGATCCATGCCTCATCGTCTCTATCTGGAGATATTGAGTTAAGAAACTTCTCATAATCTTTTCTACTCTTTCCCATCTTTGTCTTGATTTAAACAATAGTTAATAAAATAAGCAACCTGTTCATTTTCCCCTGTATTATCATAATCACCTAAAGTCATATCATCATAATCCAGCAGAACTATACGAAAATCGTTTTTTTTGACATACACCTCCGTTAAAAACATAGGAATCCCATTAATTTCTATTATCACCGGAAACTGATCATCAAAGTCAAACGCATCATTAGTTTCTTTAAACTCTTTGAATTTTAGCTTTATAATTCCATTGTTTTCTGCTAATGCTTCTTTGATGTACTTTAATCTTTTTGCATTCAGACTGACCTCTGCTTCTTCTATTTCTTTATACAATTTATTTAGATCCATATTCCACTATATTTATGTTGTCAAATTTTTCTTTTATAATATCCAAGGCGCCACACTCGTTTGTTATCATAGCATGCTTTCCTGGCTTCATTCTCCACAGATTAAAATACCTTGTCACATTCATAGTGGCATTAAATAATGATATTTCGTATCTTGTGTTCCCATTTTCATCATGTCCCGCTTTTTTAAAATAACATAGGGTCGGCTTGTATTTGAAATAATTAAAAAGCCTATACCATCCCTTTCCGTTACATGTTTCACAATTCCATATTCCAGCAAGCTTCCTATATCCCCTTACCGGTATTCTCTCTATTTCTTTTGGTACGATCTTGACATACTTTCCTTCTCCGATTGGTATGGTCATATTACCTGCCTCTTTCGTGCAAAAGTATTCTATTTCAGATGCCATTCCTTTATACATATAGAACCGGTATAAGTTCCCGTCAGGGTCTACCCGATCCATGTAATATAATATCACTTTATCTATTTTTATCGTTTTCATTCCTTTATTCTACTTATCTTTAAATTGTTATTCCCACAGTATTCCTTCAACCAACTATCCGTTAGATAACGATTAACTCTATCGTATTCCTTTTTCGGACCCTTGCTCCAGAATTTCCATTCGTTTGTAATATCGTCCCCATATTTATCAAACCAATAGATATAATATACTACGTTACCGTATAAATCCACTTTGTTTCTCTCCTGTATGATTACCTCGTAAGGCATTTCCTTGTCTCTTTTCTCCATCTTTATCCTCCTTTCTTAAAAAAACGACACCTATCTTCACAGACCAGTGCCGGCAACTAACTTACATGGAAAACTACTTAACCTCAACTAATTCTACAGAGTTGTAGAATTTAGTGAAGCTACCAACAAATTCTCTTATGTTTTTATATTCTTCTGGTCGTTTTCTGTTATCGTCTTTTATATAATTTACCCACAGTCTATCCTCTATGCTCTTAATCGCATTCTCTATAGTAAATTCGTCGCTGACACACATTAAGCACGAAGACCCGGTTTTCTTATGCGGTTTATACACCCTTGAAAAAGACCACATTTTTATCCTGTCGTATATATATCCGTTGTTGGGATAAACGAATCCTATCCGGCTGTCACCTTCTTTGGCGTAAAATACACCCGGCTCCTTTCCTCCCTTTCTATATACCACAAATCCTTTTTCTTTTAGGATCTTAACCACTTTATCTAATTTATTTTCTACGTTCATTTTCATGCAAAAATTTAAAAACGACCCTCATTATATCTCCAAAGTTCTCCACCTTAACCCACTCATGAGCTACTGCTCTAAGTACGGATGTTTCGTATGTTGGAATATTATCTTCTTCAACCACCTTACAGGAAGCCAGAACTCCTTCGGTCGGCTTCAGCCCACGGTCATGCAGCTCGCAGAGACCGTCCGGCTGGCGGAATGCGCACCACCCGTCTTTCACTGTTGGCTGGATCATCGCTATTGGTTTTTCTTTCACTGCAAGATACCCTACCATCCACATTGTTTCTTTTAGCCTGTCAGCGTATCCGGCATCTATGATAGCTTCTATGTCTTTTGGCGTACCAATACAAGGAACCTCACACATGTTCTTGCATTTATCACATGTACAAGGCTGCTCCCATCTATTATGATCTATGCCAACCAACTTCTTTATCCGTTCTACTTCCTCTTTCATATTATACTGTCTCTGTTAGTTTTTCGTAATACAACTTCATTTCCGGTGAAGCGTATTCCATGAATGCTTCGAATAAGTGTGGTACCTCTATTATCATATTCACATTACAACCTTCTGTCTGTGAAAGCGATTCAAGATCATTACTGTACAGGCACGTAACATAGGCACCTACATTAAACACATGTAAATCTAATCTTACATATTCCATACATAAATCTAACGCTTTAAACAAGTTCTCTACCTCAATCTCCTGAAATAGGTCTATAAACATCCTTAAATCCATTATTTTACCACCCTTTCCACGTGTTTAATTAATACTACTGCTATTCCCTTACCGGTTTTTATCGCACATTCCGATCCTTTTATCCATTCTACACACCCTACATACTTTTCCGTAGCATGAAATCCGGGATTGTATTTTCCAGATGTACTGAACTCTACCGTATCCCCTACCTTCAGATCATCAAAAGCGACAGACCATGTGGTCCAAATTCTATCATGTCTCCCAGGCTGAATGGCCCCAATTACGCCCTTCTTACGACCGTTTTTTATTGCCCTTAGTATTATCTTTCTATCACCTTCAATAAGGCTGCAAAAACGCCCGTAAAAGGTCAAATCAACCTGTTTTCCTCCTATTTCTTCTCTTATTTTTGTTATTCTGTTCATTTTCTGATTTTGTTTTATTTTTTTCTTTGTTTTTTCTGTCTTCTATAGAAGATGATAATAACATTATCTTTTCTATGTTACTTTTTGACTGTAAAAAAGAATCGCATTTCATTACTACTACCACCTTCTTAAGTTCCCCATTATCGTATAGCGATACACGCATCATGTTTTGCACCTCGTCCACTATCAGACCTGGAGTAGTCTTAGCCATTTTGCGTAGCTTATTATACTCCGGTCTTTCCATTTCCTCTGTTTATTACTCTATAGTATTTATCCTTATCCCCTTCTTTCAACTTCTCCAGATAGAAAATTCCATCATGTAAATGAGACAAACAAAACCTGTATCCGTATTTCTGTACTCTTCTTACATGATCCCGCAGTCTTATCTCTTCACTTTTGTCTTGTACTTTGATTTTAATACTGTCTCCTTCTTTGATTGTGTATAAAATAGTTTGAATCTCTTCTTTTTTCATCTTATAAAATATTTTAACGGCAGCACCTATACTCACGCACCACTACTGCCTTATATTTAACAATTAAATACTTAACTCTTCAATGGTCAAGCCTTTTTCTTTTGCCCACTTTAGCATCGCGCATAATTCTGTTTCTGACTTATATTTCGGATCACGCCACGCCCATCCGAATTTATCCAGGACATGATGATATAATTCGTCGGCCTTTGCCGTGTAAATGTCTTTGAATAAATGCTCCGAACCTTCCGGTATAAGCATCTCTGTTGTTGCAAAATCGGAATACGATAAACATCCGTAAGCATATTCTGTTATTTCACTCCATGCTTCTCCGGCTTTAAATCCAAATTCTTTTACAAAAGCCAAAGTTAGATACATATTTAATAATATTGTTACATCATATCCGGAATCCGACTTTCTTTCTATTATTTCCTTTTCAAATTCCTTTAAATCTTCAGGCCCTAAAAAGATGTATCCTGATACCGACCGGTAATTAGTCTCCGCATACTTCTTGCATTTATCATCATTGACAATCTTACTAATGTTAGATAACATCTTTTGCCTCCATTCATCACAAAACTCTACCTCTACGTTCATCCAATCAGTACCATAATTATATTCTTTCGGATATCCGACCGATGTTACCTTTATACTATTCACGCCATATCCGTAAAGGCGTTCACTTACCTCATTCGCCCATTCCTGTACAAAAGGAATAAACTTATTGTAATAAGAATCAAAATCAAAATCCGATTCCTCCTCATATTCTGGCATCTCTTCATAATCCTGTTCAAAGAAATGACGAGGATCTGCTATTGTTTCGTAGAAACTTACGTTAATGAAACAAAACTCGTTAGTTGTCGTTTTTAATATCATAACTTTTTGTATTTACGTACATTTTTCTTGCCATAGAATCTACACATGGCACGAATCTGACTATAAAATACTTTTGTCCTCCTGGCCTCAAAGTATTTAAACATTTCTTCATTCTTTGTTTCCCAAACGTAATCCGTTTGGGAACTCATGCGATCTTTCTCCTTGCGTGAATAATGGTAATATGATACCACAACACGTTTCATACCATTCTTTACAGGTACGATATTTACGTCTATACTATTCTCTGTCATATTATTATTGTTTTATGCATTATACAAATACAAAGAGCGCATACCTTCACAGGCCGGCGCTCCTTTCAATAAAAATAAAAAAACTAATATTACATAAACATATTGTTTTCTACTCTTTATTACAATACTTTTGTTCCGCAATTATTATATCTTCCGTACTCTTTTTTCGTATCATTCAAGATTTCAAAAACCATCTTCTTGTGATCTTCGTTTGGTAACCTATCCTTAACAGCCGATATTACGCCCGCTATAGACGTAAAGCCTGAATCTGTTATTGAACACAGCAACACGCCTCTGTCGGCTCCGGTGCTTATTGCTGACGCCTTTATAATATCATTCTTATATATTCTCATAACTTTTTTGTTTTATTGTTTGTGAGATGCCCAGAATCGAACCAGGACCGGCACGCCGCGTCATCCCCTCTATGATGCAGAAATAGGCATGCCTATCCTCACGAACCGACATGCCAAAACCCAAAACTTAATTTGATGAATAAAATAGATTAACAAAAATACTATTCTAATTCTTTTATAATATCTTTCACAATATTCAGCCTTACCTCCTTCGTTTCTGGACTAATACGACCAAACCACCCATAAAACTTTCTTGTTTCCTCTGGTTCTGTGGCCATACTTATCTTCTCCTCCAATTCCGGGAAATATATTCTCACCATTTCGTCTGAACGAAACTCATAGATATTTTTATGTGTTTTGAAATACATAAACACTACATTTCTTAACGCAACACATATGTATTCCCCATCCTCTAACCTATCAATCATCTCATATACCTTTTTCTATATGAATAATCGCTCTTCTTTTGTAAACATATCCTTCTTTATTTTTATGGTATTATTTGACTGTATGCAGACTTTTCCATGTACACAATATTATGCTCCTGTCCAAATATCTTCTTTGCCACCTCTTTCTTTATCGCACAATATCTTCCTGTACGATACGGATTCTTTTGATCTGATCCATCCTCGACTTCGATAATAAAACAGCCTCCGTCATCTATTATCTTTTTGCAATCGTCACATACTCCGCCCATGCATATATGATGCGGCGCCTGACCTTTGATATTATTTCCTAATAAAGCAATGCCCATCTCTGCACCACATATCATGCAGACTTCTATAGACGGATTCAATCCGTGTTCTGGATGCAATTTAATGCCATCTTTCATTTTCTTTCCTCCTTTGTTTTTAATGTTGTGTGAGATCGCCGGAATCGAACCGACCTACCGCACCATGAATCCCATAAATCAAATGCTCCGATCTTCGCAGATGGGAGCATTCTGTCTAAAGCACAAGAAAATTAATGAAGAAAATTTTTCTCACTTACGCCATAGCATCTAAAATAGCTATCAACACTATTTCTATGACAAGCATAATAGAGAATGTCTTAAATATCTTTTTCATATCTCCTCCTTTTTTATCTGTTCTTTTCACGTTCCACAATAAACTGTTCCGGATCTGCTCCGACCTACGCTCCACCTACAACCGCAGGCCTTAGCCCAAGGCGCCGCCTACTCCCCCTCTATGGCAGCCTGTTCGTACCTACAAATCCAATCTCCATCTATACAACTATCACTACGCGATAATAAACATTTATCCTTATAACAATCATAAAAAATACACCTATCACTACTGTAATCCTTAACGTCTACACAGCTAACTACCTTAGCATATACTATTCCATCACTGCCTTCTATTCCTTTTACCCCGAAAATAGAACCTTCTACCTCCTTACTCAAATCTAAATCGGGTGCAAAATCATATACGTTCATACCATCCATATTTTAATTGTTAAACATTCCGATTACCACTAATCTATAGAATATAGTTTTCAACTCTCAACCTATTGAATTTTGTAGAATAAACTCACATTTTGCTGCTTTAAAGCACTGTAATCCTTAATTTTGTGGGAAAACCCTACATAATGTTGTTTTAAAACGCTTATCTATTGAATTTTGTTGGTAGGTGAATTTTGTTGGTAGTTGAATTTTGCTGGTAGGGAGTGAATTTTGTTGGTAGTTGAATTTTGTTGGTAGTTGAATTTTGTTGGTAGTTGAATTTTGTTGGTAGTTGAATTTTGTTGGTAGGGAGTGCCCTCCCCCTCCCTCTCTCCCCCTCCCTCTCTCCCCCTCCCGCTAATCCTCCGGCTTTCCGCATAGAACCCACGCCCTACCGCCTCACTACCGGCATACGGAGAGCGCTACAAGCTTATACTCTGGCATGAAGTGTGGGGTGTTTAGAGATAATATCATTCCATAGAGAGAATAGAGAGTCTTCAGCCCACGCCCTACCGCCTGCTCCTCCTATCAAAATAGATATTTAAACCTATAATCAAAGCCAACAAAGAAAAGCAAAAGACCATTACAATATTATACTGATCCGGTCCGTACTCCAACATAGAGCGAATACCAACCGACAGAAAATAAAGATCAGCTACTAATAAAAACCACCACATAGAATAAAAAAAATACAATAAGTATGTCCAAAAATACGGGGATTATAAAACCTAACTAATTGATAATCAATCATACCTCATTTTTAAGAAAAATACAATAAGCCTAATTTTCAATCCATAGAGACGAAAAAGGCGGCATCCGACACCCTATTTTGGGTCAGAAAACCGCCTCAAGTTTCGTTTTAGACCAATTTTAACGACATGATATAGACAAAATACCGGCATTATATCCGAATGGCCTTATTTTTGTTTCGTTTTAGACCAATTTTGTCCACGTCCGCCGTTCACTCTCAGAATATCCTACCCATGAATATAAAGAGTAGGATACAAAAATAGGGCCGCTCCGAAGTTCGGAACAACCCTACTCCTATTTAAATACTGTTTATATTTTCCTTGACGTATGTTCGTGATGTATGAACTTTACGCTTGCATTTATCCTTTCCTGTATCGGCATGATACGCTTCTTTAAGATCACGATACAACATAAATTCCCGATACGCTCTTTTCCGCTTTTCTTTAGCTTCTTTCCTGGACAGACCGCGAACGTCTACCATGTGAGATTTAAATTTCCTTTCCATTTTCTTTATGCTTTAATTATGATTAACCCCAGCGGTTAAGTGCTTCAATATAGAAACCTTCCGCCTCTTTGTACTCACTTTCGCTTAGTGCTTCAACCGTCTCGATATAGTTACGCAATGTTATTTTTACGCAACTGTTTTTAGATTTATTGAACGCTTCAGTTAAAGCGTTGATCATTGCTTTCTTTCCCATGTTATTATATTGTTTATAATTTAGAGGTTGCTCCGGAATCGAACCGAACACGCATTCCTATTCTATACGAATTTTATGCTACAACCAACAGCCCGTAATTAGTACGTAGTTCTTGTGTACAGGCCCGTACTATGTTGTTATTATATTTTCCGTCTGCTACACAACTTAGCCACAAATAAAGGCGATTGTGTCCTTGCGTTTTGATATATCACGCTCCTACATGGTAGGCTACATGTTTATACCCTGTAATTTAATCTACAGCCTTGTCCTATTTTACGTGTAGGCAAGTAAGACACGTTTCGGTCTGGAGATAAACCGCGTACAACGGTATGTTTTCCAAACTGTACTCACATACCTAACATAAACCATACCTATTCGGATAGTCCATGCAGTAATACCGGCCCTTTAATTGCCAACGGCAAGGGCAACGGTATATTTATCCCCAATATGTAAAATAACTCTCTGTTTTGCCAGCTTCAGTCTAAAGCATACGCGGGACGTGCACCCACTGACAACGGCGTACAAGCGCGTTTAAAGGTACGCGCCAACCTTGTTTTTTCACTGCTGATTGCTTTCGTGTGCTAAATACTCAGATACACACTTTGCAACGGTACGAATAGAATAAGATTTGATCTTAACGGCTACATAAGTAGATTTATATTCGTCCGTCTCTTTAATGATCCATTTTGCACTACTTTTCGTTTCCAACGTTTCCGCGGTCGCAAATCCGAAAGGCTTGTACTCACCGCCATAAACTACATTATCGAAACACCAATCAGCTGCTTTTGCCTCAATTCCTTTCTCTTTGTCTACTTTGTTATCCTTATATACTTTAGAGTATAGGGAAAACTTAATAAAGGTGTCGCCGACTTTAGGTAACATTTGGCTACATACAGCAACTAAACGTTTTTTGTCTTTGGCGAGTGCTGCCACCTTCACCGCGTATTCTGCCGGTATTTCCAACGCTTTACATACCGCCTTTAGGTCTGCACCTTTTGCAAATAAAGCATTGTACAACTTTACTGCACCTACTAAATTCGAGGCATTCTCTTTAATAACAGCGTTTTGCAGCTTGTTAACGTTCTTCTTCGTAATCATAACTCAATATATTTTAATTGTTAAATAAATGATATTCAATTTAATAGCCCACAACGCGGGCGATTAACAGATACAGATATAGTTAGCCCAACGGGTACACTATATAGGTTCATCATGTCAACTATGTGCTATCGCTTTAACACATTGCAAATATACTACATTTATCAATACTACAAATATATATACTATCTTTTTTTTGTTAACTTGTATTAATTTCGATTCTATTATCTGATTATCAGCAAGTTATAAAACACACAAGAGCGGTATTATACGCGTACATTAATATGTAGGATATATGCTTACTTAATTAACTTATAATCAATAAGTTGCAGTAACATATTGATTTACAATAATTTAAATAAATCGCTGATAATCAGATAGTTCGTGTATTCAAGGTAAAAACGCGTTTCCGGTTTTCCAGCGAAGGGGGTACGGGGGAGAAAACGCGTTTCGGGGGCGGGAGGTTCGTGATAGGTACCCCCTCTCTCCCATCACATAAACATTTTTTCATATCCCTCATCACATAAACATTTTTTCATATCCCTCATGACATAAACATTTTTTCATATCCCTCATGACATAAACATTTTTTCATATCCCTCATGACATAAACCTCTTTCTCACATATCTCTCCCATCACATAAACATCTTTTACCCTCTCTCCCATCACATACCCACCCACCTCACACACAACAAAAAAAATAGGATTGATAGAAACCAATCCTATTTAAAACACGACCATATTAATTTATCGAATTGAAGTAAGTTTATGGTTTTCAAGGAAGTCCTTAAACTGGTCACTTGATACGTCTATAACGAATCCAGCAGCACCAGCATGTCCTCCACCACCGAATCTCTTACTTACCTCACAGCAATCCGCGCTGTCTTCTACGCATTTATAAAGAGAGAACCGGACTTTACCACTTGGCATGATACAAAATGGCATCAGGGCTTTAATTTTCCTACCGTCTAACCAGTCCGGTGTAAGAGAATCAAATACTTTAGAGCTAAATTCTGTAGTATTCATCGCCACGACCTTCACCTCATCAACATACGCTTCGAACGAGTACGCACTTACCTCTTGTTCGTTTTTACCAGCCATGTAGTTAATTATAGCACGTCCTTCTTTAGCGAGATCATAAAAAATAAGATCAATTTCATTGTCCTTCATATTTTCTTTAAAGTGATCATACAAATACGACAATGCTATTAATACATTCAATCTTATTTTTGATCTCAAGGCATACTGGACAGCTACTACCGTATCCCAGCCTAAGCCGGATTCTTTATTCCACACATCGTAGTCTGACAGACACCGGACGATCGCCGGCACCTTCCCCATAAGCAGGTCCGAAGCCAGAGCGCACGCACCGACGCCGACTCTCCTCAACCCTGGAACTACGAACCCCCATGTCTTACTATCTTCGATAATTCCCTTATGATGATCTATCCACATCAGGCTCTTTCCTTCATCAAGCCAATCTTTAAAAATCGTTTTAGAATCGGCTCCGAAAGACACGTCAAGAACGTAAACAACCCCACATTCATCTACTTTATCAATAACTTTCTTTACATCATCTTCATACGAATACGGGATATAAATAACATCCTTGTTTTTACTGTTTTCGTACATGGTTGCGATGGCTGCCGACACAACGCCATCTAAATCCGATTTATGATAAACTATCGCCGTTTTATTCACCTTCATAATATTGCACATAACTACCTAAAATTATTTACCAACAAACGTGATAACGTCCATATAGTCAATACCGGCATTCTCAGCACATACCTTATCCGAATCAGAGAACTGCCCTGGCAGACCACTGGCGTCTCCGACCATCAACGAACATCCCTTAAGTTGACTAAAGTTCATACCACGCATTACCGTGTCTTTACACTTCATAAGAATATCATCAATCATGCCCGTGTTAGGCTTCCTCATCGGATTTTGTTCGTCATTTGAATAACACAACCTTTTTTCATATAGGACGCCTCTTATGCCACGTTTTACCGCCAGATCATGTACGGACCTCAGTACGTATTCTATCTTAGCTTCAATATCAGCTCCAGAAACAAACCCAGCTTCTACTCCTCCTTGATTGCTTACGATAGCAAACACCTTAACGCCGTTCTCCTGCATGAGGTCAAGAGCCTTATTCACCACATCCATCTTAATCCTCATATCTGTCAAGTCTGTAGCGAACGTATTCCCAGAAGCGGTTTCTATAAGCGTCCCGTCAAAATCGAATAGCAGTATTCTTTTGTTTTTAATATCCAAATCGTTCATCATTTTTCACTCCTACTCTTTTTTATTACCCTAAGCTGAAGACGGAATAGATTACTGTCTTCTTTTATAATATCATACACAGCATAAGAATTTTCTCCTATATCCCATCCAAGATAATCGAGCAGGTCTTTTAAGTAAACTCTCTTGTATTTTACACCAAGGTTATTTACCTTAAACGATCTCTCGTCTTCAACATCAGAAGCAGCCAGATAAAAGACCGTATTTTCAACTCCTTCAAATATCTTCCCTTCTTCTAAGCCGATAACAACCGCATCCGTTACCCCCATCCAATTCAAATTATCGACAGAGATAGTCATTATCTTACTTTTGCTGATTGACAACTTCCGGATCTTGCTTCCTTTAGTTTTAGATCCTAAAAAATCCTTACTGTTAAAAAAATCTACTTTCATGGTTATAATGTTTTATATTGATGTTGCAAATATACATAATAAATAATCAACAAAGAAATAAATAGGATTAAAACATGATAAAAAAAACCATAGCACTACGTATTTAATAAAAAATGAATCAATGACGTAAGAGAATAAAAATAATCATATATTTGTCGGTATCTTAATCAATTAAAAATAAATGTCATGGCAGAAATGAAAATAGGTTTTGTAACCTTCAATCCGGGATCAGGTGATGGTGATCAGGCGGTTACCGTATCAGGTGAAAAATACGAAGGTCGTGTACAACGCACGCAACAAGTAGAATTTGGTGCCGAATCAGGGGATGTTAAGAAAAGTGCTACCATCAACCAATCTCCGGTAGCTGAGTTCGTAAAAATAAATCCTACTGCATCTGTAGGGAAAGGAGGTGGTACTGTAACAATCAACGGTACAAGTAACTCAACTAAATTAACGTTCTCCTTAACTCCGGACAAAACTCATCCTCTGACGTTGAAAATACCTACCTCCTATCAGGCGGCAGGTAAGGCTACCAACAACGGCGCTGTTATCGCCGACGACCCTGGTGCAACAGGAGCCTTTGCTTTCAGTATCGTATTCTCCGATATTGCTGCGAACACTGAGGTAAACGATCTGGTAAATACTCTTAAGGTGACGGCCGCCGGAGGTCAGACGGCTAATACGGTTATTACCCAGACAGCAGGTGATCCGTTCTTGGAAATAGACAAGAAGGTAATTAACTTGGATGCAAACGGTACTCCTCAGACTATCAACGTTAATGCAAACATCAGGTGGACTATCACTCAAGCTGTTTCTAAGTTGGTAAGGAAAGTAATGAAATAACAATTACTTACAGAAAAAGAAAGATGGCGTCTATTTAGGAGGGCACTGAAAAAGTTTCCTTGCAGCTTTTTAAAGAATTAAATCTGCACATAGCCTGTATATTATTTGGCTATGTGCAGATTTTTTGTACCTTAATGCCATAATATTTAAGGTCCATGCTATCACAACAACAAGAACTTCCGCTCAGTGAATATAGTTCACTCTACGATATAGTTGTCCCCCAAGCCAATCTTCTTCGCCGCATTAATGATCTTGTAGATTTCACTTTTGTCTATCAGGAACTTGCCAATAAGTATTGCAAGGATAATGGTCGAACAGCAGAATCCCCTATTCGCATGTTCAAGTATCTTCTGCTGAAGACCATATACGATATTTCTGACGTAGATGTCGTAGAGCGTTCCCGTTATGATATGTCCTTTAAGTATTTCCTTGGCATGGCTCCAGAGGAAGACGTTATTAATTCCAGCAGTCTTTGTAAGTTCCGCAAGTTACGGCTGGAAGACATGGATCTTATGAACCTGCTAATCCAGAAGAGCGTAGAAATAGCGATAGAGAAAGGCATCATAAAATCAAGGACTATTATTGTAGATGCTACTCATACAGAAGCCAGGTCTAACCCGTACTCCCCGATAGAGATTCTGCGACTCCGTTCAAAGCAACTCCGTAAGGTACTTTATGCCATGGATGATAATATCACGCAACCCCTGCCGTCTAAGAATAAAGAGGATGATCTTGCGCATGAGTTGGATTATACCAAAGACCTTCTGAAACTTATCACTTCAGATGCCAGTCTTTCAGAAGTGCCTGCAGTAAAGCAGCGACTTAACATGCTCAAGGAAACGCTTTCAGATATAGAGGATCACTATACGACCTCAAAGGATGCAGATGCCCGCATTGGTCATAAAACAGAGGACAGTTCGTTTTTCGGATATAAGACTCACATTGCAATGAGTGATGAGCGTATCATAACAGCCGCTACTGTTACTTCTGGCGAAAAGGGCGATGGGCCTCAGTTGAAAGAGCTTGTGGAGCAAAGCAGAAAAAACGGAATGGAAGTGAACACTGTCATTGGTGATACCGCATACTCCGGATCGGAAAACCTTAGACTGGCAGAAGATGAAGAGAAGGGATTTACTTTGGTATCAAAATTACATCCGGCCATAAGTCATGGACTCAGGAAAGATGAAGACAAGTTTGATTATAACAAGGATGCAGGCATGTTTGTTTGTCCTGCCGGTCATATGGCAGTCAGAAAAGCAAGGCAGGGGAAAAAGGATGGGAAATGGAATCAATCCATGACTTATTTCTTTGATGTAGAGAAATGCAAGACTTGTTCACGAAGAGAAGGATGCTACAAGGAGGGGGCTAAAAGCAAGACCTATAGTATACCTATCAGGAATGAAGAACAGAAAAGGCAGCTTGGATTCCAGAAATCACAAGAATTTAAAGATATAGCTCGTCAAAGATACAAGATTGAGGCAAAGAATGCAAAATTAAAGCAGGTATACGGTTATGATAAGGCACTGTCGTATGGGCTGGATGGTATGCAGATGCAAGGTGCTATGACCATCTTTGCCGCAAATATCAAGAGAATATTGAAACTAAGCTAAAAAACACTTATAAAAATTACCCACGTATAATATGATGGCCTTACTGACTATACAAGGCCGAATATAAACTCCTATCAAGATATATAAAAGCAGATTGCAAAACCGATATAAAGGCTAATACAATCTGCTTTCGTCTTTTTAAAGATTGGGATTAAATCTTAAGAGGATACCTTTTTCAGTGCCCTCCTATTTAGCGCCCCTTTTTTCTATGCATTGTATGTAGTATTTATCTTTTTGCCTACTGACAAAAATCTTTTTAAAAATCATCTGTTTTATGATATGGACTCTTTTCCCGTCATCTAATTCCCTCCATATTTCATTAAAGATCAAATCTATTAATTCCATGACCTTCTTATCAGAGACAAGATTCTTTCTACCGGGGCTGACCCATCCATCATCAGTCATCTTACTGGCTATTTTATTAGCTATCCTGCTTAATTCACGTGGGGTGCTCATTTTAATACGTTTTTAAATATTCTACCTTTTTCACACTGAAGTATGCAGTCTCTCATGGGATGATCTTGTTCATGATCGTCACACATCGGAAATTCTTTTCCATAGGGAAAAGCGATGTGCGGGCACTGCGCCCTGAACGCATCCCAGGCCGACTTCCTCACAGCCTCAGCTCCGGCACGCACGCCCTTCTCTCTTTCCTTGGCTGGGTCAGCATACACGTTTGAAATAGCTCTTTTCTTCCAAGTAAGCATATTGTAGTAAAACTTATCCACCAGTTTCCTGCCCACTACATCAAACTTCTGTCTATGAATTAAAGGTGCGGCCTTAACGATGTTCTTCCTATTTTTACTAACATCGACATAAATCAGTCCAGCATAAGACGGAACTTCACTTACGTCAATCATATTAGGCGGACAGGCGTAGTAGAAATAGTTTGGAGGATAGCTTATGACACCACCTACCTTAATAATGCCGTCTTTAAGAACCTTATGTTTTTTATCCTTTTTGAAGTCGTTAAAGAAATCTTGTTTAGACATCTTGACCTCTACTTCATAAGCGTACAATGATCTTGTTATGGCCAGGAAGTCAGATTCCCAATCATATATATGAAGATTGTTAATAACATACATCGGATTACTTAACAGATCCCTATTAAGGATCTTAAGCATTTGTTGCTCTGGGTAGTTCATTGTCTTACTTTTTTTAGAGGCTTGTGGCGGAATCGAACCGCCCTACGAGATTTTGCAGATCCCTGACTAAACCACTCATCCAACAAGCCATGTAGCCCATGCCTGAATCGAACAGGCAACTTTTGATTAGGACTCAAGGGTTTTATCCGTTAAACTAATGGGCCATTTAATGTTTGCTATGTTCACACACCACAAACACTTAGATAATTAACACTTTACACAAAATATGTACCGTTATCCAAGGAGGATTCGAACCTCCGCTAACAGAACCAAAATCTGTTGTGCTACCACTACACCATTGGACAGTGGTCCCAGAGGGATTTGAACCCACGATCTTGCGGTTATGAGCCGCCTGCTTTCACCACTAAGCTACAGGACCTTAAAAATATGCAGGAGCCTTCACAGACGCCTGCATATAACAGCTAAATTTTTAACCAATAATTATCCTAAAAACTCTCTCAACGCAAAGTTAAGTACTAACCCATAATATGGCAAACATTAAAATATAAAAAGGATTAAAATACCTACTTCTTTTTTTTCTTCTTCTTTTTAGTGTCTTTTACTCGTTCAGCTTCGTTTTCGGGCTCCACAATGTCACCTGCTTCTTCCTGAATCACATCTGTATCAAGAAGCGTATTGTATTTAACTTCCTTATTTTCATCAAATTTCTCCGATTCTGCCACATCCTTATCTGACTCCTCATCTTTATCCAATTCCGGCTCAGCGACATTGTTTTTATCTTTCCCGATTATACCTATTTGGTAGCCTCTTAATTCTACTTGCATTAATTTCAGCTTCGATTCTAACTCTTGTATTGTTTTGGACCCAACCGAAACCTCGTTTTCCAAATCTCCTATTCTGATCCTGGCTTCAATCAATGCATTTGATTTCTTTTTTAATTCAGATGAGATACTGTTTTTCTTTTCTTCCAAGTTTCTGATTTTGTAATTAGCCTCATCAAGATCAGACCTGGCTTTGTCAAGATCGACATTGACAGCATCAAGTTCTTCCGTTTTCTTCTTGACGCTTTTTATCAACTTTTTCTGATTTTCCTTCAAGGCGTCAATCTTTTCCTTAGACTCAGAAAGATCTTTGCCAACAGATAAAATCTCTTTATCCTTTGAAGCGATATCTGACTTGAGTTCGGAAAGCCTTTCCTTGTAAGAAGCGGCCTTATCCTGCATTTCCTCAATTTCTTTTGCAAGATTTTCGAATTTAATAGCTTTCTCCCTGTACATTGACAGCTTGCTGTCTGTGATGAATGTAAAACCTAACATGCTCATTTTAAAAATATTTAAACATTACTTAACTCCAGAACTACCAAGACCTTTTTCTCCACGTTCATTCCCGTCTTCTACCTCAATATCTGTTACTTCTTCCAATACCATTTTGTATTGTGGAACGATTTCCATCTGAGCTATTCGATCGTTTTTGCGGATTACGGTCGGTTTTTTATTGATTTTAGTAAGATTAACCATATACTCTCCTTTGTAGATAAATTCGCATTTGCCAGGAGCGTTAGTAACTACCACTCCCTCGTCAAAAGAGAATCCAGATCTTCCTTCCACATTCACACACCAACCTTCTGGTATATTCAACTTGAATCCTGTTCCGATTCTAACAGAATAACCTTGATATAAGGTAATTGATTCAAAATCGGAAGGAACATCTATTTCTACTCCCATGTCATTCATCATCTTCACTACTCTATATGCACGAATATCACAACAGGCATCACCATCATGTTTGTATTCAGGTGCCACGACATCAGGATACAGCTTCTTAATACCTACCTGAACAGTCTTCTGATACCCTGGAGTCAAATACGATTCAGGTATTTTATTAACGACCTTATCCTCTTTTTTATGTTTGTTGTTCTTTTCAGAAACAGTATCCTTCTTATTATCTTCTTTTTCATAAAGAAGTCTTTCAATATCTCCTAACTTATCCATAATCATATTTTTATAGTACAATAAACAATACCTTCTTTTTTTATGTCCTTCGTTGATTCATAGCACTCACGAAAAATACTTATGTCTGCATCATTAGGATCATCGACCCACTCATCTCCTTGCTTATATTTTTCTCTGGTTTCTGAGTAGATCATACATAATTTATTCCCATGCTTCTCCATAATCCTTTCTTCTGTCACTTTCCTACGAAGCTTAATAAGGGGAAATCTTGTAACTATTTCTACTGTCATTCTACACAATCTTTAAAAGCCCAAGAAATATTATTCTCCTGGGCTGATGTTTATATTAAAATGGAAGGTCATCTTCTTCCATAGAAGGAAAGTTCGGCATCTGTGCTTGCGGCTGTGGCTGCGTCTGATGCTGAGGCTTGGTGCTCCTTGTAGCAGGCGCCGGGGCAGGTGCAGCAGGCTGAGCAGTCGGCTGTGGCGTATAAGCCGGTGCCTGATACTGTGCTGGCTGTTGAGCAGGTTGTTGGTAATTCTGATACGGAATAGCACTCGGAACAGACTGAGGTTGTTGAACCTGTTGAGGAGCAGCCGCCTGCTGGGTATAAGCCTGAGGAGCTGTAGGCTCTTGCTGAGTATTACTTCCTAAACCTAATTTAGCCATTATACCAGCTCTGATGTCTTTAATAGAATCATTGAACCTGTTTGAATATTCCTTAATCTTCTGATAAGTAAAGTTGTTTTGGTCTGAATAATCAAGGCTTTTATTACCATCAAACCCTGTAACCTCAACAGGATCAGGCCAGCCATTTACGCCTTTTTTATAAAAACGTTCAACAAGCTGATCTTTTTCTCCGTCTACTCCTGCATACGCGATAATAAGTTCCGAAGATCCAAACTCATCATCTTTCTTCTTCTTAAAGACATTGAAATAAATTTCACGACTAAAATCGATGTTTTCGTAGTATTTTACGAAGCTCTTAACAAAGCCCTTGATATTTCCTTTTTGATTGACGAGAGGTATGGAAATACAATAGTTTTCATTAAGCTCGTAATCTTTTAATACGATAAGGAAATTAGTAACAGTATTTCCATTAGAGAAAGTACTTGACTTTAACCCGATGTAGTTGATGTACCCAACTACTCCATTATAATACTCTTTCCAATATCCTGCCGGCTGACCGCTATTAGGATTTATGTGCTGAACAAAACCTTCTTTTGGTTCGTTACTTTTTTCATACAAGTTACCATCTGAATTAATATACAAATAATAAGTTGTACCAAAACTTCTGTTTTCTCTAAAAGCCATATTATTAATTGTTTATAGATTATACAATGTTTGATTTAAGACGTATGTTGATTCGTATTTAGGATTGAACATCTTTATCATCTTATACTGATCAGACCAATCCATGACAGTATCTCCTTTTATAAGTGATTTTACGGAAGACAGTATATTTTCCTTACCGATAGAAAAATTAAAACACGGACCTTCGAGCGCATTCAAAGGCATTGATTCCATTATCTTTTTTCTATTTCCAAAATCCTCAGACATTACCGTTATGCCGTTTTCTTCATCTACCTTGACATTAACAACATTATCCACCAAAGTCATGGAATTAAGAACCGATATAAGTAAATCCCGGTCAAACTTAACTCTCGACGATTTTTCGAATTTGCTACATACGTATTCGTAGTTAGGATACTGTTGTTCTACGTTCATATCCGATATAATTACATTATCAAAGCATAAGAACGTCCTAACTCCATCTGTAGAAATACTGATCTCCGTATCTTTATCAGATAGAAAGCGGTATAAGATGGAAGCCGCGACCTCGCTTAGCATAATCGACCTTTCTTCTACTGAATTAGCATACTCTTTCCTGTTTATAAACAGACGGAACATATCAGTAGAAACAATGTCAATATAGTCCTTCTTCACATTAAGAAGAATCGAGCATATAGCCGGTCTAAATTCATCCGATCCAACAAACGCAAAAGATCTTTTCATAGACTGAATGAAAGACGAACTCATAACACGAATACCGTCACCTACAGGATAAAAGAAATCAGGGAAAGCCTTATCCTCAATCCAAGTAGAAGAAAAAGATCCTCTATCGTATTTAAAAACGATACTGTAATCATTTTTAATCTCTATCTCTATATCCTGGTTATGATTTTTAAAAAACGAAATAAGAGTCCCGGCATCTACTAAAAGAGAAAACTTCTGGTCACAAGAAATATCAGTATTCACATCGAAAATATCATCCGTATATGTTATACGTTCGTTCATGGCTTGTATCCGGATATGATCAAAATATAAAGTAATTTTTATATTCGATGTGACACAATCCTTTAGAACCTTATCAAACATCTTTGAAATGTTTGAAAGTTTCTCATTCATTAGTATGCCAGGAACTCTTACTTTCATTTTTTAAAACTTACGATTATGACTATCTAACACTGCAAATGTATTATTTTAAAATCTAATTACGAATTAATTGAATTTAAAATGATTTAAAATAGATTAAATACTTCTTCTTGCTGCTTCTGCTATAAGCATCGCGTCAACTATACCGTCATGGGCCGTCTTACATCTTTCGTTTTTAACGAACGTATCTGTCGGCCACAGCCTTTTAGCGCAAGCCAATGACGTTTTCTTAGTATTTACCTTACTGGCTTCCATAACCTTATCAGAATGCGTCCAAACTAATTTCTGCCATGTTTTAGGAGCTATGAAATTAACGGAACAACTTATGTCCGTAAATGCCATGCAGAGGGAGAGAAACAGCCCATGCAGTTGGCCTTTGTTCTCCATGAGGGAGGCTGTTGAGGACGTGCTGACCCCGTATAGGGCGTGGACGTCCTCTATGACGAACACTACCCTATCAGGATTGTTTTCTACGATCGTATCTCGGCAAAAAACATATTCTTTAGTCAAGTCTACCGGTCCTGAAATTGCTATTCTTGGAGTAGCTATTCTCGATATTAGTTTGCTATCTTGATCTATGCAAGCTATGGCTCCGTCTTTTCCTGGATCTGCTGCTATATATAGTATCATAATACACTAATTTAGATTCATATCGATTTTACCAATGCTGTCATCATTGTCAAAACCTCCATTGTCTGTAAGTTCGTAATCAATAGCCACAGCACCGTTACCAAGAATGTAAAATCCTTTAAACATCTTTCCTATCTCAATAGGATACACGACATTTACGTCCCTTCCAATATCCTCAAACGGCATAGCGATATCTTCTGTTTCAGCTTCTTTTTGTTTTGCTAATACCCCAACAGGTATATTTTCACCTTTTATAGATGCGTATGTAACCATATACAGAACATCATTATTAACAAACGCCCTATCACTACTTACCTTATCCAAGCTAACATATATAATATGTTTTATAAAACTATTGATATCCCCACATATGTTAATAGCTTCTACTTCTTTAGGAATAACGACTTCCACTTCTTCTGGTTTTATATTTTTCTTTTTCATTGCATTAACCTTTTTGTATTTTGTTTTACTTCTTCAACAAGATCCTGATCTTTCATCATCTCTTGCTTAAGTTTCTCATTCTCCTTAATTCTTTTCATCCTATCGGCAAGAATCTTTTTGTATTTCTTATCCGATATTTTAATAAACCAAGGACAGTTCCTTGATGGAATCCTTTTACATGGGTAATCAGTGAGACCGTTCGGTCCAAACTGCTCGCATCGGTTACATTTGTCTTCTCCTGTCATTACATCATATTTTAGGGAAACATTCTTCCAGCTCTCTATAAGAGCACTCTACTACAACAGAATCTCCTTTAGGGAGAAATACTAAAATAGAATCGATAGAAAAAACACTATCTACTTTCCTTACAAGTTGGCCATGTTTGTAAGAAGACATGACCAACCTAATTCCATACGTATCAGAATAAGAGCCTTTCCTACATGGAATTATGTTTTCAACAACATAATCAAAGCCTCCGATATTAACTTCATCTCCGGCATTGATTTCCATGATAGGAACCATCTTGACCCTTCTATCTATGCTTATTTTCATTTTGCTACTTCGAATTTGATTTGCTCCTTCGGTTCATAATTCCATACCTCAAAATCATCAGCTACAAAATCATAAAACCCTTTCCCTTCCATACGAGACGAGATAGTAACCTGTGGAACCGGGCCGAATAGAGATCGACGAAGGAGCTCATTTGCCTGTTCTTCGTGACGGTCATACACATGCATATCTTGTATAAAATGAGTGAAAACTGCGGGCCTTAACCCAGCATCGTGAGCGAACATCATCATCAACGCCGCATATTGAGCTACATTCCAGTAAGAAGCTGTAATCATATCCTGGCTGCGCTGATAAAGCGTCATATACAACTCATCTCCTTTAACAGATAAATTGATCTGAAACGCACATTCTTGAAGAGGTTTTAGTCCATTGGTTTCAGGATCGAACATGGATGCTACTATTCTTCTTGACGAACGATCATTCTTGAGTGACCAAAGAATGAAGTCTGTTTGGTTAAGAAAACCGTAAAGACCATCATGGATGTCTATCATACCCTCTGGAGCTTTTCCGGTTCCCATATAAACATGTCTGTTCACCATATCTCCATAACATCCTTCGATCTTTCCATTATCATCAGCCCACTGATCCCATATATGAAGACCAAGATCTTTGATATCTACCGATCTTTTTTGCCAAATCCACAAAATTTCTTTTATGGAGTTTTTAAGATTAGTAGGTCTAAGCGAACCAAGAGGAAATTCCCGGCGAAGATCGTACTGGTTGCATACTTGCAGGATACGCTTCACCTTTACGCCTGTCCCGTCACCGTAGACCGGTCGCCTTACCTCTTCCCACGGCTGGCTCATTATAAGAGCCAAATTGTCTTGAAATATTTTATCTACTCTTGCCATATTCTTATTAGGTACTTATATACTATAGTATCACCATCTCAAGGTTATGCCAACAAACAAGGATCATTGAAAATTCTAAGAGGAATGGTTATAAAGACGATTAATTTCTTCTTGTTCTAAACACGGACCACCTACAACTTTCTCTGTCGCTTTTCTTTGTCTAACAAAATCTTCAGCTTCGGAAAAAGTTGTAGCATAAATATATCCACCATACTTTTCTCCATTTATATCAAATTCTGTCACAAACTTCTTTTGTTTTTCTTCTTTTGTTTTCATAACTGTAATTTTTAAAAGTGAATAATTTATTGATTTATAAAAAATAAAGCGGTGATAAACTAAGTTACCTTAACCAACTACCATCCAATCATCAGCCAACATATCTGATTGAGAAGCTAACCATCCATTTACAATATTATCGTTAGCATCTTTCATGCACAGATAAGAACAAAATTTAATCATGTTGGTTTCATCTATGTCATAATAATCGTTTACGTATTTTTTAAACGAATCCGGCAATGACTTTACTTTATTAACTATCATATCAGTAGACAACCAATCTTCCGGTCGCTGGAATACGAACATTCCTTTACCATTCCATCCTGAACGAGCAATTAACTTACCTTCTTTTACTGCCTCTAAAGCTTCTCCAAATTTCATAACTATATTTTTTTTATAAATTAAACTCTGCAAAATCTATTTCAGATCCGGTTGACAAATTAATCATTGACTTTTCAAGCTCTTCCATTGGAACCGGTTTCACAATACCTCCATTACCAAGAGTCCTTTTATAGAAGTTTATCACCACCTGATCGCTGGTTTTTACCGTCTTAGGAATAGGTTGACGAAGATATAATCCATCAAGAGACTTTACTCTTGAAAGAGCCGTATATAGCTGTCCTGTTTCAAAAGAATTAGATACGTCCATCATAGCCGCATCCAATGTCAGGCCTTGGGCTTTATGGATCGTGATAGAATAACCTATTTTTATAGGATACTGAATAATAGCTCCTACTACTTCAGATTCTATCTTATATCCGTTTCTTACGTATTTTACTTTCTCAAACGAACATGGTGTTATAACAACCTTAGTATGCTCATCATCTTTCGGTTTATCAAGGACTACTTCAATCTCACCCTTTTTTATAGATAATACAGTACCAAGAGAGCCATTGAAGTACTCTCCTCCGTTTCTTGTTATCATAACTCTTGATCCTTCTTTCAAGAAAAGAGTTTTTTCAACCGGAGCATCTTTAGGATAATCACCGTTTATAACAGCTTCTAATTTTCTTAAAGAGCCTGGTAACGATGATATTCTCATTTCGTTAATAGCCGTAGCTTTTGAGTTGGTAGTTACAATCTCAACATATCCTTGATTATTATCAGACTGAATACATCTGCTGTTTATTGTATCAAATACATCATCATCCATCTGCCCTTCACGCACCTTATTAAGGACACTAATAAACTTCTCATCTTTCTGACGGTATATTTTTTCAAAAGAAACCATTTCCATACCAGAAGCCATTAGAGACTTGGAGCTAAAGAAGTAAGATGTATCGTATATTTCTCTAAAAAAATCCTCCTTAATTACTGGCGGAAGTTGAAATAAATCACCTACCATAATAAGTTTCACGCCGCCAAACGGGTCCTTGTCTCCTCTTGCATGACGAAGTATATCAGCTACGTTGTCAAGAAGATCAGGGCGAACCATAGAAATCTCGTCTATGATAAGATACTTTATATTCTGTAAAATCTTTTCCGAACCTCCGTTGAATTTATATTCGCAGTTATCCATAAACGCGCCTTTTCGTATTTCAGGTATATACGGCTGCATTCCTATTCTAAAAAATGAATGAATGGTTTGACCACCTGCATTAACAGCAGCAACACCTGTAGGAGCTACAACAACCGCATTTTTTAATGCCGGTATAATACGCTTAAGGAACGTTGTTTTTCCACTTCCTCCTTTACCGGTTATAAACAGCGGTTTTGGTGACTTACAAATAGACTTAATAGCCTTTCCTTGTGCGACATTACCTTCGGACATAACTGAACGAAGAACGCACTCCATGATTTTTTTGTCGTAACTTATAGCCATCTTTTTTCTGATTTTGTTCTACAAAACAAAAGTATGAAAATAAAATAAAACCTAAAATATAAAATGAATTAATTAGGATTAAAAAGAAATAATAAGTTGGATAAGTAGTTTTAGATCAGACAGTAATATGATTTCGTATAGATATGGTTATGGCATAGTGGTGGCTAACGGGTGTTTCCGTCGATGTTCTACGAGATTATCGTTTTTCGGCTCTGTCGGCGACTACTAAGAACAGACCCTCTCTCAAGTACCAAACATTACAATGATGAATACTGAGATATAGGATAAAGATAGGTATCATTATAGAATGATAGCTCTTCAAATGGTATATCCTTGAATACAGATTCACCATCTAATTCTTTATCATTGTCTACTGTTGTATTAATGTTAGGTAATGATTGGATAGATATATCCATATTCTCTATCTTTTCCTTAAACTGTTCTGCCTTAACATACGTATAGATGTCTTCGCTTACCGATCCCACCGCTTTAGCCATCTCGCCGGCGAACTCAGCATACATATCCCGTACCTCATTAAAACCTGCCTTTTTGTCAGGAGCGGTATTGTTATAGGATTTCATTCTCCTACTTACCCTACCACAGACCCCGGCAACGGACGTCCCCACCTCAGCACAGCAGGCTTCCGCATCAGCCATGCCTGCCTTTACCGTGGCTACCTTCTCCTTGCTCCACCCACTAACCTTGTCGTATGATTGTTTAAGACAGTTTAAGAACATGTCCATTCTTCGCTTCTTGTCTTCTGCTATGATAGCGCGATAGTACTTCCTTATAATTTGGTTTTGTGTACTTCGCTCATATCCGTCCCAGAAGTCTTTGTGCGCTTCTTTAGCCATAACAGAGGCCAATGACCTTGCTTCTTCTTCTTTTGTCTTTTTACGATCTATGCCAAGGATTTCGCCATCTTCGGAAACAACTTCTTCTGCGTTCAGGAAACGTAGGATATGAGTATTGTCTTTTAAGAAGAAATTGAAATCGTCTTTCTTACCTACTTTTTCTTTTTCTCCTTTCTCTATATCCTTCTCTCCAAAATACCATCTGTTTGTTGCTCCTTTTTTATACAAGGTCCAGGTATTTGCTATTTGCCAGAAAACGGCTCCGTGCCTATATACCGGAATCAGCTTACCTATTGGGTAGTTATGTTCGTTTGCTTCAATGTAAGCACGAGGATTATCTACGTATGTTATAAATTGTACGTTTTCGAACCTTTTTACGAGCTTGTCTTTTATCGCCATACCGACAATCTCTTTCGCTTTTGTTAGTCCTACATTCAAGTACAAGGCAATTGTTTTATTACTTATCGTCGAATCAATTAATCCATAATACGAGTGGCTTCCGTCTACGACATCCGCCTGAGAGTTTGTCTCTCCACTGTTCAGTACAGACTCATTGTTTCTGACTAAATTAACAAACATCGCCTCTTTTATCCTGTCAAGGACTCTTTCATGGTTTGTTATTTCATTTTTCTTTATCTTAATTAAAATCCTATTCTTTGGAAGACTCACTTTTCCACATCCGAGAGTAAGTTGTACGCCATTAACACGATACCTTCTTGCAACGAACGTACTATCCGTCACACGGAACAGTTCGTTAAACATCGGATGTCCTGTCATGTTCTTGAACTTCGAATACCCGATTCCAAGTTTATGAAGAAGATCTTTCTGGTTTTTGAATCTTATTCTCGAATCCCGGCGGGAGATTTTTATCATACAGTATAAAGCATACAATTCCATGAACAGCAAATCATCTGACCACCGTTCTAAAAGCCTAAGACTTATGTTAATATTTCTACCTAATTGTAGCTTCATAATCTGTAACAAAAAAAAATCGGATGGATTTTTGGGGATATCCATCCGATTTGCGTCTTTTTGCAGATAATCTCCAAAATCCCGTTACAGATAAATAAGAGTCTCAAATCAACAATAAGACAATTAATATTTTATATTCTTATTTTTGATTTGAACTCATATTTACATCCGTAACGTGCTACAAATATACAAATAAAATTCAAGAATCAAACAATAAGACCTTATTTTCTAAATATAGCAGTACAAATATCGGGACAAATCCCGAATCCATTGTCATAAAATACGTTAATTTTAAATTTATAAATCCTTAATCCTTATCTTTGTATCAAAACGATAATCTCATGAAAGAAAGTGATAATAAAGATGTTAGTAATAGAGCTTATAGGCTTTTAGTACCTTATTCCAATACGGTAGATATGGCGAAGAAGATACTTCTGTTTTATAACGGATACTTAATGGCTTCCGGCAATGAGAAGAATGTCATAGATGCGAGGCACTTAAATCTTCTTGCCTATTATTTTGTGTTTGGATATTCGTATGAGACGAAGAAGAAGTTTTCTCATTGTTTCAGTACCGATCTTCAATATGTATCGGTTTTGGATACGGAGATGAAGAAGCGTGGTATTTTGATTGACCGTGAAGGGAATTACAGGACCAGGTGTTTGTGCCCGGATATAGAGAACATGCGCCGTCTTTTTGTATTGGAGGGTTCAAGAGATCAATGTGCGTTGGTTTCTTTATTTTACAGAAAAAAAAATTTTGAAGCCGATGGCGAAGAATAATTTCCCTATATCATTTGAGTCACATATTATAGATGATGTGATGGATAAGACCGGGGGCGTTTACGACCGAAACCAAATACGTGACGTTTTTAGAGCCAGTATTTCTTATGCTAATAACTTATGTATGTACACAGATAACGTGTCTGTATCGTTCCCGTATGTAGGTGATATGGTTTGTAACCTTCATGAGATGGAGAGGCGCAAACACAATCTTGAGCGTCTTAAATATAAGGTGGAAAAATTATCTAAGTATCAGGAAAAAGAGCTTCAGTGTCTTGATATTAAGATAAGGATGATAAAGGATGCTTATGATTCAGGTGAGATAAAGGGTGGTGATATGTTGATAAAACACAACAAATCATCTATCTTTAAATCTCGTAAGGGTCATAGTTTTAGTGAAATACAAAATATTCAAGAACAGGAATTTAACAGATAAGTTATGAAAAAGATTTTGCAAGCGGAAGTTATATACGATGCTTTTATGGATACGATATTAAAAAAACTTCCAAGAAAAAAAGAAGATTATCCTGATTGGTACAAGGAACGTCTTGAAAAGTGTGAGGGATGTAAATTCAATACCAAGAACGTTCCAAACTCTATGTTGCCTCTTTCTTTGTACGTAAGCAAGAAAATAGGCAAAAATCGTTGCTCGGTATGTACGTGCTTCATCAAGCAGAAGGCCTGGAGCAAGACAGAGGAGTGTGCGCTTGGGGAGGGACTTCCGCGTCCTTCGTGGATGGACCGGCAGTATTCTACTGATTTTTATGATGAGAAGTCAAGATGGAACAGATTAGAGCTTATTACAATGGATTCTGATGAGTTTAATGTTATTTCTACAGATGACAAGCAGTATAATATTGACCTGTCTAAAGACGGGAAATCATTTGAAATCATTTTCGAACCGGTAGAAAAAGGAAATAGTATAAGGTTTTCATTCGTTCTTGAGTCGAAACATGATATGAAGATAACAGCATCAGAGACATCTTGTGGATGTACGTCTTCTAATTTGAATATCATTGACTCCCGTCACTTCAAGTTCAATATAGAGATACATACAGCAGGATTTGGGATAGGAAGATTCGTAAAACATATGACTGTTCACTATCAAAAAGATGGGTCTCAAAAAGAGGAAAAGATTCCGTTTAATTTTGAAGGTATTATAATCCAAAAAAGTTAAGTGTTATGGGAGGATGTGGTAAAGCAAGGCATTTACAATGCGAAGATAAAAGGAAATCCTTATTTTCTATGTTGCAGGCATCTTGTGACGATCTCCCCGATTATTCTGCCGGGGACATTCTCTATGCCGTACTTAGATCTTTTGCCAAGAGAAGAGGATTATCTGTTTCTTTTTTAAGGACGTTGACAGACAGCGAGCTTTTTGAAGTGGCTGATTATAATTTATCAATGGAGTTGATGGACGTTATTATTCATGATAAAAAGGTTCTTGACAATGAAGAAGATTGATTTTGATTCAGATATAAAGCATCTTATTTCTTATTACAACCATCTACTGTCTGCGCAAGACAAGGTGGGAGAGGATATGGAAGAGCTAACTAAGGATATTATTAGAAAGAAGGATGAGGAAGACAACATAGAGTTAGAAGACTTTATTGATCTGGAGGAAAAGTCGTTTATGACCAACTTGTATCAACAAGAGATGCTGAAAGTATCTTCTTCTATAAAGGCAGTTTACAGGTTATCTATTAACGCCGGTCATGATCTCAATGTAGATGATGACAGTAAGAAGGTTCTTGATAGGATAGTAAATGACGGAGAATCAGATTTTATTATGTACGTTGATAATAATACTGGTTCTGTTGCGTTCAAGGATGAATTTGTTGAGGAAGGAATAAAAAACATGTGTAAGTATCGTGTTGATCCATCTTCTCTTGAAGACAGGTTTAATATGCTTAAGTCTCAGTATGAGGATTTTTTAAAAATAGTGAATAATGAAGGTAAGAAAGCCGACTAACGATGATGTCTCTTACGTAGATCGAAAACTTCTTGTGCTAAGGGATCAGATAGATAAAGCTGAACGTTATCTATCTGAAAACCCTTGGGATAAAATAGAAGATTCTGATAAGAGGGAGAAAGAATTTAGGTTTCAAAAAAGCTTGTCTGATAGCTTAATGCAATGGACTGAATCTTATATTAAGATGTGTGGGATAATGGATGTCTATAATCAGCTTGAGGCTGCCAAAAACAAGAAAAGTCTAAAAGGAGGACAAACAGTATCAGGTATTCAGTCTTTTGTCAAGAATGAAGCTAAGAACAAGCTTGATAAATAGTTTTGTCATGAATTTTAACAGTAAAGAACTTTATATAAATATGGGTAACGATATCCCGTTATGGAATGACCTGTATTCTTATGAAGAGCAAGACGATGATGTCAAGCAATTCTGGGAGAATGAGGCTATGAAACTCCTTAACGGTGTTACCATAAATGGGGTATTTATACATCCTTGGCTATATTGGCATATCAATTTCTGGAAGATGATGATTGACGTAGGAGATGATCGTATTCCTGGAAATTCTCAGCTTCGTGATAATGAATGGATGTTTGCCGAATTTCTAAAGCAGGCTGAAGAAGAGAATAAAGGAATATTCATGTTCGGGTGCCGTCGTTTTGGAAAAGCCCTTCTTGACTCTGAGATACTTTATCTTGAGGACCGGGAAAAGATGATAGGAAATATCGTTGTAGGGGATAAGATATATGACGATAAAGGGAATTTGGTAGAGGTCGTAGGTGTCTACCCTCAAGGGAAAGTAACCACCTACAGAGTCGTATTCGAAGACGGTCGTAACGTTATTTGTTGCGGAAATCACCAATGGCGTGTCAATCATGGCGGAAAATGGCATGTTAGGAGTCTTAGATCCATAGCTGGATTAGATTATAAGAGTATGTCTATTCCAGTAGGTGAGGCCCTGAACTACCCTACGGCAAAGCTGCCGGTTCCGCCGTCGGCCTACGCCTCGATGCTGGCGGCTTATCTCGGTGGCTATGGAGGGGATATGTTTTTTGATAAATACGTTTGTAAGAAGTTTTTAAGATCGTCCATAGATCAAAAGAAAGATTTTATAGAAAACTTCATTCGTTCTTTCAGAAACGTAGTAACCGGAGAAGAAGAGCTTACGTTGTCTCATATTGACATGGATGTCATAAATTTCGTACAACGTATGTTTTGGGCTTCAGGTTGGTATGCTAAATTGGAGGGGAATAAACTTATACTATCAAGGAATCGTAAGGAATTAAAAATAAGATCCATATCGATATACGGAAAGGAGCATGCCACTTGTATAACCGTTGATAATGATTCTCATTTATTTTTGACCACCAATTACATCGTTACTCATAATACGGCCATAATGAGTTCTCTTCTGGCTCGTAATGCTACAATGACGTACAATTTGACGCATAATGTTATTGGAGCAAGTAAAGAAGACCTTGCCAATATGGGAGAGTATCTTGAGTTTGGACTTGATAATCTTCCTCCTTATCTTACTATAAACAGGACTGGTAACGACTGGACTAAAGAAGTTGTTTTAGGTATAAGAAACATCAATAATCAACGTGATGTTCATGCCAGAATAAGAATCACCAACGTTGATGATGGAAAGACACGAGGCTCATTGAAGACCGCAGGCGGAACTCCATATACGTCTATATATGATGAGGTAGGTAAATTCCCGGTGCTTGGGGCATGGCTTGCCGGTAGGCCAGCTCATATGATGCATGGTAGAATGAGGGGCGTTTGTTTGATGTCGGGAACTGGCGGTAATGTAGAAAAGTCTCAAGATGCCCAGAAAATCATGAACTCTCCGGACGAATATGGATTCATTATAATGAATTATGATATTCTAAATAAGAGAGTTATTAAACCAACATGGCGTATATGTAAATCTGGATGCTTTGTTCCGGCCCAGATGTCTCATGCTTATGAAAAGAAAGAAACGACTCTTGATAAGTATCTTGGAGTAGAGAATGCTCCCGGTCTTAAGAAGATAAAAATAAAAGTTTCAGACTTTGATAAAAATACTGGAATAATAAAATCACGTCTTGACGAACTTGTCAAAAAGGATAGAGCTTTATACGTTCAGGAACGAATGGCATTCCCTTTGTCTATAGATGATTGTTTCCTTAATACGAACGTAAATAGGTTCCCTGTAGAAGATGCGTTGAAGCACAAAAGCCGTCTTCTTGAAGAAGGTAGGCCTGGTAAAACAGTGGATATTTATCAGATAGACGGCATGAAAATGGGGTATAATTTTAGTGATAAGCAGCTTGCTGATTATCCGTTTCAAGGTGGTAACATAGATTCTCCTGTTGTTATATATGAGGATCCACCAGAAGAAGGAGGTGTTTTTGATTACACTTATGTCTCATCGCTTGACCCCTATAAATCTGACAAGGCTGATACTGATTCTGTTGGTTCGTTTTATGTACTTAAAAGATATGTAAAAATCAACGATCCATTTGCTTATTGCATAGTAGCATCATACGCATCACGTCCTCCATCTTCCGATGATTTTTGTAGGAATTGTGAAATACTTCAAGAAGCGTATGGGGCCAAGTGTCTTATGGAGAATGCCGACCGAATGTATGAATTTTATCTTACGAGACGAAATAAGCAGCTTATGTTGCTGGAAGATGGCGAACGTCTTGCCGGTAAGATTATCCGTGCCGGAGCCCGTCAGAACAATAAGCTCGGTTTGGCTCCTACGGTTCCCAATCAGCGTATGCTTTTCAATACCGTTATTCAATATTGTTGGGAGGATGTTGTTGTTGGGTATGATGATGATGGTAATGAAATAACACAGAAAGGTATTTACCGTATCCCTGATATAGAACTTCTTGATGAGATCATAGCCTTCGGCCCCGGGACCAACACCGACCGTATCATAGCCTTCGGCCACGCTCTTCTTCTGGCTAAGTATTATGATGATATGGGTTACATGCCTGAAAGTACGACTCAGAAGGAGAATCAAAAGAAGAGAGAGCGCAAGAAGATGGAACAGGTCAAAGGATTTACGGTAAGAAGACATAACCCTTATAAAATGAGGTGACGAGAACAAATTCCTTATCTTTGTGAAAAATAGGATAATAGGATGGAATATTTCAATAGAGATCAGGCTTTTCCGGCCAGAGGAGTATTTTCAGGTTTGCCGGTACAGGCGATACCTACCAAGAGAAAAACCAAGGAGTGGTTTAAAGCCACTATGGATTCTCTTGAATTGATTGGCTTAAAGCAGCTTGATGAGAACCAAAAGTTCAAGGATTTTTATAGAATGATGGAAGGTAAGTTATCCTTTATGGAGCTGAAAGACGTAATTCCTTATCTTAAGGATGTTCAGTCTATAAGGGACAATGTAAATATTCCATCATTCTTACGTCATTATGATATAATAGGTACGATCGTAAACGCTTTTGTAGGATGGTTGGGCAACCTTTCTGACAAGTATAATGTAGTTGGATTGGACGAATCTGAAGTGAATCAGTATTCTGCCACGAAGGAGAATCTCCTTCATAATTACATTAAAGAGGAATTGGACAGAAGGGTTAGGCAAGAATTGTTAAATAGGGGATTGGATCCGGATTATAATAATTTTGCAAGCGAAGAAGAAAAGCAGGCTTATGCTCAACAGATACAAGAGGTGAAAGCATCTATGACCCCTCCTGAGATAGAGAATTTCATGAATATAAAATGGAAGACTGCCGAGGTTATATGGGGTTCTCATACGCTTGAAGCAGACAGGGGGCGTTTTTACATGGATGAGATAGACACCGAGAATTTTATCGACTATCTTCTTACCGGTCGTTGTTTTAGAAACTATCATGTAGGATACGACTATTATAAGCCGGAGAGATGGTCTCCGTTGAATACGTTTTATTCTAAGACATTAGATAGCAAGTATCCGCAGTACGGTGATTATATTGGCCGTGTTCATTATTATACTGCCAATGATATTATAGTAAGGTGGGGGCATCTTCTTACGGCAAAAGACAAGCAAAAGCTTATAGGAGGTGCTGATAATTTCAATGGTACTTATAACAATGGTGATAATGGAAGCTATGTAAGTTTATCCAAATCGGCGAGTGTAGGGATGTTATATCAGAATAAGGTAATACCTTGGAAAGGATATAATGATTATGCTTCTATAAAAGCTTATGAGGATTATTACGGTATTCCAGCCGGCACATATACCGGATACGATAGTAATGGCAACGAATATCACAGAACCAGATTCATGCCAAATTTAGAGCATGGTAATTATTATAACCGTGCCCAGAGTTTAAGCGACGAGCATGTTCGTAGTGATTTGTATCAGGTAACTGAATCATATTGGGTATCCCCGGCTCAGGTGTATGTAATTACCTACCAAACTGAAACCGGATTAGTAACTACCGAAATGGTAACCGACGAGCTTCTTCAGGACTTTTTACAGGAAAATGGTATTAAGAAAATTACCAGAACCATGAGTAAGGGAATGGAGAACCCGGAGATTAATACCTATTTCGTAGATTACGTTCCACAGGTAAGGTACGGGGTTAAAATAAGTGGAGGTGCCCTCGCTCAGGACAACCTGTATCTGGATGGAGAACCTATCGATCACCAGATAAAAGGGGATAGCAACATCTATGACTTTGTTTTACCTGTTGCCGGATATATCGGTACTTCTATGGCTAACAGGATTCAGCCATATCAAATATTCTATAATTTCTCCATAAACCAGATAAACAATATTCTTGAAAAGGAGATCGGTAAATTCTTCTTAGGAGATATAAATCTGGTTCCGAGTGAATACAAGGATTTGGGTGAAGATGTGGCTGATATATGGGCAAACCTTCTTGATGTAGCTAAGTCTGTAGGTGCTCTTACATTAGATACCTCATCTCAAAACACGAAAGGTGGTGTCCCTTTCAACCAGTTTGCTGTCTATGATTTGTCCCAGACAGAGCAACTTAAAACAAGAATGGAACTTGCTGAATGGTCGAGGATGAAATGTTTTGAAATGGTTGGTATCACGCCTCAAGTAATTAACGGCCCCAACAGGTATGAGACCGCCACCGGGGTCCAGCAGGGCGTTACAGCATCTATGTTACAAACACAGATATACTTTGATAACTTCGGTTACTTCAAGAAACGCGCTTTGGATCTTCATCTGGCTGTTGCTCAACAATGTCAGGAAGAAGGAAAGGATATTTCTGTAATGTACACAAAAAGTGATCTTACCAGAGCGTTTTTATCTATAGGAACCGACGGTCTTAGTCTAAGGCATCTTGGTGTTCAGGCATTATCTAATTCCAAGAAAAGGGATGAGCTTGAGAAATTTAAAACTTTCATGTTGCAGCTAAATACAGCCGGAGGCGATATTTACGATCTTGCATCTATCTTCACATCAGATTCTATGGTGGAACTTATACAGAATGCAAGGAATACTCGCGCATACAACGAGCGTCAGATGCAGCAGCAACAACAGAATCAGATGCAGCTTAACCAGCAACAGATACAAGCTGAAGCTGCTGAGAAGGATAAGCAACGTCAGCATGAACTTGCTTTGGAAGACAAGAAAGGTCAATACAGGATACTTCAAGAGAAGATTCAGGCGGCAGGCAGGGCGGCAGACGCCAAGAGCGACGCCACCTCCCTTAACTTCCTGGCTTCTGTTTCAGATCAGACCGTAAGGCAAGCTGATATAGAAAGCAAGGAAAGGATAGAGGATAAGAAAATTGAAAACGATTCCAAACTTCATGATGATGAAATGAGAATGAAAATGGAAGAGTTAAAATTAAAATCCAAAGAGCTTGCTCAACGAGCGAGGGAAGATGCCACCAAAAGGTATGTAGCCGGAATCAATAAGAATTAAGGATTAAACATCCCCAAATTTCATTAGAAAATCTCTAATAAAATTTGGGGATGTTTAATTTTTAGTGAAGATTAAACACTTATAAGTTTTTTGTCTGAAATATAGGTATTTAAATATTTTTGCAGTATGGGAAAATTAGAAAAAAATGGAATAGTAGAATTGGACGATATTTTTAGTATCGGTCCAGTTGATGATGTTTATAATAGGGAAGAAGATATTCTGCCTATTAATGGTAATGAACCGGCTAAAAAAGATGAGAAGCCTGTAGAAGAAGGTTCTCAAATTAAAGAAGAGCCGGTTGTCGATCCTACTCCTGATCCTAAAGAGGATAAAAAAGGAGAAGAGAATGTGGTTGACGTTAAACAGGATCCGGTAGAGACCCCGGTTGTCAATTACAGAAAAGTATTGGATGCCCTTTCTTCAAGAGGGATCATTCCCGATTTGAAAGATGTGGTATTTAGCGGTGAAAACGGCGAAGAGATTACTATCAATGATCTTGATTTTAGTAAAGAAGATTCGTTGTGTGACATATTATCCACAGTCCTTGAAAGCCAGAAAGAGGACATTGTTAAGGATAAGATAGATGTTACTTCTGTTTCTGATATTACTAAGAAGCTTATCCAGGCTGATAAGGCCGGCGCGAATATCGTTGATATTCTTAAGCAATATGATACGAATGTCGCTCCTATAGAAAAGCTTGACATTGAAAACAAAGCAGATCAGATAAAGATCGTTCGCCATTATGTTGATCTTCTTGGGTTGCCTAAAGATGAAGCTGATGAGTTTTTCAAAGGTATTATCAATAAAGGTGAAGAGTATGTTGAAGCAAAGGCTATAAAGTATAAGGCTGAGCTTGATAAGAGAATGGATGATATTATCCAGCAACGTACTAAAGAGGCTGCCGAAAAGAAGGCGAAGGATGCAGAAGATTTTAGAAGGTATAAGAAAGACCTTAAGTCTTCTATCCAGGCAAAGTATCAGCTAAATGACACTATGGTATCTAAAGCTCTTGATTTTGCCCTAAAACCTTCTGAATCGAATCCCGGAATTACCAAAGCATTTAATAGGGTAAGGGAGATGATGATGAATCCGGAAGAAGCGCCAGATTTGATTATGTTTCTTATGAACCCAGGAGAGTTCATAAAACAGAAGTCGAATCAAGCTGTAGTTGATGAGAAAAAGAAAATTTATAAGCTCATCAGCCATACAAATAAAGACAAGAGGGTGGCTCCGGTAGATGATAAAGGCGATCAAGTTCAAGGTGTGAAGTTCGATGAAATCAGTATAGATTAAAAATTAAAACATTTTTTCGTTCATGGCTAATGTACTTTTAACAAAAAATTTCCCGGCCACCATGAATGGTGACACGGTGATTGGATATACCGACGCTAAAGTCGTTAAGCAAAGTATCGTAGAACACGATCTTAGCTCTTTAGAAGATTGGTACTACGAAGATCCGGATAAGAACCATCTGGGTATGCTTGAGTTGTTTTCTAATATTACAAACTATCCTCTGCCTATGTATATGGGTATGATCAAACAGGATGCTACTATTACCGTAAATGGTATCAATGGTTCATTCCGTTATGATCTTCCGGTATCAGAGACGTATGAGGTGGTTACAGTAGAAGATACGTCTTTGAAATATGCAAAACCCGGTATTGATGAAAGCTTCTTCGAAATTGTATTGAATGCACAATTTAAACAAGGAGATGTTATTACTTACGATGTGATTAACGGTTGCCAGGCTCTTATCTCTACAGAGCGTCCTCCTAAACAAGAAGGTGAAAACTGGAGATACTGGTGTAAGCTGTGGGGCCGTTCTCGTGCTAAATACTTCCCGAAAGACATGCTTCGTGCCGGTATTAAATACTGGAAGGTAACAAACGTTCTTGGTGAGTTCTCTACTCAGTTCTCTGGTGTAGGAGGTGCTTCTAAGGCCGGTTCTATGACTTGTGAATTTACGCTTGGTGGACACCGTGGTGTTGAAGGTGAAACGACTATGTACGCTGGTATTAAGTCTTTGGCTTATGCGGACGAACGCACACAGAATTTCATCGACAAAGCTTACCAGAAAGTTCGTCAGCTTTCTGAAATCAGAGGAGGTGATGCGAGTTATGCTATCATCGGTTCTCGTCTTGGTGACGGAAGCATTGATATGCGTACAGCACGTGTAGCCAATACAGTGTCTTTGTTCTGCTTGGCTGAGTTGGCTAAGATGGAAGCATACGAACTTATGTTCATGCGTGGAGGTAGAGTCAAGGGTCATAATGGTGTTTTGATGAAAAACGAAGGTTTGTACCATCAACTTCGCCGTGGTTTCGTTATCTCATATGCACGTCCGGGCGGTATCAAGCGTGAACACTTCCTGGCTGCTGCTGACTATATTTTCCGTGGTCGTAGCGATATGCCGATTGAAAATCGTGTAATGAAATTCAAGGTAGGTGCTATGGCTTATAAGAACATCGTTGAAATCTTCCGTGATGAGTTCTTCTCTCAATTAGGTGCTTTGGCTCCGCTTATGGGTACAGAACGTATCATCAATAACCCGGTAACAGGATCAAACGATGCTCTTGAATTAGGAACTGTAAAGATCAAGGGTGTTACTATTCCAGGTATTGGTAAGGTCATTGTAGAACACGAACCTTCTTTGGATTACGTTGATATGGTAGATAGAAGCCAGTTGGTAGACGGTATGACTCCTATCACATCATATTCATGTATTATGGAAGACTTGACCGCTCCTGAATATTCCAATGCATTCGCCGGTATTCCTGCTTCAGCCGAAGCTCGTATTGGTAATATCAACAGCAACGTATTCTACGTTAAGCCTGATATTGGTTCTATGTGGTGGGGTTACGAACAAGGTAGATGGTCATCCAGAGTATCGGCTCAAGAAATTGTATCCAGCCATCCTCGTATGTCAGAACAATTCTGGTGCCACTCTGTATCGGCTTGTTGGGTAAAAGATACCAGCCGGTTTGTAACAATTGAATTGTTACCAAGCTCTTTGTAATCATAACTTTTAATATTAACTTGCGGTCGGCTTTAAAACCGGCCGCAAATTTTGTTTCTAACATAGTCTTTTCATATATGAAAAGACGTAGGGTATATAAAAAAAATGGGAAAAAAGATTTTTGAAGAAAGCCATGAGTCTAAGAAACTGCTGGCTACCGTAGGAGGAATGAAGATATATTCCGACTCTATTTATGTTATAACAGGTAAGATGGATGAAGAAGCTCCTTCCGGATATCAGGAAAGAGGCATTTCCAAGACTCCTTTCCCTGGGAACAAGACAGTATCTTGTTGTGGATGGGACAAGGATCTTAGGGTGTATGATACAGGTTTCTTTATCAATTCAGCATGTTATAAAGGTTACTCACTTGAAGACAAGAAGAATGAAATGGATATGCGTATTAAGAATATTCGGTATCCGTTTGAAGAAACTGTCAATGAGGACCTGGACCAAAAGAACTTCGATTTCTGGGATTCTTACAGAATTGACTTATATGATGGTCGTTTGTTCTACACTAATGACGTTCGTGATTTATTTGAGCTGTATATAGCTATTTTATCCAAGTCTCTTACTCCTAAAGAGGAAGACGGTAATCCGATGTACGTTGAATCTTATTATTGTGTAGAAGACAAGACTACGGCCGTAGATATCAGGAAACAACGTCAGATTGACAAGGCTGATATTTTATACGAGTTCATGAACAAACTGAAAGGATCCGAGGCTGAAAGGAAAAGCATCTACGATCTGCTTTTGTATCTTGATATCATATATAGCGTAGAGCTTGATCAGAGCATGGTTCAATACATATTCACTAATTGGATTGATGCCAAGAATACGAACGTTGATATGTATAAAGAAGCAAGCTCAAGGTTCTTATCTGATGATGAATCTTCTGAGGGAATGCAGGTGATCAAATTCCATCGTATGATTAGGGAAATGATCGAGGGACTGGCTGTCACCGTCAACACCGACGGACTGTATCTGAATGGCGAGCTCCTGGGCGCCGACGCTATCTCTGCGTCTATGGCTCTTGCTTCCAATAAGTCGATGTTAGAAACCAAGTCACGTGTTCTGGAAGCGTATAATGCTTTAAAGAACAAGCATAAAAAAATAGAAGGAGATAAGTCTGACAAGAAGAAAAAGGAAGACGAAAAAGGTTTTGATATTGATCAATACGCTGATAAAAAAGAATAATTTATGAAGATTGTTGATTGTTATCTTCGGGCCTTACAGAAGGCTGAAGAAAACATGACCAACGGTGGTATAAAACTTGACAAGGCACGTTTTGTTCAGCTTTTTAATGACGAACAAAACCGCCTTGTTCGTTATATCCTTGATAAGAAAAACGAAGAGGATATACGTTATATCCAAAAGTTAGTTGTGTATTCAAAAGAACTTGACGAGAAAGGAGATAAAGATAATCCGGAAAGCACTTTGTTTTCATTGCCTTCTGATTTCTTTTCTTTTTCAAACATATCAGGCGTATTTACCAAAGGTGAATGCACGGTCACTGATTTTACCATGTGGGAGGCTAAGAACGAAAACCCGCATGAGCTTCTTGCCGACTTTTTTAACAAACCTGATTTTGATTTTAGGGAAACGTTCTACACTATAGGCGAAGATTCGGTAAGGGTGTACAAGTCTGGTTTTGAAGTAGACACCGTTTACCTTACGTATTACCGCTATCCTAAGGAAGTTGACATCGAAGGATATGTTAAATCCGATGGTTCTAATTCAACCGATATAGATCCTGAATTAGATGATAAATTAATTGGTATTATCCTTAACATGATTGAAAAGCAATTTGCTTTGAATGAAAGCGAATATGGACGTTATCAAATAGACTCAAACAACGTCCAATCTCCTTTATAGCAGAATAAAGACGTGTCCTAAATTAAAGACTATCAAAAAGCATTAAGAATTAATTAATTCCTAATGCTTTTTGTTGCTTATATGACTATCGCTATTTTTGAGACAGATAACAGAATATTAATTTTTAAAATATTATAAGGCTATGGCTATCCATAAACCGTATGACAGACACATTATCTGTCCTCCGCACGCTAAGTTGGCGGACGTAGATTCTTTGTTGCTTCAAGAAGGTCAGATCGCTATCTATGATTTGGATGGTGAGCAGACTAAAGATGGTTTGAAAGCGTTGAAAGACTTGAAAGGATATCGTAAGGACGAACAACGTTTCCAGATCAGAATCGGACGTAATGAGATGGTGAACGACCGTGTATCTGATGATAAATCATTCTCTACACCTACGTTTGCTATTGATGAAATTATAGAAGTGTATGCTTCTGCTCCGAAGAGCAAAGAAATTAAAGTAGATGAAGTTATTTTCGGTTACAACGGAATTGACGACAATACCGCTATTACAGCAAGAAAAGGCGATCGTATCCCTATTCATATTAAGCTGACAGGACGTTTGTTCGAGCTTCGTGGTTATCCGATGGGTGAGGTGAATATCGATGATTACATCATTTTCGAAAACTGTCCTGGTCGTGAGGATATGTGTTCAGAATGTGATCCTTGCGAAGATGTTGATATTTTGGCTGCTATCTTGAAAACAATCGAACGTATCAAGAATCAGCCGATTGCAGGTGGTGGAAAGGTAGGTGATTTTGTAGAAATCCATCCTATCCATTCTTGTGACGAGTTGGAAAAAACTCCGGTGGAAACCGACATGAATTTCTATTGTATGGAAATGTGTGATACCGGTGATGCTTATGCCCTGGCTCAGCTTAAGGCTGCTTATCCTGGTTTGGATATCAAGAGAGTCGGACGTCATCTTTCTACTTCCAAATATCAGGTGATGAAAGAAGGTGGTAAGCCTGCTGATTATACTCAAAAGCTGTCTTCTATAATGAAAGGCTGCGAAGAGTGTCCTGAAGGATATACTAAGGTAGACGGCGGTTTGATTTATGCCGTAACGTTAGAGGATGATGGCGTTGATCAGTCTACTGTAGTAGAAAGCATTAAGAATGCCGTTAGTAGCACTGCCGAGAAAACAGCAGCCCAAGATGGCGGCGTAGGTATGTACACTGTGGCCGTAAGCAAGAAACTGACGAAGGCTGATATCGATGCATTTGTAGAAACTAATCCGACTGCTACAGTAACGTTCGTTGCTAAAACAGCAGATATGTGTAGCAATCCTGCTGTTACTACCGTTAGCTGGGAAGCATGTGGTTCTTGTAAGATTTCGAAAGAAGCTTATGAAATCACGTTGCCGGACGATGAATGTGGTAACAGTGCTAAAGAAGAATTGCAGGCAGCATTCCCGTATCTGACAATCGAAGATTACGGTACACCTGGTGGATGTCAACACAAATTCAAAACAACGGTCGTTACTAACATGGTTTGCGACGAATGCGATAAAATCTTCAAAGACTTCTTCGTATCTAAAGCTCCCGAATCTTATCGTGGACGTAACTGGAAACGTTTGGGTGCCGTAGCAGGAGATCAGTCCATTATCGCCGATCCGCTTCCTAAGAACTGCAAATGCGGTATCTTGTTCCGTGGTATTGACTACATGATTTCTCCGTCTGACTGTTTGATTGACCGTCTGACATTCCAAGAAGGATCTGTTCGTATTGCTGTAAATGGCGGTTATCCGGATGAACAGCGAGAGGCTATCAGCACGTACTTTAACCCGATCCATACCGAATACAAACAGCACTGGGCTCCGCGTACTCACCTCGGCGCTGAATTGCTGGATAAGGAACGCGAACAACGTATGTTCTTCGATTTCCGTAAGACTCACCAAGAACTTATGGAACGGATGTTTACCAACGAAGAAACCCGCTTAGACCTGTTGGCTCCGTATGCTGATTATTCAGTAACGTTGAAGCCGGCACGTTATTCTAACGGCTTCGGTAGGGTAATTGATGATCATATTACAGTACACTTCCATGTACCGTATGGCGCTCACGAAGGTATTCAAGACCTTATGGACTTGTTAGCTGCTTCGGCAAATATCAAGCCCTGCAAGATTTGATTTTCCTTTTTTCTATATATCCCAAGGGGGAGGAGGCTGGTCCTCCTCCCCCCTTTTTGTAATAAAACAATTTGAAATAAGTTAGTTTCATATGAATGGCGTGGATTTTTTATCCGGTGCCTTTGGTAGGGGCATTGATAAAATAACCAACATAGTTGGAAAATGGGGTTCCTCCCAACCGGTAGATGACAGCAAATCCGGTATAAAAATAGGGGACAAAATCTACCAAGTGGTTGTGTCCTTAAATGGCTGTTATTGGTATCTTGACGAAGAAGGCAAGAAGCATCCTGTTTCTGGTATTCCGGCCACAACCGAATGGGAGTGGATTAACATAGCTGAGAAGGTTATCAAAGATTTCAAAACCTGTTACCGTACACCTGGCGGAAAGGTTGAAGTATGGAGTTGGTATCTTCTTAACGATCAGATGGATGTTCTTAAAGAAACCCATAGAATTACCGACAGTACCGATATGGATAATCCGGTAGGTAAAGTTCTTACTAAAATACCGGACGAGTGGGTTATGATCGACTGCGATCTTCCTGATATGACAGAACGCGACATTACGTTCGTCAACAGATGTTATAAGACTCCGGATGGTAAGGTTGAAATAGAAGGATTGGAGGCCATAGATGATAAGATAAATATCAGGGAATCTATTTATACCGTTATTCAATCGACGGACGATAATTTCCCTGCCGGCCATGTTTTTAAACTAATTCCAGAGAATTGGGTTCGAATGGTTTGTGACTTTCCTGACATGACAGAACGAGATGTAACTTACGTTCTTGAATGTTACACTACTAAAAAAGGAAAAGTTCAAGTAGAAGGTTTGGTAGCCATAGATAATATTCTTGGGACCAGGGAAGAGGTTTACACCGTCCTTCAGTCAACTGATCCTGATATTAAGGTAGGAACCGTGCTGGATTCCATTCCCGAAGATTGGGTGAGGATGGTCTGCGATTTTCCTGACATGACGGACAGGGAAATTGTTGAAGTGGACGAATGTTATAAGACTGATGGTGGCAAGGTCAATATAAAAGGCTATCAAGCTATTGATGCCGTTCTTGGTGTAAGGGAACAGTATTATTATATTGTTAAGACAACGGATGCCGCCTATCCTCAGTGGATGAGAATAGATAAGATACCTAACGAATGGACGAAAACCGAATGCGATTTCCCTGATCTTACGGAAAGACATATTATGTCCGTAGATGAATGTTATACTACTCCTGGTGGTAAAATACATCTTGGTGGATACAGGTCGGTAGATAGCATAATAGGTGTCCGGGACGAGTATCTTATTGTTTTAGAAACTACCGACCCTGATATACAAAGAAGCGCCACATTCAGCAAAATACAAGAAGGATGGCAGCGTATTGTTTGTGATTTCCCTGATGCTACTACATCCGACACAGAAATAGTAGAAAACTGTTATAAGACGGAAAAGGGTAAGGTTCAGATCCGAACATACATAACAATGGACGGATACGGAAATACAAGGGAATTGAGACATATGGTTCTTAAAACAACCGATCCTGATTACAATATCGGATCTAATATTGATCAGATACCGGTAGGTTGGTTAAGTATCGAGTGTGATTTTGCGTCTGCTACACAACGTCATATAAGACAGGTAAAAAACTGCTACGCCTCTGATGCCGGAAGCATTTACGTTGAGGGGGAAATCGTTTACGACAATGACCTTGACGTAGATAAGATGGCGCTGACGGTCATGGAAAGCACTGACCCGGCGATCGCCGTAGGGACGGAGCTGGCTGCCATTCCCTCTGGCTACGTGAGAACAGTTTGTAGATGTAATTGTTGCAACCACTAAATCTTATTGTCATGAGCTGTAACGAATATTTTTTAGTAACACTGGAGTCTAAATCGACTCCAGTTCGTCATAAATACACGAATTTAACAGACGAATGGTATGGTCCTGATGGTGTTAAGTACGAAGATCCTGATACGATAGCCAAAATCGAAGAACAAGCTACAGATAAGAATCGTATAGGGGATAACACTTTATATCAGAAACTTATTGAAATACATTCTCAAGGAGAGTCAATAAAATCGGACATCGGAGATATAGGTTCGGTATTGGATTACATAAACGGGGAGGAAGTGTGATGGGAACCATATCAGATAAGTTAATGAGGATTATAAATACCAAAGAGGATATAAGGCAAGCCCTTATATCCAAAGGGTATGATGTACCTACTTCCATACCTTTTAAAGAGTATGCTAAAATGATATCGGACTTACCATGTAGCGTGGATTCTTTTCCTGATATAGAAGGAATTGTAGCTCGTTATTCAGCTTTAGGTCTTACTAATGAACAAATGGCAGAGAACCCTGTATGGAGAGACCTTACAGGTAATGGGCATGATTTACAGATGAAGAATTTCGCTTGGGGTGGAATGAGTGGAGTAGGTGGATATGTTGGTGATTTTTCTAGATGGGTGAATAATAGAGATACTACAGAAATAGGAATAACTAAAAGTAACTTGAAAGTCATTATTGATGTTAAAGTATCACAGGGTTCAGGAAAGAATATTGTGTATATCAGTAAATCTAATTTAGGTATATCTAATAATATCACCATTAAGATTACAAGTACTTACCCGGAAGGAGTTATGAAATTTGCCAATTCCGCTTCGAATAAGTATTTAAAGTTGCCTTCAAATGGAATAATAACATTACAAGATAACTCAGAATATACAAGTGATAAAATGTATCTTCATTTAGCAAGTGCGGATTTAGGTCAAATCACCATCGAACAACTACCCCTCTACCCCGGCTTTATCCTCGGTGACGGAGTAGATAACTTTGCAGTTACAGAGAAGGAGCTTAACTTCGAGGATACCTATACGGTGTACACGGCGTTTATTCCGTTTCAGAGTAATCCGACAAGAAATATGGTTTTGTGTGGAGCTGATAGCAAAAAAACTTTTACCATGCAATATTCGTCTTTGGTTTATGTATCTTTTATAGTGGGTAATAGCATTTATATAAATGCTAATTTTGTTAATGGGCTTAATTTGTTTGCTTGTAAACGAAATGGTAATAATATATGTATTAAGAACTTATTAACTAATAAAGTTGTAACAGGTACGTGTGGGGACTGGGTGGAAAACGCTGGGCTATATTATTTATGGAAGAATGCAACTTATGCATCTTTTGCTAAAGCCGCTATTGCCGGTCAAACAATCTGTAATGGATATTTCTCTACCGATGAAGACGATGAAAAGGTTCTTGATTGGTATAAGAAGCAATATCCCTGGCTCTTTCCCGACCAAGCATGGACAGTGGTAGGCAAAACCAACGAGGACAAAGATCGTGCTACTATTGCCAACATTACGGGCAATGGTAATGATCTTATACTGTCGAACTTTGGGTTTGCAGAAGGGAGTGGGTATGGGTTGTATGCTGAGAATTATGCTGGTGGTAGATGGGTTCAATCTACTGATAGAGCGGATTTAACTTGGACGAGTTATTCTGTAAATATAACTTCAGTTAAAGTTGCGTCTACACAGTTATATTATCAATCCTATCCTGAACAACCTTCTTTTATAGTTCCTTCTTATAAGATAAAAGTTTACGGACTGAAAGATGGTCAAACTCTATCCTATAAACAAGTAACTTCTGAAGGACAACAGATATACAAAATATCAGAAGATGGAATTTATACATTACCGTCTTTTTTATTTAAAGCAAATGGAGATTGGTATGGATTTACATTAGATAAAATACAAGAAACCTGTGATATCACCATAGAGCAAATCCCCGAATACGAAGGATACCTGGTTACTGATGGGGTGGACGATAAAGCGGTTAGTAAACAGTTTAAATTTGGCGAAAATTTTACTGTTATATTAGATTTTAAATTCCCCGTTAAAAAGATATCTTATTGTGGTTTTGACTTATCATCAAAGGTTAGAATCCAAAATCTTCAAGGTAGTGGTGTGTATGTCGTATTAAAGGGAAATAAAACCTTGATACCATCAAATGTAGTGAGAGCCGTAACTTCAGAGGGTAAAGTATATGATGAAAATTGGAATGAATACAATATTGTGCCTGGCAATATATCATCAAATTATACAATGGTAAATTTAGGCTTTGATGGAAGTAATCAATTTGCTGAGTCAGCAACTAAATTAGCTGGAATTTATAGTAGTATTTTATCCAAAGATGAATGTATCAAAGCATACAACTATTTACAAACCCTAAAATCAAAGTAATATGAAATTTATTATGATTATTTAACCAAAAAAAAACCACCATACTTTAGTAGGTGGATGAATTGGTTTGATTAATTTTGAATCAAAATTACAGATAAAAAAATGATTTCATACAAATACAATATCT